GGACAGACCCGCCGCCCTCTGGAATCCTTTCTCGGCAATAGTCGTAGGATCTGGGGGGTTTAATAATTTCTCTGCCCCAATTCTCTCTAAGGTGCGATCGCTAGCAGTAAAAAATCCACACCGACAACCATAAGCACAACTAGGGGTAGCGATCTTCCAGAAGGGGTGTGTAGCGGGTATGGCTTTATTATGTAATGCCAAATGATTGGGACGGGGGACTACACTATCACGGTGAACCCATACCCACCAAGGACGACTCTGGAGAATTTCCGGTGAGGTTGCCTGCTGATATCGTCCGGCAGCATAACTCCGTCTGAGGTTGGTATCAAGAATGGTATAGAGTCGGCTATCACTAGCTCGCCACCCCCGACGGCCAATTAATCTTTGGAACTGCCTTTTAAAAGTATCTAAATCCGCACCATCCTCAATGTGCTTATTAACCAACCATCTAGCATCATCAAGTAAGTCACCCCGTGTTAGTCCAGAGATGGTAAAAGCTATATCATGCTGCTCTGCTGTAAAGTCATCCCACCTCTGTGTGGGGATTACTAACTTTTTCCGAAAGTAATCAATTTGCTGCTGAAAAGGCAGTTTGAACCAACTGGGGTATTTAGCATCTTCTCTACCCCCGTCACCCTCGGCATCCCCGTCATCTACGGTGTCGGACATCCCGGCTAACTTACTCAGGGTTATCCCCTGCTGCAATCCTTGAGTAAATTTGGTCCCACTTATCTTTGGGTAAAGTGACGGCAGGCGATCGCTCAACTCATCAAAACTAGAAAACTGATTAATATGTTCACTTAGACTAGCGATCCACTGATTTACCCCTTTGGTGACGAGGGGGAGTTTTTTTTTACGATTAAATCTGGGACATCTGAGGGATCTACAGAGTCCTTTTTAGTTAATGCTTCTGGTTCCTCGAAGGTGACATAGGTAGGCTCGATAAACCGTAGGTAGTCTAACTCCTGCTGCTCCTCCGGTGTTGTTTCTGTAATTAGTTCTATGGGGTTCAAGCTTCCTCCAAGTGGATGCGTTTAATACCGTTTTCTCCGTCTTCTACACCAGTTACCCTACCTCGCCATTTGTGCGGGAGGACTACTTCTTTCTCCTTGGCAGTCTTGGAGAAGTCTTTAATTATCCTACCTGACTTAGCCTGAATCCGGTACTCAACCTGAGTTGACGCTTCGTGGGGGAGCGATCGCACTCCGGCTTTTTCGGCTAATTCTTCGTATTTACTGGCTTTGGCTGAGGCACCTTTGGTTTTACCAATTAGCACATCAGATTTACTCTGATCACCATAGTTACTGGTTTCTTTCCCTGTAAGGTCGGTGCTAGTGGAAGTAAAACCATGCATGACAACTACTTTCCCAACTTGGTATTTATCCACATCCTGAGTTGGGATGCGAGTATCACGCCTTAGCTCACCTTCGTAAGTGGGTACTTTCTTAAGCGCTTGGTGGAAAATCTTGGCTTGGAGCAGCTGCTGTTGGGCAGTTTCACTGGTGGGGTCTACCTGCAACCCACGTAGTGCTCCATTCATCCCAATGTATCCATTACCCGTGTAATGGTTAATTGCTTTAAATTCATGGGGAGTCATATCGGGGGCGATCGCCTTAGCTTTGTTGTAAGCTTTTACCTCATTCTCATATCGCTGCCGTAGGTAATGATTCTGTGGTAGTTGTACAGCTTCGTGGGGTTTAAGAGCAAAATTTAGGTGTTTGTCGGAGTTAGCTAGTTCCTGCTCACTAACAGAAAGTGGCGCATCTAAGTCCCCAATTTTAACGGGGTTCCCTTTCTTAAACTTAGCTTTATTTCCAGCTTTAGCCTGCTTTAGTGCTTTCTCGGACTCCCTCAGTTCTGCTTCTGCCTTGGGAATGTCAACTTCTTTTAAGCGTTTGTAAACTGCTGCTTGCTGTTGAGTATTGACACTCTTACCCATTTCCTCTAACTGAGATTTTTTCAGTTTCAGGTTTTTGGCAGCTTCTTTAAACCTCTGTTCATGATGCTCAATTGTGGCCGCAGGTTCTTCCTGTACCTGCGGATTTTCTTGCTGCTGTTGAGCAGGGGGTAATTTCTGTTTCCTGATCCGCCTAATAGCTTCACCAAAACTAGGCTTTGGTAGTTCGTCTTTTTGCTCTGATGGAGGTTCAGCTATTTCTGTTGGTGGTACCTCTGGAGGTTTCTCTGGGGGTTGCTCAGGTGGTTTCTCTTTTTTCTTCTTACCCGGCTTCCCTTTTCCCGGCTCAGGTGGTTTCTCCGGAGGTTTCTCAAATATTTCTGGTGGACTCTCTGGAGGTTCAGGGGGTTTTACTGGCGCTTTCTTCCTTACCTTTGGCTCAATCTTGGGAGCTTCTTGTACCTTTGGCTTAGGTATGGGATCTCCCTGTCTCTGGCTTAAAGCTAATGCTCCCGCAGCACCACCCACAGCTAAGGCTCCTACACCACTCACGGTAGCGATCGCAGCTATGGATTTAGCCCTTTTGTGCCCCTCATCTTCTTGGTGTAACGCTGAATGATGGGTTGTTTTCCGTAAATATTTCCCGCCTTTCACCCGGTGATCATATACCCAGTGGTACCCCGGTGGTGCATTTACCAGAGAATCTGTCTTTGTCTCCCCTGCCCACTGATAAGCCAGTACAGATGCCTGCATCCCTGGCTTAATCCCAAAGTTGTACACCCCGTACGGACTAGTAAATTGCCCAAAAATCTCTTGTTTCTGGTTAGTCTGCCACCGATCTAGGTTTACTACCCCTTCAGGAAACCCAGTCTCAACTACTCGCAGCACTTCAGTGTCGCTCAAATTCTCCAATTTAATCGGAACCACCACAGTCCCATTTTCCAAGTCAGGGATTTTCACCCCACACCCACAATCACCCACCCCATCTTGGCGATAGCTCTTAAACTCATCTGTACCAACAGGTTCTACTCCCCCAAATCTTTCTAACCCAGCATGGTAAACAAACGCTTGCTTTACCTCTTGGGGAGAATTGAACCCTAAGAAATACTTAGGCTCATCTACCATCCCTGTGTCAGGGTGGATTTGCCGCACTTTGTACCCATTGGGTGCAGAAGTTAAGTTTTTCTCATTTACATACACATCAAAAGCTTTACCATCAGGTGCGTCCCCGTATGACCCCCGAATGTGCCCATAAGACGATAGCATTGTCTTCCCGTGGGAAAATCGTTTATCCCCTGGGGCATGAGTAATCCCAATAGGTACATTATTCCAGTGAATTACCCGCTTTGGACGGGTAATTTCCTGCCTATCTTGGATATCTTGAAGCAAAGTATTCCCATAAAATGACGAGTCGCCGCGATCGCCCCCACCACCTCCGTCATCATCCCCGTCATCCCCGTCATCGTCCTCAAAATCCTCCCCCTCTGTATCTGCCGAATCATCATCGTCATCCCCGAATCCTGATTGCTGTTGTTGGGCTTGCTGCTGCTGCTTCTGAAACTTAGCCCAAGCTTTAGCATCAAGATTGGTTTCCATGCTGAAAGTAGACCCAAACCGGGAATTTCTGATTTCTTCCGGGGTAACTACCCCCGCTTGCAGGTAGGCGGTGTCGGTGGTGGCTTGGGTACCCCGTAAGCTTGCTTCTTCCTCTTCACTCAAGTGCTTGATTGAGGGGAAAATTAAATCCCATTCGTCTGGTTCTTGCCCCTTGGTGGGACCTTCCTGAGATAAGAAAATATATCTCCCAAGTACTTCTAGCTTGGGTTTCCACTCGGTTTCTTGAAATTCCCTTACATCATTTGCCCAGTTATTCTCCTCACTCTCCCCAGTGGCTCCCAACCCTGATGGTGATTCCCCGAACAGGCGATCATGGGGAATACCTGTCGCGCCAATAAAAGAATCGCGCTGCTCTCGGTTAATGTCCGACACCCCCGACACGTTGCGGCTAGGAAAATCAATTGCTTCACCGTCAGCATCTACCGCTAGTCCCCCAAACACAGAGGTCATCATCCGCAGCAGGGTGATGTGATCCTTCAGCAAATTAACTTCCTGGTCTTTGACCATCTTGGCCAGACCTTTGAGTTTATACACAAACACCGAGGCATCCTGAAGAATCGCTCCCGATGCCTTTAACCCCGTTTTCCAGTCGCGGTACTCCTCCCAGAGGGTATCAATCATGGAATGTCCCCACCCTTGGTTAAATTTCATCTGGTCAGGGGTGGCATAATTCCCAGAATCAAAACGTAAAACTCGTGATTTATGAATTAGGTAAACTGATGCCCCATCTACTACGTCTGCAAATTCCCGTAGCAGGTCATCAGGCAAAATCAACTGATAAAATTCGGGATCAACTGCACTATACCCCGTCGTCACAAATGGCTGAATTTTCCACCTATCTAGAACCATTAAGCGATCTATCCGCTTAATTCTCTTGGTATTAACTGGCTTGGTGGCAGGTTGCCCATCTTCCACCACCATAATAATTACGGCACCGCCATAAATATTAGCTTGGGTCTGAGCATCAAAAAAATGCTCCTTCACCCTCAATCGCTTCTGTTCTTTTTGGAACTCCCGAACCAATTTATTTTTCTTGTTCTTATCTTCTTCGGTACCCAAAGACAACCGCCAACCCTTGACTGAGGCACTTTTAGGTCTGGCTGTAACGATCCGATTAATAATTGGGACACCGGCAATATTCTCAACAATATTCTTGGGCCACCGTATCACCAACCCCGGAATAGTGTACTCCACGCGATCGCGATCCGTACCCATCCCGGTCATCGCATTACGAAGGGTAGCGTCGTATCTAATTTGTTCGTCTAAGGTATCTTCATCCATGCCTCTATTTTCGTAGCCAAAATGCAGTGTGGAAGTGAATCTAATATTTCTAGAATCATCTCCACACTGCCCATAAATGCCTAAGCTAGAAGCAAATTAGTCCTACATTTTTAGATAAATTTATGGCTCTTGGAGTTGGCTCAGAATCCTACAATCGCCCTTTGGCATCCTCTACAGTTTCCACAAGTATCCCCACTTCCTTTACTGTCGGTATTGCTGAAACCAGCGGTAACGAAGTAATTACGATTACGAAACTTGCAAACTTGGATACCGCAAACGTCGCCCAAGTTAGTACGGTGACACTGGCTACCCCCACGGTTGGCAACACAGTTGCACTTACTGTCACCGCAAACTCAGTGAGTAACCTGTATTTCTACGTTGTCCAAACCGGGGATACAGCCACCTCTGTCGCGGCTTATTTAGCCAAGATCATCGGCGCAGTTGACCCCAACGTCTCCGCGTCTGCTGCTGCTGGGGTCATCACTCTTACCTCCATAGTCCCTGGGCAAGCCTTCACCTTGGCAAACACAGGCTCAACAACTCCCTCCAACGTAGTCATCGCCACCACCACTGCTAACTCTGGTACACCTTTGCAGGTACAAACTGCGATCGCTACCCTGACCTTCAGTGTAGATAGTAATGGCTTCCAATCCATTGCTTTAGGTGGTAACTGGTACACCGGTGCAACTACTCCCGTGGTTGCTGCTGCTATCCCCACCCTATCAGCTAAAACCCCGGTTTCCTATAACACAATGCAAACTAACAACGGTATCCTACCCCCAGCTTAATGCGCGACAAAATTAAACACATAGAGAGAGTGTGGTTGCAGGTGGGGGATTTTATTTCCCCCACCGCTTTAGCCAAAACAGTAATTATTACCGAGGAATATCTGAGATTTAACTTCCCCGGTAATTTAAACCTGACTGAATTGTGGGCTATTTCGGGGGCAAAAAAATTCTCTGATCCAGTACCTGCTACCTTCGACTACACTTTTACCTTTAAATCAGACAAACGGGCAGTACGCCTTAACCATCCCCAGTATGGGCAAAACTTTCAAATCTCCGAACCAGATACTATTTCTGCCCGGTATGTAGTAGATGGTGCAGACAAGAATACCCCGGCTAAATCTATTGAGATTGTGCCGCAAAAATCCGATGTGAAATATGATGACCAACTATCAATCTCCAAGGATTTACGAGTATTCCTCGCTGAAAATTTGGTCCACAGTAAAACCGTTAGGGTGGAAGTCCCCTGCCAAGTTATGCAAGTCCAAGCACTGGAGGAACCGCTAGAAGAGGCGATCGCTCACATGGTCTGCACCTGGAATGATGATAGTGTGCATTACCTAAAATTTGTTGGTAAACCAGAGCCTAATCCTTTTCAAAAACGACTGATGGTTACTCTCAAAATTACTGGTGTGACAGATGAGGTCTTGTGCTAGTCAAATTAAAGAGTAAAGATGGTAATTTCCAGCTTGTAACTAAAAGTGATATCCCTGCTTCCAGGTACCAGAAAGTGAGGGGATACCATTTAGAATTGCTCAATGTCATACACAATAAGGAGGGGATGATTTACTGGGAGCCACAACAGATTGTCCCATCGCCACCATATCCTGAATTTAGTACCTACCTTTACGAAAAATATTGGCGTTACTACCTCAAAGTATTTGAAGCTTTACACTTAGGAATTAACTGTGACGAACTAACTCCCCATTGTCGCCATAACTTTCTCATCTGTAATAGCGATCGCCAAGGGGAAGAAGTAAAATTTAGCCTGTCTTTCCTAGAGCAACTAATGGGGTTCACGATGGTCAAAGAACCCCTCCCACCCCCATCTACCAAGACCTTATATCCCAGTACCGGAGACGATTGCTTAGATGTAAAAGCCAGCTTGCTCCTAAATTTCAAAGCTAGGGCAAACAAAATATGGGAGGCACATTCCCTCGAAGAATGTGTACTAATTTGTAAGCAAGCCGCTGACTGCATGCAACTAGCCCACGGTGAAGACAATACAGAATGGCAACCCCTAGCTTGGCATGAACCAGATAGCCCCACCTTTTTATTACAAAAACCGCAAATTATTACCCATCTCCAGCACCTTGGTGTCCCCATCCCCCGTGACTTTTAAATGCTAAAACACTCCTCCCCGTACATTTCCTATGTCGATGATTTTGTCAAAGCCGTTAATCAACCATTTGTCCAAACCCTCGGCATTTCCCTCACAGATATCCGTGATGATGATATTGCCCCTGGCGATCGCTATGGGATTATCACCTTTACCGAAGCTCGACCAGATCGAGCAACTAATATTCGTGGGGGAATCGAGCAGTGGGCGATCGCTATGGACGTAATTATTCGCCAAGGATGTGATGGCTATATGTCTGGGGAGGCAGAAAAGTTGAAGCTATTCTTGGATCTGCACAATATATTCCCCTCCGAAATTCGGGAAGGATTGCCAACAGGATGGGCAGTTAATTTAAGTTTGAATGGCTCATTTAGATTTAGCACCCAAACTTCCCACAAACCAGCAGGAAAACCCACATTTGTTGACCCCTTACCGCAGACACAAACCCAATCTCCCAAATATAATTTTATTATCACTACCACCACTTCATTTATTGCTACTGTGTGGATTGGTGTGAATTACGAAGGACAGCAATACATCCCTTATCCCTTAACTTAAAAAAATGACTTCATTTAATTTTCGTGGTAAATCGTATCCTGTATTAGTGGAAAGCTACACCACTACGGATGCAATTAAACTGAGTGAATCAATTGATAATAAATTTAAAGATCCAAAAGACGATTCCAGAGCCGCTTATGTCTTTACTAAATTATGCCCCGAATTAGCCAAGGACCTCCCTGGTGTTGTCGCATACAATAGTGAGTTCTCGTTTCTTTGGGGTATAGAACTAGCAGAGGCGATCGCCTTCCTTTCCGTTCTGAGTGGTATCACCATGACACGGGTTGCCGACCGTAGTTCCGATCCGGCAACACTTCATCGAAAAGCCAGAGAAATGGGTGAGCAAGTTGAAGGATTAGTAGAGGAATCTAATCAAGTCTATGCCGAAGCATTACTAGAAAGAATTAGGGAAGAGGAAGGGACAATCGACGTGCGCTCGCAAGAAGTTCCTAAAGTTACGATAACTCCAAAAACTACAAAGGGTAAAGCGATCGCCCCCAGTGATAAAGCTTCCAGAAAAGCTAAATTACTCCAAGAAATTCAAGAATTAGAAGGATCTCCAGATGGTGAATAAACCAACAAAATCTGAGGGAAAAGGTAAACCCGCGATCGCTCCTCCAGTACCGATGGACCCCCGTATCCTCACCCCCTACGGATTCAATGCTAAAAAGCATGAGCCAGAGCAGGTGACAAAGCTGGCAAATATTTTGAAGGAATATGGGCCAGATCAACCCATCGTGGTTGATGAGAATCATGTAATCCTCAAAGGGCATGGGAGGCGATTAGCAGCCATTGAAGCTGGACTAGAAACTTTCCCGGTGATTGTCCGCACGGGACTAACTGAGGAAGAAAAACGCATTTTGCGCCTATCTGATAACAAAGTCAACGAATCACCTTGGGACGATAAGCTGCTAATAGCAGAGTTAGCATATCTTCAGGAAGCCGAAAGCGATCTATCTCTAACTGCATTTGACTCGGAGGAGATTGACAGATTATTCCAAGAATTAGAAGGGGACACCGACGGGCAACTATATGGTGATGGAGGAAGTGGCAAACTGTTCACCGACGATGAACCTGGTAGTGGTATCCCATCCGGCAATAAACCTATTAACGAAAACAAATTAAGGACTTCCAGAAAACATGAGTGTCCAGAGTGCGGCTACCAGTGGTAAACCTACCGTCGTCGATGTTTTCAGTGGTTGCGGCGGCTCAAGCCTGGGCTACAAGTGGGCTGGATACCGGGAACTACTAGCGGTTGAATGGGATAAAAACGCCATAGATACCTTCCGCCTTAACTTCCCGGAAATCAATATTTTTGCTGGTGATATCTGTAGATTGGGGGGTGGACGTGCCCTAGAAATCACCGGATTAAAACCCGGTGAGCTAGATGTGTTCAATGGTAGCCCCCCCTGCCAAGCTTTCTCCAAAATGGGCAACACCAACCTCAAGGACTCCAGGGGTAAGTTATTTACTGAATATATTCGCTTGCTAAACGTCTTCAAGCCCAAGGTATTTGTTGCTGAGAACGTCGTCGGGCTAATCACGGGCAAATTCAAAACTTTTTACCTGGATATCATGAGCCAGCTACGTGAGTCTGGCTATAACGTCGAGGCACAGGTAATGGAATGCAAGTATTTTGAAGTCCCCCAAATGCGAGAGCGTGTCATCATCATTGGGGTGCGATCCGACCTCAACCTCCTCCCATCCCACCCCCGACCATACGCTAAACCCATCACCTTTAAAGATGCGATCGCTAACCTAGTCATCCCCCCAGACGAACCCCCCTATCACCCAACAGACCAAGAGCTAGAACGCTGGCATATCCTCAAACCAGGTGAGAATCAAGCCCTAACAAAATACGGTTGGATGAGAGCAGCACACGTCAAACTCCGGTGGGACCAAGTCGCTCCCACCTTGGTTACAAGCCACGGATGTTTACCATTCCATCCCTCCGAACCCCGTCGCTTACTGGTGTGTGAAATAGCCCGATTAGCTACCTTCCCAGATAACTTTAAATTTATTGGTACTCGCTTTGAGCGGATCGCTAGAATCGGTAACTCTGTCCCTCCAAAATTAATGTATGCGATCGCTAAACACATTAAAGAAAATATCTTGAATAGCGATCCGACAGCGATCCGATCCGGCGATCCGATAAACGCACGTTTTAGCTGATCCGGATCAGATCATAGCTAATCATGCTCAATTATTTCTAATATACTAATTCCTGATCCGGCCCATGCCGTGCGATAGAAAATACCAATGCTTATGCTGAGTTTGTAATAGCCTGGTTAGCTATCATGCTTAGGTTAAAAATGATTTTTCATGCGATATATTTAACGCTCAAACTTTAAGCATGACAGCTACTAACTGATGAATGTTAAATGTCTTAACAATTATTTACAAAAGCTAGAATACTTACACAGTAAGGATTACAGCCGATGGATAAAAGTAGTTTTTAGAAAAAACTTGACACCAAAAAACTATACTAGTAGATTGGAACAACCTACCTTAATGTAGGTAAAAACAATTTTCAAAAGGACAAAGAGATGACTGCTACCACCAATACATCCAAAGTAAAAACCACAATCCAACAGGCTTACCATAAGAGGTATCTTACGGAGCACACACTAGAATACACAGCCCCAAACGGGGATATCATCGAGATAATTTCCATCAAGGAAAATACAGGGAAAGATAAGACTAAAAAACCTTATACGGTGGGATTCCGCAATACGGCAGATGATTCCGAGTACTCCTGTAATACTGTAGGGGATATGCCCTGCTTTATGTCCGTATCTATCCCTCCTGCTAAAGAGCCAGTAAAAACAGTAGAAGATCCGATTAAAAGTACACTCGCTCAAGTTATCCAAGATGGCTTATTATCAAGCCACGACGTTAGGTTCACATCGAAGGGTATCGAGTACGATATCCGCAGCATTTCCGCGATCCAAGATGATGGAAAATGTAGTATCAAGTACGTACCTATCTTGAATACCATGCAGATCCTATCTGCGAGAACCCCCCTGACTACGGTTGTGTTTTTGTATCCATATAACAATCCTGATACGACACCACCTAAAGAAGATCCAGTAGCAGAACCAGTACCATTTAACGTAGAAGATCTAGTAAAAAAACTGAAAACGCTCGATACCCGTGAGGAAGGGTATCAGATACTAGATGAATTTTCTAAAACCAAGGATATATTGGAGTCTATGTGTAGGTATTTAGATATACCTACACATAGGCAGAGTGCCCAAACACTGAGAGAGAAAATTGTACAGGCTACCATTGGGTTTAGGTTGGAATCCAAAACTATTCGCGGCGAAAACACTACTAATTTTAATGACCTAACAGCTGTGGTTGAGTTAGTTAAGGATTTTTCAAATGACTCTAAATTGGCTTTGATTAATCTGCTGATATTGCAGATGTCTGATCCTGCTACATCCCCTAATACTACCACCAATCCTGCTCCCACCAAGGTAGATACTAATCCTGCCAACAATCCTAAGCCTGTTACTGCCACCAAGCCTACCACCAAGCCTACCACCACCACCAATGACGAAGATAGGGACAAGTCCTACGAATCCTTATACCCTGCTTTATGCGAATGGAAACAATTGAGAGATAGCGGAAAAACAATCAAGAGTTTTAGTCCTGAACAATCTCATGGCGCTGGATACGCTTCCATAGTGGAAGAATTGAAGGTAATAGACTGGCTGGATGGTCTTCATCCTTCACACAAATCGCAGATCCTAGAGAGATGGAAGAAAGGCGAAATTAAATTCAGCCTTTTGAACGGTATCTGTAAGCCTAACTATCATGTCCATTACCCATCAAACGCTACTTTAATCGCACTGGGCCGCATGGAAGCCAAGTCACAAGGTGAGTACAAAGCAGCCATAGCTGCCAAAAAATCTGCCTAGCCCACCAAGACCGATCGCTCCTTACTCCCAAGAGTACCAAGGCAGCGATCGTCTTCCCATACTCAAAATTTTCATCATGAGGTACACCATGTCTAAAACAGTCAGAGAACGGGAATTAGAAAATCTTGTAGTACAGTTGCAAGATGATATAAAGCAGTACAAAGACTGTATAACCCTGATGCTCAGGGGAATACAAAATATAGATGAGGAAGTCAAAAACAAGTTTGGGTTTGGGCCTAAAATGAACAGCCCATCTAAACTACAGGAAATTAGCCGTAGAATAAGCGAGACAGATAAAGTAATTTCTACCTTTATAGAGGTAGATACTCAGGATTTACCACCAGGCCTAGAGCCGGAGCTAGAGCCAGAGCTAGAGCCAGAGCTAGAGCCAGAGCCAGAGCCAGAGCCAGAGCTAGAGCTAGAGCTAGAGCCGGAGCTAGAGCCGGAGCTAGAGCCAGAGCCAGAGCTAGAGCTAGAGCCAGAGCCAGAGCTAGAGCCGGAGCTAGAGCCAGAGCCAGAGCCAGAGCTAGAGCCAGAGCTAGAACCTAAAAAAACTCGGTACCTGCATCCTGATGAGGCCGTCGGTTCCAGACGGCATTGGAGGAAATAAAAAAGCTTAATACCCTACTGGGTAAGGTGAGTAGCCTACCTAGTAGGGTATAGGAGTAATGAGCATGAACGATGATGATGATATTGATAGCTTATTAGCTAGCCTAGCTAGCCTAGCTAGTTTGTCTGATGTGTTAGTAGGTGGTGTCCCGGCCACCAACAGTACCACCAACACCATCAACAACGGGTATGTAGTGGCTGTTAGTGGGGGTCTATTTCTAATAGATCGCGAAAGTTTAAAAGTTTTCTCTTTGGGAGCATGCGATCGCACTCCCAATCTGGGGATAAGTGATGGCGATCGCGTTACCTATTCCCTATCCGGGTCATTGTCCGTATACCCGGATATGTTCAAAAAAATTAGCCAGGGTATTTTGGCTAAATACCCACTGGCTAAAATTAGCCACCAAAGTAAGGACTTTGTGGCATGGTCAGCCATACCAAAGGGGGTTAATAATGTTTGACGATCCCGATCCCATTGTCGAGCTAAATCGCATTTCCCAGAGCCTCTACTCGCTCTTTGGGTTCGAGCGAGAAACCGATCCTAACGTACCTAACGTAAAATTTCTGAGAAAAGGCAGGTTGCAGATATCATATGGCCGTTATCGGCTAGATATCTGCGGTAGCACAAATACCACCTTATGGTATTTGTGTGATGATGGCGTATTACGCCAATCCTATGACTGGGATATATTTACCCAGATCGTAGAACTCTGCCTAGAGTACAGATTGGTTAGGTTCCGTACGCTCGCTAGGGTGTGCGATCGCCTAACCCCCATCTTCGTTAACCGTCGCGCTACCACCCGCGACAAGGTAAATGAATGGTGGTACGGGGAAATATCCAAGTATGATCCTGACTATAAATGGAGTGGTCATGCTCCGACCACCTTACCAAAGGTGGTAAGGTTGGTGAAGCATGATCAGTTAAAAGCTTCCTAATTCCTATGGCTAGTTAGCCCTATCCCTAGCTAGCCCAAATACTCAAGGTAGCCTAGCCTAGTAGTTTAAGCCTACTGCTAGCCTACCTACTGGATAGGTGCGATCGCCTAAGTAATACCGTCAGGTTGTAGGCTCGCACCTCAGATTCGATGTCTGAGCGATCGCCTACACGGGGTCTGTTTTTCACCCGTGTTCTGATAGAAAATGCAAATGTATCTAGTCTGTATTCAAGAGTCGGTTTATGCAGCCAGCTTTTCACAAAAGTTGGCGAACAAATACTGTGAAAACCTGCCACCGGTAAAGCGCCAAAGATCGCAAATAGAGGAAGGGGGATTGAGAAATTGGGAGGAAACTATTCCTCCTAATGTCGTAGTAATTGACTACGACAAAAATAAAAACAGAATATTCATTTCCAAAAATAAAGATAGGGTGTACGGATGGTGGGTCGGGGAATGCCCACTGCTCGTATTCCCAGAAGACGCAATGGCAGCAAATAACTGGATTGGCTAGCAGAAATAAAGTTTCTGGAAAGGGTATCTTCCTAGCGCATGATATCCTTTCCCTGCTACTCACCACCTTTCCGGTGAGTAGATCGTAAAAAACCTATCCCTTACAGAGTAAGGTTTCTAGACGATTTTACAAAAGTAGTTGACAAACAAACTAAACAACTACTATAGTAATAATTCAGTCTAGTTTTAGACACAAAACAACCAAGTTAAGTTAATTGGAGGAAAGTTTTATGCCTAGAGATACGCGTCCTGAATGGGCAAAAATATGTAGAAATTTTGATGGGTCGATATCCCATCGAGGTTTCTCGTACGAGACAATACTGAGGATTGAAAACCTATGCAAAACATTCAATGTTCCCTTGAACAGTGGGTCTTTAGTACAGATAAAAACATATACTGCTCATGTAAACAAAGTATCTTGGAGGGATGGGTACAAAACAGAGGTGTATGTTGATGGGAAAAATATAGGTAGCTACACTTATTAGATACCTATATTCTGCCCGATCGCTCTTTAGTTCTTTTTACCGGAGCTAGGTGCGATCGCTTCCCCCAACGATTGCTTAAAATTTTAGCGTTAGGCGATCGTTTGGGGAAACCCAATAAACCAAGTTAAGTCAGGAGATCGCATGAAAGCAGTAGTGTCTATCCGCCCACTAGGGTGGTTAGAAGAAATAGTAATGGAACTCCCAGCCGAATCGCCCGGTCCTTGTAGCGGGCGCTGCGTAGTTGCCGGGTACGAGAACGGCAACTACGCTAAACCTGTCTGGGTGCGGATCCCAGAGAAGTTTGGCAATATAAATGACGTTATTGTTTCATTGATGGAAGTAAAGAAATGATGAAATTAATTAAGAAAGAAAAAATCGATTTAGGCATTTGCCTGATCGATATATATCGCCAACCGGGTGATTTATGTGAATCTTGGGACATTGTCCTTGCCTGCAAGGACGGTTCTTTTGCCCGTGCCCCTTACGCGGGTTATGGTCCGGACGCACCAGAGTGCCGTCCTATTAGTGATTTCCATCCCATACCACTGGTATGGGTGTATGAGGAGTATGACCATAACGGTCATACTGAATCCTGCACAACTATATTATTGGATTCACCACAGGAATCCATAATATGCCACCGCGAAGGGTGGCTACAAGGTTGGTAGGATTCTAGAGGGTATCTTAGTTCGTGATACCCTCACCCCAGCGATCGCTCAATGAAAGTAGCGAGAGGAAAACTCTTCTGATGCTTTAGCTCCGAGATTGTCAACTTTCGGATGTTAGACAGTGTTAGGCGATCGCTAGGGTAAAACCATAAATCACACAATCAACTTAAGGGACTTAAGGTAAAAATGAAAATTCAAGCATTACTAGAGGACGGTTCTGTTGTACATAAAAATGAGATAGTGCTCATTGAAAGGGCGCTCGGCAAACATCTGGACTGGGAGGAAGTCCCAGACACCCGGCAAACGGCCGGTTCTTACTTTCAAGTAATATATGAAGCTGAGGTCAGCGAAGAAGAATTTTTGATCGCCGACGAGGCGGTGAGCAATACTAGCTCACTCAAAGCAATACGAGAATTCGTAACAAACCACGACAAGGGTTATTTCACCATCATAGGTGGGGACGAAAGAAGCAAAATTCTTTCTTACTCCAGCAAATTAGCAACCAATTAGCACCTCAAGAAAAACTCATAATTGCGATTGATAACTTAGGGTTTGCTAAAAAAGATTTGCAACGCCCGTACGCAAATCTTTTTTACCTGCCTCGCTACTTGCCAAGGGGGATCTATTTCCTGATCTCCCGTGCACCCTTCCCACCAGGGGAATCAGGTTTAGTAATTGAAGCTCCCACGGGAAGCTTCAATTGCTGATCGCCTTTAATCTGGTAGTCTGAAAAGAGAATCGCTTTCCCCTAGTGGTTGTCCACTTAAGCAACCACTAGGGAAACCCCATCAACCAACAAGTTAACTAAAAACAAAACGAATGAGTGCAAAAGAAGACGACTTGTTTCGGTATCCGGACAAGTCATTGTGTCCGGATAAGTCATTGTTCGTAATAATACCAGGGAAGCAAGAAGGCTTTGACAATAAGCCTGGCTGGTACCAATTCGTATGGGAGGATGGGCATCCAGATCTTCCCAATCGGATTAATTTGCTCGATCTGACTGATGAGCAGATCAAGTTATTAGAGTGGTTTCCATATGATACAATCTCTGGTTTCCATGATCTACCAACTACCGAGGAACTGTTGAGCAAAGTCCAACAGTATTATGACGAATGCGGAGGTGACCCAGACAATTTGGGTGCAGCAGATGATGACCTGCCACCAGGTCAAAAGATTGTAGGACGACTTCGAGTCGTTCTCAGAAAAAATAAATCTTAGATCCTAGCGCGTGATATCCTTTCCCTGCTACTCACCACCTTTCCGGTGAGTAGATCGTAAAAAACCTATCCCTTACAGAGTAAGGTTTCTAGACGATTTTACAAAAGTAGTTGACAAACAAACTAGACAACTACTATAGTAATAATTCAGTCTAGTTTTAGACACAGAAAACCAAGTTGACTAACAAGGAACTAAGTTATGCAAGTAATAGATTACTCCGAAGCTAAGGACAAATTAGATGAAATCTGCGACCAAGTTGTTTTAAGCCGTGATGCAGTGATTGTTGAGAGAGAAGATAGTGAAAATGTTGCTCTCATCCCAGCAGACGATTTAATTAGCATGAAAGAAACTCTTCACCTACTGAGTTCTAAGGAAAATGCATCTCGTTTGTTTGCTGCCTTAGAAGAGGCAGAGTCAGGGAATCTTAAGCCTCAGACACTTGATGAACTGTATGAGGAATTAGAGAAGGATGACTAAAATCATTAAGTAAATTAGCGCGATCGCTCCTCCAGAGGGAAGGGCGATCGCCCACCCCCTCGCTTATTTAGAACCCTAGATAAGCGAGGGGGTAACACCCATTTTGAATAACCGCGATTGTCTGTGGCTATTTTATGGCTTGTGAGCGATCGCGTGTCTGCTAGATGCATACATCACTTATTAATTAAAAGGAAAAAGTAAATTATGGCAATGGGTCCATATTGCACATTGGCTGAAAAGTCAAGCAATATCGTAGTTGATTGTTTGCGCGATGAAGAAAGTGTATTCGTTTTGATAGAAATATCAAAACGAATACACTTTCGTGAAAAGCTTGCAAAAGCAATTGTAGAAGAGTTATTAGAAGAGGACACAGACAAATTCCTATACGCCGATCCCATCGGCGGTAATATTTACTCGTTGAGAGAAGACGAAAATGGGTGGATTTTACACCCACGAGTCTGGTGGCGAGTGCGAACGTGTAGTGACTTTTTCATTGGAGTTAATTTTGATTTTAAACAGCTACTAAAGCTGTATAATAAAAACGAATTAATCCAAATAGCTTTTGAACTAATTGCTGATAAATATCAGCTATCAATAGATTAACTCTATGATTTAGCGATCGCTCTCATCACTTCTGCCCCCAGAGAGCGATCGCACCAAGTATTAACCCCATAACCCATAACCCCTATGGCCAATTCTTCCCCCGTGAGAATTGGTGCATTACTGTGGTGGCATATCCCCAGTGATGCCCAATTCTCACGGAATGACCTGATCGCCAATGCCCGTAAGTACGGGATAGGTGACAGGTACATTCCTGAACAAATCTCATTTATCTCTGCGTTCAAGCGCGGGATCGCAGAGATAAAAACTAGTACAGATCGCTCTCAGGGGATTCTCCTGCGAGAGATCAAAGAGCGTGGTGGGAGTAAGCCCACCAGCAATAGCAACAGTGACTATAAAGTTGCTGTTGTTAAAGAGGAAGCTTCATTTCGCAGAAGTGAAGTTTCCCATTTGCAGCTAGGTACGGTTACAGCGAACCGCACCCTAGAAACCATAGAATCTCATCCTGCTTATCAGATTAATAAAGAGCAGGAAGAGTTATTCCAGCAAACGGCGGAAGAAGTGCGAGCCGCGTACCGTCGCGCCCTTCTGTACAACGCTGATGACCTTCGGCGGATGTTATCTCGGTTCGCCGACTTGTGCGCTGTTTCCCTCCGGCGCTCTGGAGGGGTTTACTTTGTTCCCGAGCAATACTGCTCGGATCTTGAGAATTTCAAAAAGTTTATCTATGCCGTAGGTGGAGGTGCGGCAATCCAAATAGATATACTTCCCCAGTACATGGTAAATGCAGAGGACATTGTTTCCCTGCGCCGTGTGGCTCAGGAAGTATTTCAGGAAGAGGTTAAGAATTTGCAGGAAGCTAGTGTCAGTCTTCTGCAAGACATGAAAGACACAAAGATTAGCCAAGTCACAAAAGCCAAGCGCGAATCTCTGGCTAAAAAGGTCGAAGGGTTTGACGAGCAGCGCCAACGGATCGAAGCGTTCTCAGAAACCCTACAACTGGAGTCCGAAGGTCTGTTGCAGCAGATCGCCGAACTCCGGCAAACTCTAGAACCAGATGTTAAGCGTCTGGGTATTCCATCAAAACCAGTAACCAAGGTAGTCCCTAAGCTGAGGGAAGTTACCAAAGTTGAGGTACCTACACCACACCCTATCCCCGATCCCGTCCCATCGTCATCCCCTCAGCAGAGGGAAATAGACCAGATGCTAGCCGACCTCGGTGGGTTAGCAGATTTACTCAAAGTCTAAAATCGCCCCCGGTTAATCCGGGGGTTTGCTTTTCATACACACTAAACTTAGGAGAATTGTTGTCATGGCTGTTGTAAAAGTTAATTTAGGCGATCTGTCTGTTACCCAAAAATTCTATATCCTTTCTAGGCAGCTTAAGCGCGAGTGCTTAGAAAGGGAATATGCAGTTGATTCTGTTCTGGCTCTGCTGATATCTAAGCAGCATGGGCTAATGTTGGGACCACCAGGAACGGGTAAATCAATGCTTCTCAGACTCATCTGTGAGTCAGTTATTGGGGCTAATTTCTTCAGCCGACTAATCGGTGAAGACACTCGCCCTGAAGAGTTATTCGGACCAATCTCAGCGAAGGGATTGAGGGAAGAGGAAAAATATGAGCGCGTGCTTCGGGGTCGTCTCCCTGAAGCACACATTGCTTTTTTAGATGAAATATTCAAGGCACCTGGTGCGTGCCATAACTCCCTATTAGGGATCATGAACGAACGCATCTTTGAGAACGGAACGCAGCAGATTAAGGTTCCCCTTCGCATGGCAGTGGGGGCAAGTAACGAACTACCAGAGGGGGAAGATAACCCCTTTCTGGATCGTTTCGCATGGAAAATCTGGGTAGATTATCTATCCCCAGAGGGACTAACTGCACTCCTCAAACGGAAGTATGAGGAGAACCGCAAGTGTGCAGTTACGGTCAAGCTCACAATACCAGAGTTAGATGAGGCTTTGGCGCTGGCTAAAAAAATAAAGGTTGACCACGTGATAGGTGTGGTTGTCAAGGTCAATGAAGACCTGAAGTCAGCTAATTTATCTGCGGCGAGCGATCGCCGTATGGGTCAGATCCTAGACTTTCTCCAAGCGTTTGCTTGGGTAAGAGGTGAGAAGAAAGTCACCCTAGAAATTATTAAAGAAGTAATGCCAGACTGTATCTGGCAAAATAAAGAAGATATTCAAAAAATTAAAGAAAGTATTCATAAGTCTGTCAATGGCTATGCCAATGCACTGACTGAAATTAGGGAACAAGTAGAAGCCTCCAAAACCGTTATTACGGTAGTCTTGCCTGAGAATTCAGTAAGTACTGAAGACAAGGTAAATACTTGCCTCAAGCTGATATCTAATCTAGAGGTATTGGAATCTAAGTTAGCTAATGCTAGTAACTCTGGGTTCTTTAGCCAAGAAAGTATAGATATTCTGGATCAAGACATTAAAGATGTAATAAATTTAGTATATAAAAATATGCAAAAATACGAGTCAGAGAAAGCTGACTCGCTCTTAGATAATTACGAACACCATCTAACAGGTGAGATTTTGAGACTCACATCTACCTCACTTGATGCGAGGGATGACCAATGGCTAGAGGATGTCAGAGCAAAGGTGGAAGAATTGAAGGGTGCGATCGCTTTCTTCCACCAAAACAAAGCAGATCGCAACAGTCCCTTCATAACTTACATCAATGCTTCCGAGGATAGGAAGATTAAATTTAAAAAGACACTCATAGACCTAATATCAAAAGTCGAGTACGCCCTAAAGGGTGGGGTCTAAGTAATTAAGTATAAATAATAAGAGGGGGATAAAATCATGCTACATATTCAAGCTCAAGCTAGAGAAATTATCGACAACGCGCTCACCTGTGAGTCTTTTATGTCTGTGGTTCTAGCTCACAGCAAGATTGTTGATAACAGTCTTATGTTTGCAAATGAGTTACTAGCAATTATGCTGGATGATAAGGTGGCTATCCCCCCAGTTTCTGATACGATGCCATATAGCGATCGCTGGAGGTATAAAGTCCTTGAGATAATTGTCAGGGACAAAGCATGGAAACCCCTACTAGACAAGATTAAGGAAGTCCCTGCTGCAAATCTTGTCTCCTTTGAACGTGCTACTCTTGTAGCCATGATTCATATCTACAAACACTTAGTGTCTGTAGATTATCTGAAAATGGAAACACCAGCGATTAAAAGTGGAGGTGAGCGATCGTCTTCCGAGGTAATATATGAGCTTGAGAATTTATACAAGCATAAAAAGAATTTAGAGGATAGGGGGTTATTCTCTAGTGCTATCTCTGTAGATAGTGGCATCAATGAAATTGAAAGCTTATATAAATACGTCTATCCAAGTATTGCTGATAGGTATTCTAGCTTTCCTGATGAAGCGAGGACAGCAATTGAGTCGGCGATCTACTCACTAGATCCCATTCAATCAGGAATATCTGATAGCTTTGGTTTACCTTGTATTCGTAAATTGTCCGGCATCGGCAATATAGCCGTAAAAGATGCTGTATTTAGTACTAAAACTTGTAAAAATATTATAGATATGATGGGTAGAATGGAGGCATCATATACACCACTGCCCAAGCAAAAATCTAAAAAACGTGTTCGTAAAGTCGAATACGGTAATGATATTTCTCGTCTGTTACCAGATGAGTTATTAAAGGATGATTATTTATTCTATAAAGAGTTCGCAGATCAGTCCCTTCTCCAATATGCTGAAGGTGGAACATCTGGAGATGGTAGAGGACCGATCATCGTTGTACTTGATGAAAGTGCAAGTATGCGGCATGCAGTAGAAAGGCTTTCTGCTGATATTAACCCTACTACCAGAGCGACTTGGGCAAAGGGGTTTACATTAGTTATTCAAAAACAAGGTATAAGACAAAAGCGTAATGTATATATTGTGGGCTTTGGCGAGGCAATTAAATATAAATTTAGCCTGAATAACCCTACATTAGAACAGATGGATACCTTAATAAATAAGGGTGTAGACGATGGGACAAACTTCGCTCAACCATTAAGAGAATCCATAGAGATTATTAGACAGAATAATAAATACAAAAACGCCGATATTGTATTTATTACAGATGGGCAGGATAATGATTTACGCTACAATTATAAGTTATTAGAAGAATATAAAAAGATAAAAAGTGATCTTAAATTCAAGTGTTATGGTATACTAATCGGAGGGGATAAATATAACCCCGGTGCGTTAGGTTTAATCGCTGACAGTATAATATCTATATCCAAGCTAGCTGACACTTCAAACCTAGCAGATATAGTCAACAGTTTATAACTATTCTAATAATAATCAACCTTCCCAGTGAATTAGCCCCGCACTGGGAAGTCCACTAATGGGGCAAAAAGATAACATGCCACTGTACATAGACGACCACACTGTTGAGTCAATTGCCAATTCTATTCAGGATTGGAGCGACACTGACAAACTTGAACTGATAGCTGTTTTAGCTAATCAAGTGCGAGAAGATCTTCTTCTATCGTCTGAAGAGGAAGAGGAAGAAAACATAGTTAACTCCTAATATACTCGCCCTACCTCTTGGTGGGGCAGCATACTTAAACCAAGAACAGGAACAAGAAGCAAAATGGCCCCCAGACAAAATAGAAAAGCTCACGCTAAAAAAAGTAGTGCAATTGTCTCTCTCAGGCAAATTCCTGAGCTAAATTATCCTGCGCTAGACAGGATATCACGAGGGAATGGCAATGGAGGGAGGAGCGATCGCTACTACCTTGACGAAGAAGAAGATGAAAGCGATGAAGAATATCATCGGGGTTCCGGCAGGAATTCCCCTGACGATATTCAAAAATATCGCCAAGCAACAAAATCGGCGTTCCACGCCGGTGCAGCGATCGCTGACTTGGTATTTGATTTGTGGGAGATATTCTAATGCTCCCGCAGTCCCTGTCAACACAACCTTTGACGGATCTGTGCAATTTTTTGGCAGATGCACTGTGTCTGCCAAAGGCAAATTGTACCCCCATATATACCTATGGGGATTTTCACTACGGTATCCGCCATGATGCCCCTTGGTATCGCGGGTATGGATTCGATGGTAAAGGTCATTATGTCGAGGGACGGATGATGGCATCTGATGCCTGTCATGAATTTATCAGACAGTCCATTGATCGCCGGATCTACAATCGGCATAGCGACAGAAATTATTTATCCTCAAAGCAAATCAAGTGGGAGTCAGCCCCCGAAGATTTGCAGGAGTACTGGGAACTCCAGCAGCAAAACCCAGAGGCTTTGGTCTTCTACCAAAGTTGCTGCTACTTCGATCAAGCTTTCATTGCCTCCAGGTTCCTCCCCGGTCTGCTGACAGATCGCAGGGAACTAAAAGAGGGAATGATTCTTGCACTTTCAGCCCCCGAAAGAGTTGAAGCAAAGTTATATCAAGTTCTGAGGGAGGCAGGATTTAAAGTAGTTTTAGCAGGATAGTAGTTATATACTTGGGTGGTCAACTACTGCTCAAGTATATGCAAAAAACAAAATGAGTCCAAGAAGCCCAAGGAGTAAAAAAGTAAAAATAGTTGCCAAGTGCCCTCACTGTGGTGGCGATTCCATCAAAGCTGGCGAACTCCCCAGCCGCCCACCTACTCAACGGTGGAAGTGTAAAAGCTGCGAAAAACACTTCAAGCAGCGCAAAGATACCGTTATTCAAGAGGTGGAAATCAAGAAAGATCCCAACGATGATTATGTGCGATCGATTACGGTAAAGATCCCCCGCGATCTTGAGCGATTAATCAGGAACCAAACAAACATACAGCAGTTTGTTGTACGTATCCTGAGAGAGTACAGGGATCAGAATAAAAAACCTAAGACTCCTGCTGTGTAAGGTTTCTAGACATTTTAAGTAAAGTAGTTGACAAGAAAATTGTTATCTACTATAGTTAAATCTAGTCTAGTTTTAGACGGTCAAACCAAGTTAATTAAGGATAATGATGCAAGTACGATATTTGGTTACTACCCGCGCCGACATTTTCAATACAGTATCCGAAAACTGTCGGATCTGGACTGTAGACGGTACAATTCCCGGTACCACCCCCCGGACTGCTTGGGGCGATCGCGTGTTCGACCACCACCGTCCGGGGGGTAAAGCCATTCAGATTGACGAGATGCCTTTACCGTTAACTGCTTCATTAATCGAAGAAACTTTCTTCCCCGTGAAAGAAATCATCATCGCTACCACCCAAGTGGATGCCGATGCTTGTGTAGCTGCGGCGTGGGTGCAGTTGCGACCTCATGAAATCGATCCAAATAATTTAGAAAAGCTAAGGGCGATCGCCTATGATTGTGATCATTTAGCCGTACCCCCCGAATTATCCCATCTGGCCGATTTTGCGGCGCAAGCCGTAGCCGCGCTAAAGTCTGGATCTGATACTCTGGTGGCTGAATTGGAGCTACCCGCTGACCGCAAAGTTTGGAGCCTTGATCAAAAAGAATTCTTCAATTCCCACGCATTTAAAATAGGGACAGAATCGATTGTAGATGCTTGCAGAGGAATCCGCGCCTGGCCAGGCGAGAATGGTGAAGCTGCCGAATATTGGCAGAAGGTAGAACACTTTACCGAGCAAATCATCAGGGAAAATCGGGTTTCCCTGCATGGAGGATGTCTGCTGTTTGACGCCAAGGGGTTTGGTGGTAAGTACGTCGATCCTCGTTGTTGGCTAAAGGCAGCCAAGCAGATGGGATTAAATGCCGAAATCCCAATCACGCTAACGCAGCGTGAAGTTTTTGTAGACAATGAGTACAAAGGTTTATCCTACACAATCGGGGTGGTGCCCCTTCACCCCAAGGTTGCCAATTTGGACTTAACCAGATCAACTTTCCATCTGCTAACCAAGGCAGAAAAAGAGATTAACCCCGAAGCAGATGGATGGGGTGGCAGAGCAACAGTAGGGGGTTCCGGATGGAACACCCCTTCACAATTAAGCGCAACCAAAGTTTTAGAAATAGTAATTGCTGCCTATGTAGATCAGTAGCGGAGTTTAGCTGCATAATCCCCATAATTAAGCGATCGCTCTTTCTCCCGGTGGAGGGCGATCGCACCAATTAAGTTAAATCTAAATCATCTAAATCAAGGAGACACACATGGCTACAACAATGCACACAGTATATGTGATTAGGTTTTTCTTCAGTGGGCACCACTGCATGATCTATGGTGCCTACTCTACCTACGACGCGGCGGTAGAGAGGCTACAGGCTGTGTTTAGTGAAGAGCATAGCTGCCTCTCTGACATATGGAGGGAGGGCAAGGGATGGGGTAAACAAAAGGGAAGTAGATGGGACATAGTCCCCCTAGAGGTAGATGAGGGCGCGGAGCTTGACTCTAATCACCTCTACGACAAGGAAGGGAAGAAGGTTTGGTAAATCTAAATCAAGGAGACACACACATGGCTACTGCTATTGCATCTAAAACAATACACACGATAAAGTTCTCTAGCTTAAGCTACTGTGAGCAAGAAATCATTGCAGACACAATAGAAGAATTGAAAGAGGCCGGCAAAGATCCGGCAGAATATATTTGTGATGCATGGAGGGATTTTATGATCCCACAGAAGGTAATAAAAAAAGAAGATTACCGACCTGAAGATTATTTTAGCAATGATCCCGAAAAGTACATGGTTTGGGTTGTTTTGGGCAATGTGACGCCAGAAGATCTGGCGCACATACCACATCCGACTTCAAAACAAACTGCTTGTAAGCTTCCGTTAATTCCCTTCAAAGAGATATGTAAAATAATTGAGGAATACATATCTCAGCAAGATCTCCCACTCCCCCCTCGGGGTTACATCACCAGGCATATTACGTCTCATCCAATGAGAGCAGGGCACTGGACTGCGGGGAACCCTGACGGAGGTTCCGTCTACCGCCTTCGCTGGAAAAGGCGAACTTTTCAAGTATATGACTTTCTTTTCCCCAGGTGGAAAAATGCACCAATAGATAAACCCTACTGGGGTGGGATTATGTCTGGACGCTAGTTAAATCCGCGATCGCTCAAACACCTAAAGGGTTGGGGATGGAATCCCTAGCGATCGCCTTCGCTGGATTTGTTATTCACCAGCGTTTAAGTGACCATGTTTGTTGAATTAGAAAAAGTAAGTTTTCGGATTCCTGTCACAGGAAATGTTGGGCATCAAAACTGCTCAAGTCTTCATTACAAGGTCGAACCTCAACAAGATGAATATATTACCGTTGAGGTCAAATGGTCCGATGAATGGGATTTATCCAGCGAAGTCCATACCCTCCAAAAAGGGTTAGCGGAAGTATGGCTTTGCATACCTTCAGGATCACTAAAAATCTTTAATGTTAAAGTTGAAATTGTACCAGGAGAATATTCTCAAGAAGAGAAAGAGATTATTTTCTCCGGACAGGGAACTTGGGACGGTAAATCCGCTGGACTGCTTGGCGGTATGTCAGGATTCGGTAACTTTTACTTTCAACGTGATTTAGCTATTGTCAAAAAGGGTGTTTTTCGCCCTGATAAAGACATAAACATTCGGGAATACGAAGGATTGGCGAAACTTGCCAGATTCAGAAAGTCTGGTCAATCTTACCCTCCACTTAGTGAGGAGTTTGAGATTGCCAAGTATTTATATCGAAATGAGGAATGGACAGTACCGAATCTGTCCGAGTCTGAATGGAACGGGTTTCTGTGCGATTGCCTGCAAGATATACGGGTATGGTATTCTGAAAGGTTAAAAGAAATTCCTCAAGTTGAAGAAGAGGATGAGATAAAAATCTGCCACTGGCAAGTGGTAGAAGAACAGTTTACATCATATACAATTCCTGGGCTTATGGGATATCCGCCCAAACAGCGGCGTTACTATGACGGTGTACAAGAAACCCGGGCCCGTCGTCGGCAGCAACGCCACCAAAAAATTGAGGATTTTGTTGAGGATGGATCGCACCTCATTCCCGATAATGAGTAGTAATTGAAGTGCGCGATCGCATCCCGCGCATCCCGCAGAACCAAGGATAGCGATCGCGCTTCACCAATAAATCAACCAATAAACAACCAAGGACAAAAAATGAAAAACCCAGCATTAGAGAGAGGACAAAAGGGGATTCCGGCTAAAGAATATTCCCCAACATTTGAGGAAATCGCTAAGAAATATCCCAATGCTCCAAAAGTCAGTTTTTGGAGGCAATGGCTAAACCCATTCACCCAAGAATGGGAAACAATAAATGGGGGTAGCAATGGTTCAATAGAAGCACACAGAGAATTCGATTCCCTAGATTATGCCGGAGTAATCCGATATATTGAACCTACTAAACCACAGAACGTTTTGTGCGAGTTTAGATGCAATGGGAAGAAACACCCACTTGAATCAGACTTCAAACACTTCTCGCACTACTACCGTGTGATACCGTCTATCCTAGACGGGGAACGTGTTAAAAGTATCAGTGTAGCTGTAATCAGCTACACTGGAGCACACAACTCCCATGTGCCTACCGATAGACATTATGACGTTACTCTCACCTCTGGTAGAAAGGTGAGCAGTATAACTGAGACGGAATTTAACCAGTTAAAAAAATGGTTCCCTGATATTCCAGTATCCTATGGTGGGCGAGAAGTCCCCGGTGGATATAGCTGGTAATTCTTATTTCTTATAGTGCGATTGAAACAATTGAGGAGATGTCATGACCAAGGATGTAAATATTTTATTAGAAGCTCAGAATGGTAAGAAGGTAAGGTTCTAGATGCCTCCTGAATGGAGGCAAGAAGATATAACCAACCTCTCCTATGAGAAGGGGCAGCCTAGCCCCTACATAGATGTTGCCTACTTTGTGGGCACTGTAACCTACAAAGGTGTTGATTACCCTGCCAGGGGAACATCTTCTTGCGATCATCGCGGGTGGAGTATCCTCCACTTTAGCTTAATTAACACTGCACATTAATTAAATTGTTAGCGATCGCATTTCTACGTTTGAGTGTCATCCCAGGCTACAGATCTAGAGAGTGCGATCGCTTCCCCCAGCGATTGCTTAATCGAGTAGGCGATCGTTGGGGGAAACCCGTAACCAAGTTCAAATTAGTTAAAGGAAATTATGACAAAAAACATAACTGCAATTGGTGGATTAGCAGAAATATCTGCTACATGGTTTGAGGTATTTACCTCTTCTGATGGAGCGATTTTGGTATGGAAATCTTGTGATACCTACCAAGAAGCAGAAGATTTTCTGTCTTGTGGGTTCGCAAGACAACTCAAAAACCCAAGAATAAGAATGGAAAATGGTACAGCATACAATATTGGAGTGTGCAACCACTGGGTTGAGGACTGCGACGGAGAAACCAGCTATTGGCGGTACCCTCCGGGTGGGGGTATTTCGGAAGCACCTAGTCTTCCGAAAGGGTTTGAGATCGACGAAAAACGATCTAACCCATATTGGGTTATTCGGCGAAAGAAATAGCTAAACCAAGTTAATTCATAGGAAAGAAGCAAAATGGACATCGGAAAGTTTCTGCAAGGGTGGGATCACCCAAGTCGATACGGGATCGACTACTCTCATTTTACAAGAGAAAGCAAACATCCACTGACAGACAAAGGTCTGTATGCCTCTAGGGGTGAGGTCTGGAGGCATGATTATAAGTATGAGATAGTAAGCCCAGATGGTTTGCTAAAAATGGGTGGAAAAGTTCGTTTTGAAGTTGAACCGGACAAAATAAAAAAGGTCTGGATTCAACAGCTTTTCGAGGAAATCCCCGATTTCCCACAAGCTAAAAGAGAAAACCCACTGCAAAATATTGTCCCCAATCAGTTTGCATGGGACGAGAACAAAGCTTATTCTGTAAGGATCAAATATGGCGATCCCTATAAGCTAGGGGGTTTTGATAGTAATTTTACAGGGAATCTTGAGGAAATAAGGTTAGAAATGAGATCCCTTCAAGACTATATGTGGCACAAGATGAACTGCAATGGAAACCCCTATGTAAACTTTGAGTTTCAGGGGAAAACATGGGACCGGAACTTTGAACTCCTGTTCTCAAAAGGTACAGGGTTGTATCTTCGCAAAAATGCCCATTTAATCTCAGGGTGTTGTCTGGTTAATGTGTTTAAGTCTGTGTTTAGGCTTGAACATTTCACAGTAACACGCCAACTGAATTTGGATGATCTTTTAAGATATATAGACGATGATGCGATCTATGCATCTTAAGAACTGCCACAGTTGCAGAAATTTTTGAATAGTGAAGTGCGATCGCTATACCACCAAAATAAAAGAGCGATCGCACTTCATGCCACATAAAACCAAGTTAATTTACAAGGAAGAAAGAATATGTCGTCATACACAAAAATGGATCTCTTAATAATTGCTGTTAATGCCCCCAAGGGCAACGCAGCGTGGATGGTAGAATATGATTCACCACGCCTTATCCCATTCAAGGTCTGCGGGATAGCCGAGGACCCGTTAGGGGTCGCGGAGGACGGCTTATCCCGGATTTCGCCCCACAATAGGGCGATCGCCGTTCTGGAAGACGGCAGAGAATTAATTTATGCCGATAACGACTTTTATGTCGTTGAGAAAGGAATGCTACTGGGAGAGAATTCTCTCCTGAGTGGTTTACACAGATCTGAACTCCTTGAGTTAATTAAAAAATCCCGAACAGGAATCCAAGCATGGGAGATGACCATAGATGCAGATTTCCAAGGCAAGCAATTTGCCGAAAATCTGGAAACTGTTCCGTACAGTTTGTACGGGGAGAAATGGTGGGCACACTATTTCGCTGACGTAATACCTAAGTTCATGCAAGAGCATGAGAGGATTGACCCCTATGAAGGGATGGAAATAATCTCCCACACCGTCAGCGACGGGGATGATGAGTTTCCCTTCGTCAACCTCGAAGAGGAGGTAAAACTGGGGTGCGCGATCACCCCTCTTAAGATATCTGTACAAGATTTGAGAGTTCAGATTCTGGATCTCCAGATTTCTGAGCGAACCATGTTCAAGGAGTATCTTGAAAAAGGATGCTTCAAGCCAAATGATGGGATCGAAATGGGGTATTCCCCGAATATGGTTATAAAATGCCGCGATCGCTTCGGCGAAAGTTTCTACGTGGGGTGCCAGTTACTCCATGCAGATGTTTACAATCTGCAAAATCCACAAAAAATAGTGGAGTCATTAAACCATCACCTCCACGATAATGGAGAATTCACCGATGGTAACGGTGCTAGATGGATGGAAGCCACCTTGTCCGAAGACAAGGAATGGATTTACATAGAATATGTACCCATAGAAGAATAGTTTCAGTGCGATCGCTCCTCCAGTTATTCGGGAATGAGGGGCGATCTTGTAGTGCAAATTTAAAATTACAAGAAGAATTAGCCCATGAGTGATGCATCTTATTATGATCCCCAATACCATACCAAAGTTTACACAGATGAAGAATTCCTTTCAATGCTGAAAGGATTAATCGGGGTTTACGAGCTACGTCAAGGACCATGTAGCAAATACGATGTAACCCCCGATGATTATTTACTGATTGTTGGCTATAATCGCCCCTATTGCCCGTTATTCCAAGCCAAGAAAAATATAAGGATTATGTACCGTGAGTTCCATTGCTCAATAGCAAATCATGGTAGGTACACTTGGGCAATAGATAGATTTTGCCGTGGTCAGTATAAAATTCATACCGCCGCCATAGTATTTTATAGTGATGAGAATGGCAGCTTGCAAATCGCACCAGTTAGCGATTACATCGCTTGTGCTTTGGTATATGATCATTACACAAGTATGGGATGGGAAAAGTACAAATTCTCATCAAAATTTCCTGTTTCTTATGGGAAAGAAGTAATGCATCCCTTAAATCCAGCTTATTTGTCTTGGGAAGGGCGTATGGAATATAGATGGGTGAGGCGGCGATTAAGAAGAAGGGGAAGTTTTTTCGATCATGCCAAAGCCTTTTTGTCCCTTTCTCCAACCATTCAGCAACAATACCCAATCTATAAAAAAGAAATTGAGGAATGGTTGGGAAAGTATGGTGGTATTTGGGGATATGAAAGACTTCTCACTTACAGGAAATGGCACGAAAAGATTAATCGAGGGTTTGAGTGCTTAATCCGAGAAATCCAATATTATGATCACCTGCCTTGCTCTCCATATTTAGGAGAAGTTTGGATAGAAAGTAATCTTTAGTCAATTCATTAGTTTACTTAGGAGTAAAAATGTCAGTAATTAAATTAAGCTTTCAAGCGTTTGAAGAAGTTAAAAAGAATCTAACTCAGAAAGAAAAGGAGGAATTAGCGAGTCTAAATCTTCCCGAAGACTTAGAAGATCAGATTTATGATTTAGAATTGTGGCTAAAAAATAAGCCTCACTTATTTTCAATATATAGCCAGATCTTAGATAAGCTAATGGATGAAGATATAGAGGGTATGAAAGAGTTTTCAAAGGACATTTACTTATAAACTAAACAAAGTGTTATGTCTTTAGAGGAGAAAATAAAATGGACAATTTGTTCAATTTAGAATGTGAATATTTAGGGGGGTTTAGCGATGAAACAGATTTCCCGCTACTCCCAGGGGATAGAATTCTTGTATATAGGATTATTTGCTTCTGCGTCAGTTTGGGATGTGGATGTAAAAATTTTGAAATCCTTTATAGCTGTGTAGATGCCCCGGAATTGGGTATTTTAATAGGAGAAGGAATGAATTTTGATCAATACTTAAGACCCTTAAATGGGGGGAATTTAATGTCTTTAATAGGTTATGCCCGCCATAACCGTGATCCTGAAAAAGATCGAATAATTCAAGCTTTTAGCGATCGCTACCAGATCTAAAAAATGGCTTTGATAATGAGAATTTACTCTAGCAAACGAAAACGTAGGCGAGATCGACAACACAAGAGAACTAAGGCTAAGCCAATGAAAGTCTATAGTTACAACTACTCTAGTGATACAGGCAATGAATTCGTAGTTAGTTATGGGGAAGCTGCTGTTATGGCATTAGCAGCTTATTTTGATGATGGTAGTTTTGAGGTCATCGAACCCCCTTCGCAAGAAGAAACAGTATCGGGAGTGTGGTACTCCGGTGTTACTTTTACTGTTAGATTTTTGACAAATGGAGAAGTAGAAATTGAAAAAGAAGCAGAAGCGTGTGTTCAGTACCCATATTTAGCAGAAACACTGAACGAAATAGAAAGAGTTTTCAAAAAAGGGTAGTACACCATGCAAAAGTCTTATAAGATGCCAAGCAACTATTTGTCTTGGCCATCTTTCCTGAAGCATAGGGAACTCCTGAGCTATGTTCCCACCATCAAAAATACCTCATTCACTTCCCCCTCCGTAGGGGGAAATTTGGCATATCTATATGAATTCTGGTCACAGGGCGGGTACCCAGTCTACTGCGTCCGTGATTCTTTGCTGGAAGATATGCAGCAAACAGATGTCGGTGAGAAGCTGGATTTATTTGCCGACATCAGGTTGGCAATGCCATCTTACGTGTTGTTCTTTCCCAGGAAGTCGGTGAAATCTGTATCTGGGGATGGGGGATTTATTGATTACGTGATAATCAACCACGAAGAAATAGTAGATCACCCAGATTACAAGTATGTAATTACTTGGGGAGCGATCGACTCTAAGGGGTGTATGTTCTTCAGTGGTAAGCAAATTAGGAGGGATGGAACCCTCAAAAGTTCCTACTTTACTACAGATGACGAAGAACAGCGGAAAGCTACGTTATCGCTACGCAATATAGTTCTTCAGTCGATTCTCCTCCTCCAGTATTACCCAAACATTGAGGAGGAGATGACATCCTTGCCGATATCCCCATCTAAAGCTAGGGGCTTCACCAAGCCACCAGAGGAAGATAACAGCGCAGCGGATACTTTGTTCCCTCGGTGGTTAGGGCGGGAGTGCCATGTCCCAAAAGCAAATGCTACTATTACGGGGAGTGGTAGATCGAAAAGCCCCCATTTTCGTAGAGGGTATTGGCGGCGAAGAAATAATAAAATTATCTGGGTTCGCCCATGTGCCGTAAACCATGACGTTTAATCTTTAATCTAGAGAGCTATTTCTTAACAGGAATAGCTCTATTTTATTAGAGGTATTATAATAGAATAATGCCTCTATAATTACTTAAAAAGATTGATATTATTACCTATTTCTGTTACTATTAATAAGGTATTGTTCAGAGAAACCCGTCTGGTCGCCCGTTCTTTTACGGGTGACTTTTTCATGTTTTTAACTATCTAAATAATAGGAGATTATTATGTTTGCAATCACCACAGCGATCGCTCAATCACTGCTGTCCGCTACACCAAAACAAAGATGGGAGAATAACAAAAAAGCTATAGAATCCCTCAAGCTTGGGGGGAATATAGCTGATTTAGCTTTATTTAATGGTTGGGGTTCCATCCCCGAAGTATTTAGCTTAAATCCTGAAAAAGGATGGGCGGCTAATGCTCAAGCAGAGCTAAAGGTACTTTTAGGTGAAGAGGGGTATAACAGTGCTGCCGCAAGTATTCTCAACGCTCACTACACCTCCCCCGAAGTTATCTCAGCTATGTGGAGAATGGTTGAGCGATTAGGTTTTGCTGGTGGCAGAGTTCTAGAACCAAGCTGTGGAACAGGGATGTTCTTTGGCTTGATGCCTGAAGATATGAGGGAAAGATCTAAGTTGTTCGGCGTGGAAATAGACCCCATACCAGCACAGATCGCCCAAGCTTTGTACCCCAAGTCACGCATATATAATTATGCGTTCCAAGATGTAAAATACCCTGATGGGTATTTTGATCTAATTATTGGTAATGTGCCTTTTGGGTCTTATGGTGTGCATGACCCTAAATATAATTTCTTAAATACAGGTATTCATAATTATTTTCTAGCCAAATCTTCTGATTTAGTTCGCATTGGTGGGCTAGTTTGTATTCTTACCTCTAACTACACCTTAGATGCTCGTGGTTCCCAAGATTTCCGGGAATGGTTAGGTGGTAGACAAAAAATGAAATTGTTAGCGGCACTTCACCTGCCCATTGGAATATTCAAGCAAATATCCAGAACAGAGGTCAGCCCACTGCTGCTGATATTCCAGAAACTTGCACTTAGCGAGGGAACTAACTCTAAAGATTGGGCAGGGACTAAAGAAGTTTTGATCAAGCCCCATGAATGGAGCGATGATAACGACTCACCACAGGTAGAAGCTGACCTTAATCAGTGGTTTGTAGGTGAATTCCAAGGTAGACGCTTAGACTACGGATATAGTCAGCTTGCTAAATCCACCCCCTACTGGGCAACGAAGAAAGGATACGATGACCCCCACAAATTGCTGGGAAGACCAGGGGTGAATAAGCTTTACGGGAATGGATTTGCTCTGTACGAAGATGGGAGAGACGTAATTGCTGCCCTTGATGGATTCCCCCTACCTGCTGTCTACCAACCTGCGGAAGTAATTCAGGAAGTGCTACTAGTCCCTCCATCGCTCTTATCCGTGAAGGACGGATCACTATGCCTTCACGAGGGGAAAATCTACCAGCGGGTAGGTGGGAGTTTGCAGTATACAAATGTGGAACAGCTAAGGGTGAAAGCCTTCTGGCAGTTACGGGAAGTTTTGCTACAAACCATTGAGGCTCAACAGTCTGGTGACGATGACACCCTGCTACAGTGCCAAGCTGATTTAGCCACAGAATACCGCCACTTTACCAAGGAATGGGGTCTAGTCAACAGTAAAGAAAATATCAGTAAGCTAGGTGTTGACCCTAATTACTTCTTGGTGCGATCGCTAGAAAAGTCTGATAAATCTTTAGCTGATATCTTCTACAAGCGAGTATGTCGCACTTACTCTGTGGGTGAAGTGGATAATTCCAAGGATGCCCTAATTCACTCACTCAACTCCAAAGGTGTACTCGATCTAGAGTTCATGTCACAAATCAGTAATATTGACAAAAATGAACTAGTTAGACAGCTAGATGCTGAAGATGTGATTTACTGGAATCCCACAGATACCCAGTGGGAGTTAAAGGCAGATTACCTCAGTGGTAATATTCGCCAAAAACTAGAAGCTGCGAAAGCTGCCGAAATCACCAAAAATATTCAAGCACTAGAAAAAGTCCTGCCCTTGGCTATGCTTCCCGATGCCCCAGATCATGTTAAGTTCCTTTGCTTGGATAACTTAGGAGTGAAATGGGATCAGCTATCAGATGATGAGCGTGACAAGATTCTGGGTAAGAAAATCTACGTCACCATTGGAACAAGCTGGATCAAACCTGATATCTACACTCAATTTGCTAGAGAAGTTCTGAATATTAAGGTGAAAATAACCCACACAGTTGCTGCTAATACCTCATTTTGGAGTGTAGATGGGCAAAACACAGATAAGCAGCAGTTTGGTACAGAACATTTAAGCAGTACACAAATTCTGTCTAGGGGATTAAACCAGCAAGATCCAAAAGTGATAATCTATAACACTGATGGTAGTGGGGTTAATTACTCACTTTCTGCTGAAGCGACAGAGGAAGCTAGGGGTAAGTTAACTATCATCAAAAACGCCTTCAAGGAATGGATTTGGGGCGATCAGCAGAGATGCATTGAACTGTGTACCTACTACAACACCCACATTAATGTTTACGCCGAAAGGAAGTTTGATGGTAGTTATCTACATTTACCAGGGTCTAATCCTAGTATCAAACTCAACCCTTGGCAGTTGAGCGCGATCGCTCGTATTCTCAACAATCAACGAGTGATGCTTGCTCATGATGTAGGATTTGGTAAAACATTCATCATGATCACCGCTGTTATGGAGTGTCGGCGATTGGGGTTAGCCAGAAAACCAATACTAGTAGTGCAAAAGGGCAACGTCGCTCAGGTAGTGAACGACTTTAAGCTACTTTATCCCTTGGCTAATTTACTAGTCCCTGACAAGTTAGATGCTGGGGGACGGAAATTATTTACTGCTTCTATTCTCACGGGTGACTTTGATTGTGCAATTGTCACCCACCCCCAGTTTTTCACCTTATCGCTCTCAGAAAACTACCAAGTAGCGTTCTTAAAAGAACAGGTAAACATCCTGACAGAATTGATCAAAGATGTAGACGACCGGGGAACTACTAAACATCTTCAGCGCCAAATTAGAAATATTGAAAATCGCATCGAGAAGGTAACTGCTTCTCACCGCAAAGATAACCATATTGAGTTTGACGGGCTAACTGATTTTCTGTTAGTTGATGAAATCCAAGCATGGAAAAACTTGGAAGTTATCACCAAAATGTACAACGTGCGTGGCTTACCCAGTGGCGGATCTCAGAGAGCGATCGACTCTTGGATGAAAGCTTTGGTCGTACTGGGTGATTTAGTTGGTTCTGCCAACAAAGTTAAAGGTAAGTTAGTGGGAGCAACAGGTACAATCCTGAGTAACTCAATGGCTGAGTTATTTACTTGGATGCGAATGTTTCAGTTACCAGAACTCAAGCGATTAGGGATTGAGAACTTTGACGAGTGGGCGAGTATGTTCGCTGAACCAACAGCAACCGCCGAAATAACGGCCGGAGGAAAGGTGAGAGTTATTACCCGCTTTAGGGAATTTCACAACCTTCAAGCATTACGAGGGGTGATGTCACAATTTTTAGATTTAGTGACAAATAAAACCACAAACAACGGGTTAAAACGCCCTGATGCCGAATTTATTGATGTTGTTACCCCACCTAGTGATACTCAACTTGAGTTTTTACGGGAAGCTTTGAGCAGGGCTGAAGCGATATCTAAGGGTATGGTTCCCCCTGATCAAGATAATATGCTGAGTGTCACGTCTGATTTAGTTAAGTGTTCCCTCAGTCCCAAGCTAATCGGCTATAACGAGGAAGCCCTAGATAGCAAAGTGCATGAATGTATCTGGAACGTGTGGCAAATATGGCAGGCAACCACACCGATCAAAGGTACGCAGTTAATATTTAGCGATGGTGGTACACCTAAACCAGACAAGTATAATGTGTACCAATATATCAAAAATATGCTCATAGCTTTGGGTATACCCGATCGCCAAATCGCTTTTATTCATGATTATGATGGGCAAACCAAGCGGGCTAAGTTGTACAGGATGATTGAATCTGGGGAGATTCGCATCATCCTCGGTAGCACAGAAAAACTCGGAACTGGTTGTAATGTCCATCAGCGAGGGATATGGGCAGCACACCACCTTGATGCACCTTGGCGTCCTGCCGACTTAATCCAACGGGAAGGGCGATCAATCCGCCAAGGTAATGGACAGCTAATTGGCAAAATCCTCACTAAAACATGGGTATTCCGCTATGTAGTGGAACGACTAGACGCACTCCGCTGGCAAACACTCCATACCAAGCAGCAGGCGTTTACTCAGTTCTTGGATGGGGTAGAGCTAGACTCAATGGAAGACGTAGGCTCAGTGGATGCCTACTCCTACGCTCAAGTAAAATCCTTGGCCACTGGGAACCCCCTGCTTATAGAGGAAGCCAATCTACGAAACCAGCTAAACGCCCTAATCATTCAACAACGGGCGCATGCTCGTCAACAGCTAGGGATTGAGTACACCCTGACCGATTGGCAACGACGGGTTGAAGATACCCAAGCACGGCTAAAATTCCTCAAGGATGATTTACGCCTTATCCACAATATTAATGATGTATCTAATACCGAAGTAGCCGAAATAAATATCGCTGTCACAGACTTCTTGGAAAACCCGTTGTATGAAAATACCTACCTTGGGGATTATCGTGGTCTAGAGGTATATGCTAAAAAATGGCAGTCAGGGGCTATTGATGCATCCCTCAAAGGAAACCTAACTTACTCGTTACCTTGGTCTTACGGCAAAGATAGACCACTGATCAAACTAAGCAAAGTAAACCCCGCTGGTAGCTTTAATAGCTTAATTGAGGAACTAAAATTCTTCCAGCAAATCTTAGAGAGTAACCTAGAGACAGCAAAAACCGAGTACGATCGCGCCAAATCAATTAAGGGACAAGAGTTTCCCCGACTAGAAGAACTCAACAGTATTAAGCAGCGATTACAAGAAATTGATTTACTCTTAGCCGAGACAGCGATCATAGTTGAGGAAGAAGCTAAATCTAGTAAGGCTAATTCTGATGATGAAGAAGAGAACCACAGATATTATGATTTTGATGACAAATCAACCGTAGGAAATTGCGATATCGACCCTGCGATCGCACAACATTTACTAGAAAGAGAACCGGTAGAAGAATGGCTAAAAGAGATATCAGAAATAGTTAGCAAATATTCAGGATTTGCTGAGAAAATTGAGCCAGACGATTTACCTGAATTAGAGCTAACCTCTATATCATCAAAACAAGCTGCTAAGAGGAATAGAGCTAAAAAGGTAGGTAAAATAGAACCCAATTTTAAACAACTACAACTAATAGTGGAACCCGAAGAACTAGACCCTGTGCTAGAATTATCTAAGGCGATAAATGGGATACTTGAATTATTCGATTATCGTCAAGAAAGTTGTTAGTAAAATGGTTGACAACTTGACCACTTAAATATATTCTAGAAATGGGCTGGGTGCGATCAGCCCTGCTAAATCCGCACATCATTAACCAAGTTAATTAAGGAGCAAACAAACAAATGAGATTAGGTAACTACAAAGTAGAAGTAAACGGCGGGCAAGAATCCCAAGAAGGTTACGTGCTTTTCACTTTAGGAAATCGTGAAGAAAAAGCAACATTCACTATCAACGTCACCAACTTTGGTACAACTGAATGTGATGCAGAGATTAAATTAAATAATTCTCTAGTTGGGGTCTGGAGGGTAGGACCTGGGGAAACCTACTATATCACCAGGCCTGCTAACAACACAGGGAAATTTACTGTGGGGTTCCGAGATTCGGTTGTTGGCGCAAAACTAGGTTCACATCAAATTGATAGGGAAGATAGCGGGGTAATTACCGTTATATTCACACCTAACAAAAAAGATGTCCCAAGTATTTATAGCAAAGGTGTTGATCTTGAAGTAGCTCCCCTTACTAGAAGCCTTACCAAAGGTAGTAAAGGCGTGGATTCAGCCGTCATCGGTCTTTCTGGCACTAGTAATCAGAAATTCCGAGAAGTGGGGCCTTTGAGCGATCCTGACTATGCAAAGCAGGTCACAATCAACTTACGATTAGTTGTGTCTGATGCTTCTGATGCTGATGACGACATTAGACCGATCACCCCGCTAAGTAATTTAGTACCTCCAGCAATTTAGTAAATCAGGTCAGAAAACCCCCGGATTCATCCTTGGGGTTTTCTGGCACACATCAACCAAGTTAATTCAAAGAAGGGGAAAATGAAAATGAGCAAGATTAAAGAAGCACTCTCCTTGGACACTCAAGAAGTACGGAATATAGTCAGAAACCCCACGGATGAATCCGGGGGCTTGAAAAAGTCCTAATCTGACCCAACTCACAGTACTTCGCGTACTACGTTATGGGCAAGAGTTAAAGACCTACCAGGGGATGCGTAGCTAGTCCCGTGCTCTAGAACCGGACGATTAAACATCTTTAAAGGGGTTAAGGAAGTGTCGTCTGGAGAGTACCGACCCATAACATTGTCAAAGCTCACATTACCCCGAAAGGGAGTTTGGTGAGTACCAAGACTTGGTACTCACATATCATACTTATTCTCGCAGAAACCAAGTTAGTTCAAAGAAGAAGGGAAAAATGAGCAAAGTTAAAGAAGCACTCTCCTTAGACACTCAAGAAGTGCAGAATATAGTCAACTCTCTCAACAGAGAGCGTCCAAAAAACTTAATTAAGCAGTATCAGAATGATCTCGCCGAATGGGTCATCCCAAAGTTTCCTCATTTGGGGACTCAAGCGATCGCGGACTCCTTGGCTACTGACCCCCTACCCGCCTTTAAGGAGGTAGTGAAGAGTATGTCTTTGCTGGAATTACAGGAAGTAATAGAGTACGAAACTCCAACTGGCATCGGACAATACATAGCCTCCGGAATCGTTAATGCAGCTGACTTCCTGACACTAGGTTTGGTGGGGAAAGCTATGTACGGGCTGCTAGAGTGGTATTTTGGATTCAAGGTAATTAAGATCTCTAGTAAAAAGCTTGAGCCACTGAAGAGAGCATTGGTCTACATAGCTCTCCTAGAACTGGTAGGAGAGAATAAATAGCAGTTCAGGTCACACATATCACACATAACCAAGTTAATTCAGTTAATTCAAAGGAAAATCATGCTTTATCTTGTTACTTCCAGACCTGAAGTAATAGAAGAGATACGTAAGTCTCATCCTTGTAATATTATCGCAGTCGGCGAACCCATAGCAGGGATTGAGCCAAGGGTAGAACATGGGGATGTCTTCTACTGGAAAAGTGGTAAAAAAGACATCCAGATTGATGAAATGCCTTTCCCGGTACATTCTTCCCGTCTCGCTTGGGAAGATGGGCCACAAGTCAAATACAAATCGCAATACCCGTGTATTGCAGCATCCAAGCTTACTGTGGAAAATTATGTCACTGCTGCTTGGATGCAATTGACAAGAGCAGAGATTGTCGAAAACCTTGATCGCCTGAGAGCGATCGCCTACTTCTCCCAAGGGAACATAATCCCACCTCCAGAGCTACACTACCTTGAAAGCTTTGCGTTGGGGGTACTGGAATTCTTGGAGCGAGAACAACAGGAGGTCGAAGAACACCGAAGACAACTAGAGCATTGGTCTGCCAGCCTTCCGGGTCTGGGAGCAACTGATGCAAGAATCGAAACAAACGAGGAGCTAGTTAACTCGGGATATTTCGCAGTTAGGACCGATTTTTTGGTGGAAGCTTGCACAGGTTATAGGGGATGGGAGGTTTAATCATGGTCAAACTGAAAGATAAGTTTTGTGCAAATGTGGATCAATTCGTTGATTCACTCGGTATTAATTCAATTGGCAAAGATGAATTAGAGAGAAGGGCGATCGCGTGGTTGCAAGACACCACCGATTGGGAAAGTGTCTTCTACTCTGAGAAAGAGTGCGAAGAGTATATTAATGAAATCCTCAAGCAGGAATTCATTAATTACTTGCAAGAAGAGTTCAAATATCTACTTACATTTACCATAGGTGCAAGATGACTGAAGTTAATCATCCCAAAAGATTGGTAGAACTCTATCGCGCCTTCTACCGTGCAGATAAGCAGTATGATCCAACTGCAAGGAAGGCAGTACAACCAGTCGCCGAGGGAATTGAGATAATAATTGAAGCTGATCCCAGTTTCAGAAACCCCGACACCTTGACTGATGCTGTCGCGGGTAGATTAGGTAGGCTAATGGCTCAAATTCACACCTCAACAGGTGCGTTGGGGCGGTGGGTTATAGAAGACTCCGCACAAGAGAGGGAAGCTATTCTAGCTTTTGCCTCGTATTTGGTAAAAGATGTTTTTTATGGAGCATTCCAAGGAAGATTGGATTTGTTCCACGGAAGGCAAGCTGATTTGCTTCGTAATACCTGCGAGCTAATTTACCGCCAAATACAGGACAAAGAGAATAGAGAATACGGAGAACAATAACTAACACTTGTAGGCGATCGCACTTTCCCCTGTGGAGGGCGATCGCATCAATAACAAATAGGAGGAGAAATGGTAAATTCATACGGATTCAATGGTGCGATTCCCAAAGGGGCGATCGCTGCTAAATACAGTATCTACAATGGAGAATTCACTGGAAAGTTTTATTTTCCGCAAGAACTAATACCTGAGAACGATGAAAACTATTCTGTGGAAGCCCTGTATGGAGTATCTGTTAAAGATGCTCCTGCCTTGCAAAGCAGGAATGATAATTTTAGAGGGGTGTTTCTGATGCCAGAGCAGGCGATCAGCTACTCCGATGAATGGGCAGCAGAATATGGCAATAAATATATTGTCCAAGATCTGCTCAATAATGTCGTTATTCACGAATCTAGTGTCAATAACAAATAGGAGGAGAGATTAACATGACAAACGAAGAAATTCTACAAGAATTTAGACTTCTAGCCTCCACACTGAAATATATATCAGGCTCCAGCGAACTGCGAGTTTGTGCATACCAATATCCGGATCTACAGTACAGTAGGTTCGAGATAATCAAACCTGATGCGATCACAGTTTCAACTGTTAACAAAATTAAGAAACTACAACACGTAGTAAACCTTAATCTGAAAGACCGAACAGGGTATGACTGGTATCTCGGTTTTGATGTGGTGGATGAGTTAATTGAACTCGCAGATCGCTCTAAGTTTAAGGTACTAGATCTGAGGGAATTACCCGCCTTGGATATCAGGGGGAAAGAAGAGGTATCTGTCTGGGATTCTTTGCTATATGGTGGTGATTGGACATCAGAGCCATACAAAAGTGAGTCCATTTGGGATGGCACTGTTAGTAAGCTGACAGATCAGCAAATGGATTTTGTCTGGGAATCATTCCAGCGCCTACTTGATCACCATGTAGGTAAAGATCATGATGTATTGTTCAGAACAGGGTGGAGGGAAATTTATTCCTACTCAGATACGAAATTCGTAGCTGTAATCTGCCAAGGAATGAAAAGTAAAGATTTTTTTGATTTGGGAGAAAGATGGGCAAAAATGCAGCCTGAGCACTGTATCCTCTCTGAACCCAATGCTTTTAGCGAACTAGTAATAGACGGAGACAGTGTGAAAACACTACTCTATCTGCGTAAAGCAGACTATTACAGTACCGAAGAAAGAGAATTTTTACCAAAGATAGAGATTAGGAGGATGTATGACAGTTAGAGCAAAAGCATTGGTAGCCCTGAATATTAAGAAAAATCGATTAGTTTGGGCTGGACGGGGCGAACAACCTAACGCCGATTTCCCACTCGGATCAGAGATTGGGGAAGTAGTTATAGGTAGTTCTGGTGAAAACTATGTACAGATCAAAAACGAGAGGGGGACGTTCTTTGTGTCCCATGCTGATTACATCTGCTAGATGCACTAATTAGATGTTCATGCGATCGCTCCTCATGGGTTTACGGATTGGGAGCGATCGCCCTACTAACCAATCTTGCCTGCACGAGTAGGGATTAATCCCTCTGTTCAGAACTCCTTGTAAGGGTCAAATTCTTACCAATAAAAGGTTCTAAGACTTTTGAAGGGGATCTACTTGTAAGGGTTTTTTAAATTAAGGAGAGTCACAAATCATGCTAAGATCATACAGCAGAGCAATTGACTTCAAGGTCGTCTGGGAAGCTACTAAAGCTCTTAGAAGTAATGGCTTCTATGTAGTCATAGGGAAAATGTTCGACTGCGATTCAGAAATTGCAGCATTAGCCATCTACTCAACACAGACCTATGTATTCGCAGGTTTTGTAAGGTTCGACCAAGGATGCCAGATGTACGAAGATGAAAAACGCAATGTACCTAATGTATTTTTCGTCTCTAATAAATATGTTCAGCAAGTCAGGGAGGTTCTTTCCTATGGCGAAATACAAGAGAATTTCGATTTTAGCCAATTCCCGCAAAGCTACTACCCAGACATTTTAGACACAACACTGCCTGAAGTATACAGATTCGACTTGGCACAGATTTTTAACAGAATTTTGTCTCCTGAACAGGTCAGGAAAGAGTATGAAGAGTATTTGGAAGAAGAGCGGTTGAAGGAGGAAACCAAGAGACAGATAAAAGGAAACTCAGTGGAGTATATAGAGGATCTGGGAGTGTTAAAAAGTAAGCATTCTTCTAGGGATACTAAAGACATTAAAATCCCTAAAGGTGCGATCGCGGTTGAGTATAACACAGCAAATAAACGGGTATGTAAATTCTATTTTCCTGGAGACAAGATACCTGAATCCATTGGTATGTTTCGGGTAGAGGGGTTATACCAAGTCACGACGTTTATTCAGTGCGAAGATGAGGAAGATCCTGAAAGGATATTTTTATACCCACAAGATGCTGTCAGCTATTGTGATAGCTTGAGTGATGAAAGTGGTAAGAAATGTTTCGTCAGAAATATGTTGAATAACAACTATATTTACGAAACGTGACTAGTGCCAGAAACCCCCAGATTCATCTGTGGGTTTGAAAAATAAACAACAAAATCCCCCACTTATTTGCATGAGTGGGGAACTCAGTGGAGTATGTAGAAGATCTGGGTTAAAAAGTGCTTCCCAGTCTTGAATGAACTATCCCCCGATAGAGTTGGATTCCTGACGATATCGGATATAATATGGTTAAAGCACCTAATAAAAGGTGAGGATTGGAACACGTTAATGATCCTGGCTGCGGTCATCGCCAAGAAGTTTTTACCTCTTGGCGATGACTATATTGAGGTTCTTGTACAGTCCCATAAACCAAAATCCCCCACTTATGCAAATAAGTGGGGGATTAGTCGTATTAGAGCATATGTTCTAATTATAGTAGCAGTTATCAAGAATTCCGTCGTATTTAACGATAATCAAGCGAATGCTTTCAAGCAAAAACTCAACACTACATTGTTGTACAGAGTACTTGTTCGATAGCTCCTCAATTATCTCTGACAAATCGTAATCGCTTGGGTTGCCGGGATCTGCATCCATCCAAAATTGATGGATATCCTCACCAATCTGGCTGTTGTCTAAATAAACTTCCCCTTCCGCGATCGCCATCAACAGACGACGTTCTTTGATTGAAACTATTTGAGGATGTGGCATATAATTACTGTAAATCTAGGTACACCATGTTCGCACCCACCCATTTTTTTAGTGGGTGATTTTTTATGTCTTAAATCTAACTCAATATGTATATATTCGTCAAGTATAAATACTTTAGCAAACTATTTCACTTTCCTAAAAAAATACCAACTAACATAGAAGTGTAAACTTTTCCCTCTTAAGATATGCTGCGAAAGTTACACCTCATAAGGCTAAAAAAGCCACACCAAATTAACTATACGGTGATGTTACTAATAACACTTCTAGCTATTTTAGGTACTACCAAGTGGCATATTGTCTATTCTTCAACCTCAAATAAACCAAATGGTTGGGAGGTCGAGACTTACCCCGATAAGCTGTGGCCATATACGACAACGTTATTATTTAGCCTTGGTATACCCTTTGATAGCATCAACAAGGAAAAAATAGTTAAGCTCATCTCTGCTATCTCAGCATTATATAAATAGTGGAATATATGTGTGATTCAATCAATCTTAAAAAAGCTGAAAAAAGCTTTACAAAAAACCAAAACTATCGGACAGAAACACCCCAAGGTAATTAAAACGAAATATGGAAAAAAATGCGCGGTCTTCCAAATTCATGACCCCCAATTCATCGCCACATTCAGAGTCACACCGTACTCTGTCGAGGTGGGAGATTTTGAGTATATATTCAAAATTCGTATTTTGCCCGGTTTCGAGGAAGAAATTCTTGGGGAATTCGATGGGGAAGTTATCTCTGTACCATCGGATCTGTCTAAAGATGGCCTGTGTGTATATGAGTTTTCGATACTCGCTTTATTTCCTAATGGCGCTAGTCGGGTTCTGTATTGTATTTACATCGATTCTTATAATCCCAACCGTACCAGGGTTAGTAGAATCCTCGGCGCCACAGCTAGGAGGATCGCATATAAATCACTTCAGGTAGTCCACGACCCTAAAAACGGTTTAAGCCACACATGGCGATCGCTGATGGCAGAGAGAAACTGGCTTCTAGAACTCAGTGAGGCGATCGCCATGTTTGAAGAATCAGATCCCGATCTCAAAAACCAACACATCAGTACATCGATAGTGCTGATGTATCAAGCGGATTTGTATTACTAACTTTTTTGACATAAGAGTTATCTTTGGTGTTGATAACTCGCAATCAAAAATAATGGGACGAAAGAAACGAAATAAAGATGCAGTAATCCTAAGGATTTCACCAGAGAAGCGCGATCGCCTGGAGAAAGCCTTGGTACAGCTAGGTTTCACATATTGTAGAGGTGGAAATCGCTTCGCCTCATGGTCAAAATGGGTAGAGGCGATCGCAGATGGAGATATAATTTGTTACAAGAAAATCCCCTTAGACATTGACAACGATCAATAACTGATTTACAGTTTCTGTAAGTATTTTCAAAAATGAAATGAAAGAGGAAAAATGCCAATCGCTGGTTTAAAGCAGAGAACTGAAATAGGCAGAATTAAAATTAAAGTCTACAAAGGTGATCCCAAAAAGAATGGGACCACCTTTGGTCCTGACCTAAACGAAAAACTCAGGATTACTACAGGTGATATGGCCTGTATGCACGTACTGAAAAAGTACTATGGTGATGTAAAGTACGACCAAGTAAATAAACTCTGGCACTTTCACACTGAGTCCATCAATATTTACCTTCCCTATGATCAAGTCACCAAGGTATTTGTTACCGCGATGGAAAGATGGGATGCTAGTACCTTAAAGCTGAGGTGCGATCGCAATACCATCACCCACGAAATGGTACAAACTAAGGACGCAAAAGGCAATGTTTGCAATAACTTACTAGAAGTTAACAAAGAATGCCCAGTTGCTGGGGAACATCTAGGGTATGAATGCCCCAACGGATGTGATGCGATCGGTGTTCTGTATTTCTACATCAGGGAGATAATGGACGAAGGATACCCGCTCATACCCTGCCAGCTAACTACGCACTCCTATGAGGATCTAGTGTATTTTGGGGATGAGGAGGAAGGTCAACTAGCAAGAATCAAAGAGTGGTTAGGTGGGCTATCGCAATCCCCATTCCCATGCCAAGCCTTTAGCCACTACATTCCCTACACCTTAGGGCGCACGAAAGTTGATATTAAGCGACCAGTGCTAGATAACAAGGTGCGGACTGGCAAGAAAGCTGCTGGTGTAACCTTTGCCTTATCTTTGGAGGTTCTGCCTGTATATGTGCAGCTTTTCCAAGTTTGGCAACACATTCAGAGTCAAAAACAGTATCAGCTTCCGGTTTCTGACAAAATGGTAGCCGGACTGCTTAAGGGTGACATCATCGACGTAGATGCTACACCAGTACAAGAAAGGCAGCTACCCCCCGCTGCTACGTCCCAACAACTGCCCCCAGCGGCTTCTTCCACTACTGAAGTTTGGCGTAGCTGGAGAAATGAGGAAGACGCGATCGCATGGGCGATGGCAGAACTGCCAAATTTCCCCCGTGAGGAGTTAGTTGAAGTATTAGCACAAGTTCTACCAGATCAATCTGGTAAAAAAGCACCTGCATTTATGGCGCAGATATTACGATTTCAGCAACAGATTGAGGATCAAGAATATGACGAGAAGGAGTGGTAGTGAGGAATAAACTAGATCGCTATAACTCACCATTCTGGTATGCAACATACCTGCAAGAAGAGATTCATTTTTACGGAAACATCTTTGAGCCGTGTAACGGTGGGGGGAACTTATCTAGGGTTTTAGCCAAAATCCCCCATACAAGGGTTATCACTAACGATATCGATTTAGAAGAGGAAGCTGATTTTCATCTTGATGTCACCGAACCATATAGTTGGAAGCATCTACCAGATTGTGATTGGGTGGTCACAAATCCACCCTTTAGTGATGCGTTCCCTATTCTAAAGAACGCCTACCAAAAAGCTACTGGTGGTGTGGTGATGTTTCTGCGGCAGTCATTTGCAGAACCGACAGGCGATCGCGCCATGTGGCTCTACGAGCACCCACCACACGTTGTCTATGTTTACCCCCGGTTCAAGTTCAAGATGAACGATAAAGGGAGGTGGCAGACAGACACCAGTACCATTGCTGCCTTTGTGTGGATAAAATTCGCCAAACCACCAAGGCGATCAGGTTTGATTAGTGTACCTAAATCGCTAATCAAGGACTATTACGATAACCCCGATAAGGAACCTATCGAACCATGACAACTAAAATCGAGTGGACGCAGGAGACTTGGAACCCTATTGTAGGGTGTAGTAAAATCTCACCTGGTTGTGTAAACTGCTATGCAATGACAGCGGCGAACCACCCCCGTCTGCAACAATACCCCCAGTATCAATCAGTCGCTAAATGGGACGGAACAATTGAGTTTGTACAATCTCAATTGAATAAACCGACGAAGTGGCGATCGCCCAAAAGGATTTTTGTCTGTTCAATGTCGGACCTATTCCATCCTAATGTTTCGCACGACCAAATACGGATGATAATGAATGTCATCAGGTCGTGCCCACAGCATACCTTTCAGGTTTTAACTAAGCGGCCAGATAAGATGGCGGAATTTTTTGAAATCAGCGGTGAAAACTCCTACACATTGCCTAATCTGTGGGTGGGCACATCGGTAGAAGATAGCAAATCTGCAAAAGCTCGGATTCCCATACTCGCTAAAATACCTGCCGCGATCAGGTTTCTATCCTGCGAACCACTACTAGAGATGGTTGATCTGTCATTTATGGGAAAGGAGATTGACTGGGTGATTGTTGGTGGTGAGTCCGGTCCCGATGCCCGCCCTTGTCAAATCAAATGGATAGAGGGAATAGTGCAAGATTGCAAGAACTCAAAAATCCCAGTATTTGTAAAACAATTAGGAAGCTTTTTCTTGGATGACCCTCATTCTATTCTGTACCCAAAACTTAAGGGTAAGCGATCTGATTTTGACCTTTTCCCAGATGCTGTACGCTACCGAGAATTCCCAAAACTAAAAAATGCCTGAAAACCTTGATTTTTCTAACCTAGAAACTACTGCACAAATCCTATTTAACGCAGTTAGCTCTGTCACAAACTGGAAAGACAGTAATGGTGCTCCAATCCCTAAATGGGATGAACTCTCACCCCAAACTCAAACATTTTGGGCGATCGCTGCAAACAATTTTTTAATTCTTCCTAGGAGAGAATAGTCTGATGCTCGACGAAGTAGACGCAATAGAAAGAATCGCAAGCTTTTGTAGGCGATTCGGGATAAATCACTGGTACTTAGCTTATCATGCTGCTTTCCCTCAGAGAATTACGCCTGAACTTCTTACTGAAATTCGAGAAAGATTTGTTCATGATTCACACTGGGGAGCCATTAGTGACCTACTTTTATCCAGACTGTTTCAAGAGGTCGGATATGAACTTTACGAGATGGATGTTACGTTGCGTAATATTTTGTTACATGAATTAATTTCATTTGAGAAGTATGGTAAGCGACGATTGGTTGAGCTAGCTAACTTTTATCTCGAATGGGTTTCCAAAAATCCAAGAAGAGTTTCTGAAAAAGGGTTTACACACCCTTCTGTCTGGATACCACTGATCTTGGGTGAAGAACCCACAAAACATCTAAATTACCATCTAGCGATCGCAATTCAATCAGGGCTACAAAAAGGTGATCTAAAAGAGTTGTTTCGATTAGCAATGTTTGCAGAAAATACCCCACCAGTGTTGGTGGATATTAATCCTTTATTACTCACTTACTGTAAGGGATTACATGAACTCGTTGTTCTCAGCGGTGGTGTAGAATGTGCGCTAAAAAAGTTCAAGGAGCTTGTAGACCAAGGGTATACAAATCTAAATGTTTTTGGTGTTAACTTACCAATCCTTGAAAGAGATACTCTGGAGAAATTGTTGAATCCAAGAAGACAGGAAGTGGAAGAAGAGTAGCTTTTAAGCTATAATTTTGACAAAGATCGATAAATATAAATGCCGGGTGTGTTATACACACCCTTTTTCAAACTTAGGGGGAGATGAAATGAGCGCCAGAATTAGACTTGAAACAGAATTGAAGAAGTACTTTCCTAATCTTGAATGGCGGATTGAAGGTTTAGGTACATATGCAAGAGCTACATCCGAGGTTTCTATATTATTGTTGAAAATAGATACCACGAGTGATGGTTCAAATTACGCTAACGTTTTTGTCGGATCAACTTCGGGTCCTAGACTTTTTTATGTTAATCAACCTACTAAGGTTACTCTCCATCAAGCAGTTGAATCAATGCAAGTATTTTTGAGAGGATTAGGAACGCAATTAATGGAGGTAACTAATCAATGAAGGCTTTCTCCGTGCAGCAGCCTTACGCAGGATTTTTTGTTGCTTTGAATAGGAGCGATAGTACTCCTATTAAGCAGTGGGAGACTGGAAGACTAAAAACAAATTACAGAGGACCAATAGTAATTTGTTCAAGTCGTGTAAAAAGTGCAAAAATTAATAGAGAATTACGCGAAAAGTTCGCGGATCTGATAAACCAATCACACCTAAATCAGCTGATAACTTCTTATGCCGGAAGTGCGATCGCTATAGCTGATTTAGTAGATTGCCTACCAATCACCCAAGAGCTAATCGACCAACAGACAGAATTAGAGAAGAGAGTGGGTTTTTGGGTGTTGGGCGATCACACTAAATACGCTTGGAAACTAGAGAATGTCCGCCGAATCCCTGTACCATTCCCTGTACGTGGGCAATTAGGGATTTACAATTTACCCTACGAAATTGAAATAGCATGATCGACATCGGTAGTATCTGTTCCGGTATGGGAATGGGCTTACACGGGTTAGGTACGCCAAAGTGGGGAATTGAGTACGATGAAAAGATCGCCCAAGTCTACAAACTCAATCACCCTACCTCACAGATCTATGTCCAACCTGTAGAATCAATCATCCCATCCACGCTGCAAGACGTAGACCTAATCATTGCTACTCCCAGTTGTCAAAATGCATCAATCGCCAAAGGTGAGTCCATCGAAGCTCCTGAAGACTACAGGGTAGGGCAGGCGATCGCCCAAATAATTTCCACTAAACTCCCCAAATTCTTCATGCTAGAAAACGTCTGGGGATATCGTAATTTTGATGCGTTCAAAACCATTATTGCTGCTCTTAACAGGAATGGCTATTACTTGCAGTATTATCATCTGAACTTAGCTGACTGGGGTATTGCCCAATCCAGATTCCGTCTTTACCTGTTAGCTATCAGACATGGTGCGTTCTGGGATGTAGTCCCACCCCAACTACCAAAGGTAGGATGGTATGAGGCGATCGCGGATCTAATCCCCGAACTTCCAGAGTCTCAGTTATGTGATTGGCAACTCAAGAAATTCCCCAATTTGTCTCAAGTCTGCCTAATCCCTGACCATTCCAACTGGACTCCTTTAGTCCCTCCCACAAAACCAGCAAATACTATTCGCGCTGGACATACCACATTCAAAGCTTTGGTTAAACGGGCTGGTGGTGGACGGGACAGCGATCGCCTTTACCTCCCATCAGACCCACCACCAACTATCAAAGCGATGTGTGGTCAGCAGTATCGCCAACTTGATGCAATAGTTGGGGATGCGATCGTTTGTGTGACTCCCCGCGCTTGTCTCCGGTTCTTTGGGAATAAGGAGATAGCAGATAATATTTGGCTACCACCTCAAAAGGGTTTAGCTACAAAGGTGGTAGGGAATGGAGCTAGCTGGCAAATTTTCGGGCAATTGTTTAATCACTTACAACTATCATGTGACATTAACGTCGCTTAAAACCATGCTAAAAGTCAATCTTCATATCGCTGACAAAACCAATATTGTTCTTATTGTTCTTCTGCTCTACGAAGATAAAGAACAATTAGTCCAAAAAGGTTGGACCATGTATTATCCAAGTGACTGTGATGATACTTACTGGGATGCTTTTTATGCTGCAACCATCGCCACATTAAAAGATTACCCAGAACAAGTCACAAAAGCTAATGTAGCGATCGCGCTTCACGAACATTTCCACCTACTCTTGGGTGAGACAGACCCCGACAAAATAACTGAGAACCTGAGCTATATGCGATGGGCAACGGGTATCATCAGGAACTTAAGAAAGGTTTACTACCCTTCTAGCGATAATGAAGTAACTGGGGAGGTAGTAGTTGAAGTAATCCCTCCAGAGCCATATCAGTGGGAAGGTTAGGTAATTTAAATAGGAGGCGCTAGCCATGACATCAACAGTAATAAGATATGAAATAGTAGAAGGACTACCAGAGGATCATGGCATTTACTTATTCCTGCTTCGTGATGGTAGTATCAAGGAAGGATTCTACTCGTCATTCCCATTCCCTCACCATGACAAACCTGTTCGCTACGGGAATCTGAAAGAAGAATTTCTTGAATATGGTGAGCCTACTGGATGGTTGAGACGCTTACCAGAACCGACATAAACGCTTGGTGCGATCGCTAAATTGCCAAAATAGTATTATATTGTGGCAGAATTAGGGTAAAGTAACCTTAGTACTTAACAGAGCGATCGCACTTTAATGAATCCAAGCATTCCTCAATACTGGGAATATCAACAAGATTTAGACAGAACACCAAAAAGATTTCGTGCGTTCTCACTATTTCGTGATCTTGGTAAAGATGTGCGAACGGTAGCAAGAGCGTGGGCAGCTTATAAAGGAATTCCGTATAGTGAATACGAGGAAAGTGTCAGGGAACACGTAGGTAGAAAGCAGGTCCCTGGATATTTTAGGGAAATGGCAATAAATGCTAAATGGATGGAAAGAGCGATCGCATACGACGCTTTTTTAGACAGAAAACAAATAGAAACTTTCACAAAAGAAGAAAATATAAAACATAAGAGAAAACTAGAGATACATCGCCAAAAACAAGAGCACGTAGGCAGTTTGATGACGAGTCAAGCTATAGAAGTCTTGAAAGTTGCCAAAATAGCGATGGGTGAATACTATACAATAAATGACCCAGCAAATCCAAGTGACATTACTTTAAATAGAGTTTTAGATATACGTGAAATTTATAATTTATGCCGTATTGCTAAAGAGTTAGGATTAGCAGGTAAACACCTAACATCTGAATCTCTTGGTATTAATCAAATTCTTTTAGAATTAGAAAAACTTGACTTCCCAAATATAGAAGAGGAGTAATAATTAAGCAGTGAAATCAGTTGATCGCTTAGTAATGGACAGGGCTAGAAAAGCACTCCCATTATTAAATAAAGTTAAAAGTATTAACAAGAATTCACCCCAAATAGGAAAAGCGATTAAATCTTTCGCCGACAAGCTATGGAAACCACAAGCAGGACCGCAGACTCAGGCATTTAACCATCAGGCAGATGAACTGTTATTTGGGGGAGCAGCAGGAGGCGGGAAAGCTCAACCATGCTACTCCATAGAGTGGGCGTTTGAGAATCTTAAATCATTTACGGTGGATCAATATAGTAGTGTACTGTCTCAAATACCACAAGAGATTAGAAACAAAGACAGCAAAATACTAATGGGTGATGGACGCTGGAAATCGCTCGCTGAGATTGTAGTTGGCGATCGCATCATGAATCCCAGTGGTAGAACTCAAGAAGTATTACAGGTACATGAGAGAGGAATACTACACCTTTACCGGATTACCTTTGCAGATAAGACCACAGTGGAGTGCAGTGGTGATCATCTGTGGGGTTTTTGGAACATCAGGCCTCCTACTGTAAAAACTATTGACTGGGGTGTTAGCTACATTTATAACACAAGAGTTAAAAATACGGAGTGGTTGTTTGAACAGTTTAACCAGTGGGGGAAATTTGCTATTCCCATCAATGATGCACTTAATTATACTGATAAATCCTTAAATAGTAGATGGGAAATCGCACGAAGATTGTTTGATGCTCATGGGGAAATCACTCAAGACAATGTTTTTATTGGGACTTTTGGTGACGATTGTGACTTTGTGACTGACTTAGTGCGATCGCTGGGTTACATGGTTAGACACGAAGAAATCGACAGCGATCGCACTAAGCTTGTTGTCGAAGGTAATGATAAATGGAAGTTATTTAGCCTTCCCTGTAAAGTAGAAGCAGCGAAAGAACATGAGCCAAATATCTGGGTGGGTAAAAGAATTGAGAATATCGAGGAAATTGGCTCAACCTACTGTAGATGCATAACAGTTTCTAACCCAAATGGTCTGTACATAACCGACGGATACAACGTCACCCACAATTCAGCCCTGCTACTGATACTCGCTGGTCTATCCCATACTCAGTCAATCATTTTCCGCCGTGAATACTCTCGCCTAAAAGATATCATCGAGAAAAGCCGTAGGATGTTTGGCGAATTAGGGAAAAGCGCCAGGTATAACAGTACTGATAAGATTTGGCGCTTACCCAGTGGAAAGACAATTGAATTTGGAGCGATTCAGTACGACCAAGATATGGAGAACTATCGCGGTCGTGAGCATGACTTAAAGGGATGGGACGAATTAACCGAGTTTACCCAAGAAATATACGAATTCGTCAATACTTGGAACCGATCGCCCAACCAAGTCCAACGCTGTAGAATCGTCGCTACTTGTAATCCACCATCCACAGAAGAGGGGCAGTGGATTATTGATTACTGGGGACCTTGGTTAAAGGAAGATTACGAAGGTGTACCAGCACTACCTGGGGAAATTAGATGGTTTGCCCGTATTGGTGACAAAGACGTAGAACTGGAGTCAGGCGATCGCTTTTCCCACACCGATGAAGATGGCAGAACCGAGCAAATTATTCCTCGTTCCCGCTCATTTATCCCAGCTAGGCTAGAAGATAATGCCTACCTGATGAACACCAACTACCGGGGGGCATTGCAACGATTACCTGAGCCACTGCGATCGCAGCTACTCTATGGTAGTTTCAAGAAAATAAAGACCAAAGACCATCCGTGGCAGGTTATTCCCTCGGAATGGTACGATCAAGCGGTAGCCAGATGGACTGAAAACCCACCCGCACCACAATCGCATTTAGGTGTAGACGTAGCCAGAGGTGGTGAATGTAATTCAGTTATTGCTAGCAGATACTACAACTGGTTAGCCCCACTAATTGTCATTCCAGGGACGGAAACCCCAGATGGTGACACACTGGCGATGGAAATATTAAAACATCGCCGCCATAATAAGGTAGAAATCAGGATTGACGTACTTGGTGTAGGTTATTCTCCCTATGATTCACTCAATCGCTTGAGAGTAAAAGAAGTAGTAGCGATCAATGGTAATGCGAGCACAGGGGAGAAAAAAGATAAATCAGGAGTACTAGAATTCTTCAACCTGCGATCGTTTATGTATTGGCATTTTAGGGAAGCACTAGACCCTAAAAACCATTACGACATCATGTTACCGAATGATCCTCGACTGCGAAGGGAGATATTAGCTCCGCGATGGGAGTGCACAAAAGGTAGAAGTGATTTTGGGATTATTCGGGTTGAGAGTAAAGAAGATATAATTAAGCGTATTGGTGGTGGGAGTCCTGATAGAGCAGACGCTACGGTATATGCGTTCGCTGATTTAGAACTTGATGTTACTGATAATTATGATTGGTTGAGGGGATGACTTATGATGACTGAAGTGGAAGAACAAAATCAGCAAAGAGTAGATAAATTGTGTCAGAAACTGCTATAATCCAAACGAGATGCGGACTCACATAGAAGATCAAAAGCGTCCTGAACAAATTGGGACGCTTTTGATTGCCACCCACTAGAGCGATCGCCTATAATCAATTCTAGTTAAGTCTATAATGTAAGTGTGTTATCATGGATACTCAACACTAATCTGTCCCTAACTACAGGGATGCACCTAAAGATTAGTAGTTGAGTATTTTTTATTTGAAAATCGCCTACAATATTAGTACCAACCTCCCCGTTGGTGCTATTTCCATATCTGTCGGTGTTCAACACTAATTGTCCCTAGTTACAAGGGATGCAAGGAAAGATTAGTAGTTGAACATTTTTATTTGTATGAATATTCGGTTTACCGTAATCTAGAGTTCGGTAAACCGAACAAGCATCAAGATCGCCAAACAAAAACACACCTTACTGTGGCTGGTAGATAACAGTAAGGTGTGGTGCTTAACTGTCAAAACCTATTTCCGTTATCTTAGTCGATCTTCCAAAAAAGTTGTACTCGGAGGAGCGATCGCACTATAATCAGTCCAGTGCCAAACGGTGAGGATTGGAACGAATAGCCAATGGTCCTGTAAATTCTCCTCCTTCAACATTGCCCTAGACTCTGCCAAGATCTGGGGCGATTGTTTTGACGTGAGTTATAATCAGTCGAGATGGAGATTCAATCATGATATTATTACATCCTCACCCTCAGTTTTTGTGACTGAGGGTGTTTTGTTTTTGAGCCAAATCGACTAAAATGCAACCAGGTTGCATATATCGATACTGTCGCTCCTAGTTGCTGATGCCTGGGAGCCTTTTTATGCGAGTGCTATAATATTCAAGTTTGGTAAGATTCATTTTTATGTCCCCTCGCTCTCAGCCATTAGGTTCTGGGGGCGATTGTTTATGATGGGCTATAATATTTCTGTTGCTGATAAAACAGCACGCAAAAAAAGATTTGGGTCTTGTTATCACCTCTGATGTCAAAATCAGGGGTGATTGTTTATTGACTTGTAGTCTGGAGGAGCGATCGCCTATCATGGTTTCACAAATGTAATTTACCCCCGCCCATCTATATAGAATAGATGGGTATTTTTTTGGAAGTTTGGTTATATTTGTGGTGTCCAACCGTAAAGCACAACACTTATGGCTTCCTATAACCGCTTCTACAAAATCCTGTCAATTGATGGTGGTGGTATTCGGGGGATAATCCCCGCAGCGATCCTAAAAGAGATTGAGCGACGGACCAACAAAAGAATCTACCAGTTGTTTGACCTTATTGCTGGTACTTCTACTGGAGGAATACTGGCTTTAGGCTTAACCACACCTAGGGAATTCAATAAAAATGGAAATTATGCACTATATTCAGCGGAAGATTTACTGAATTTGTACATAAATCAAGGTGCGGACATTTTTGCTAAATCCAGAACTTTGCCATCATTTATTCCGGACCAATTAGCTAGCTTGTTCTGTCCCAAGTACCGGGATACTGGCAGAGACAATATTTTACATAGCTACTTTAAAGATGCATTTCTTGTAGATGCACTAACTAAAATCTTCATTACCAGCTACGATACCGTTGGACGTGTCCCAGTTTTCTTTACTAATGATGTTGAACAAATAGGGGTTAGCTATAAAAAGCTATTTAAAGGAATAACAATGAGGCAGGCAGCGATCGCTACTTCTGCCGCTCCCACTTTCTTCCCACCATTTGAATTAGCTGATTTGTCTTTGGTTGATGGTGGAGTTTACGCCAATAACCCAGTCCACTTGGCTATAACTGAATCAATCATTAACAGCAAAGGTAGAGAAACCAGAACTCTAGATGATTTAATGGTTGTGAGTCTGGGGACCGGATCGCTCACCAGACCTTATCCCTACAATAAAACTAAAAACTGGGGAGCACTTCAATGGGTCGGTCCATTAATTGATGTAGCTTTCGACGCACAGTCAGAGGCGATCGCATCTCAACTGGAACAAATGTTTCCTAGCGATCGCTATTACCGTTTTCAAGCCCTATTGACTACTGCTGATGACGACATGGACAATACTTCACCGAGAAATATTTCAGATTTACTTGAAGTAGCCGATCAACTGATTATTTCTCAGGATAAAAATATAGATCGCCTTTGCCAGAATTTGATAAGTTAGTCCTAAAGCAACAACCCCGCCTTAGCAGCAGGGTTGAGTGAGAGTAAAAATTGGGTTATTAACAAAAAGTGTGAATAAGGTCCGAATCTCTACTAGCTTAACAAATTATTAAGCGGTTGTGTTATTAGTGGTTCCAGAAACGACAGAATTGTCAACAGGTACTTGTGGTACTGGAGCTACGTTAGGTTCAGGTTCGGGCGTGGGGTTGGTGGCGGTGGAAGCAACATCGGTAGCAGTAGATGCGGTGGGATCTTCTGTAGATACCGTCGTCTCTTGAGGTGGTTCTGGTGCTGCCGCGATCGCACTAGAACTAGAGCTATCATCAGGTAGTGTAGGAGAAGTTTCTACAGTAGCTACATCTTCATTTTCACCACCTTCATCTTCATCACCACCATAATATTCTTCAGTGGTGGTAGTACGGCTATGGCTTTCAGTCTCTACAGTTACGACTTTTTTACGCTCTAATGCTGGAGCGTCGGGGTTACTAAAATCTGGGTTGTTAGACATGGCGATCGCCTTTTATAACTAGAGAACAAACATTTTTGGTAGTACCACCAAAAATGTAACTAATTTTTTAGCGATCGCCAAGCTATAATTTAGCTTATGCCCATTCTGTGGACATCTCAAAGGTTAGATTTCATCAATTGAAGCACCTACCTATTACTTGGTAGGTGTTTTTGCTGTCAACTACCATTTCTTGTTTTTCCCCGTAGCTGTTTGTTCACCAACACTTTGTTATACTCCTCAGCCATAGCTCCTAGTCCTTTTGCAAGAACTAACCTATAGAACTCCGCCCTGGTATATCCTTGGGCCTCAGCCATTTCGTGGATCTCTCCAAGGAGGGGTGTTGGGACGGAAAAGCTAATCTTGGTCATACCTCCCTTTTTTTCTTGCTCTAGCTCTTGGTCTTCAGTCATTTGTTTTTCTCCTTAGCTTACGTTTACCCTACATATTCCCCACAGCCCCCACACAGAATCTATAGTGTATGCTGTAGAGTATATCCCATCTTTTTGGGAATCTACCAGAGGGAAAGTTGAGGAAGGGCACAATAAATTATGACACCACAGCAGTACGCGGAAAAATATGGATTAGCCCCAGAAAAAGTTTCTGAGGAAATAGCGATAGACCTTGGATCGTACTTTCGTTACAACTCACGGGGAAAACGTAGGCGGACACCGTCCCCGCAGATTTTAACTATTTGTCAATTACTGGATTTTATTCGCCAGAACGGACTTGAGCCACCAACACCAACTATCCCCGACCGGCGGACGTTGACTTTATAATTTCACGATTTTACTATGCTTTTGAAGGGACATATGGTGAGAATTGTCCACGCAAAACCCTTGAAATACCGTTCCTTTTTGGCAGTTTACAAGGTTTTTGTCACATTTTTAGCCAAAAAAGACTGTCTCACCATATGTCCAAACCCATACACCAAGTTAGGTTCAAGGATTATGACACGGAAAATGCCTATTGTCCCCCAGGGGGTGAAAGCGATCGCCTAAAGTAAAATTCCAGCTAGAAAAATCCGTTCTGCGATTGGAATATGAACGTGTATTAGGCACGAATATCTCGGACAAAACGTGGAGACGGGTTAAGCGGGATTGGGCGATTGAAGACCAAGACGAAACTACTACCAAGCTATTTCCGTTGGTGGGGGCGATCGCTAGTCTTAGGAAACTCAATCCCAAAAAAAGAATCAAGGGAATAGATGTGGTAGTCTACACCACAATTTCCCAGAATTTACCAAGGCTCACCTGCAATGGTGTACAGCTGTACGAAGCTTTGCAGAGATTAAACCCACAACCGAGTGTGAAGACCCTTTACCGCTGGGGAATTAACATCGGAGTTCCTCTGAGAAAAAGCAAATCAGTTGTCTACACACCACAGCAGATACAGCAATGGGTGCAGAAGATAAGTTCACAAACGAGGTTTAAATTTAATGAACGACAAGCTAACCAAGTTAAAAACGATGCTCAAAGGGCATCAAATTGAAATGTCTGATGAGCAGTTGACTGCTTTCGTCAGGGGAAACGGTAAAAACCCCGAAAAGTTAACCGATGCTGTGGTTACAGCTTTGGTGAATATTGCGATCGCCCAAAAAGGCAGTATTGTTTCTTCGTCTCAGCAGTCAGAATTAGCCAGCAGTGAAGAGGGTCAAAAGGCAGCCCCGGTGGAACCCCCCAAGAGTGAATATTGCGAACCATCAAACTTCCAAGACGCGATCGCTAATATGGGTGGTCAAGTTTCTAAAGAAGTTACGGAACTGACTAACCCAATTATTAAAGGTGCAAAAGATTATGCTCAAGGAAGAGCTATGGAGACACTGCAAGTAATAGCAGATGTCCCTAATCTTGTGGGACGGATAATTATTGAAAATGCTGCTGAGTACAAAGGCAATCCAGATGCCTTTCGCACAGCGGGTAGAGCAATTAGTAAGGGAATCTTCGGTAATTAATCCTCACCCTTGGATGGCAGTTGTTGCCATCTTATTTCAACTCATTGGAATTAGTGTTTTGGTAGGTTATGCAATTATCGAATCAGGAACAGGAAGTCAAACAACAACAAACACAGAGTTTTACCCCTCAGTCACCACCAGTACCTCCACCACGACAACTGGAATTTACACTCCAACCCAATGGCGGAGTAAAATTCGTCGGTACCGCCGACACCGAAAGTATTAGGGACCTACTAGACCAAGCTTACTTAATTCAAAGGCGGCATCTTGAACAGGAAAGATTGCTTTCCTCAATGAATAATTGGGTGCTAATTTTCTATGGATTTATAGTTTTCGGACTAGCGATCGCTATCCTCGCCACATTAGGAAATATATACAACCACAACAACCATGAGTCTCGCATCAATCTTCCAAGGAATGGGATCATTCGAGTCGGGTAACGAGTTCGGTTATGGGACTGAATCAGTTACCAGAGTCAACCAAGCGGCCAAGAATACCTTACGTCAACTTGGTTCATTGCCTGCTGGTGTAAGTGTTAGTACAGTTCTGCAACGGGCAAAAGCACATGGTGCATCAAGGGAGCAGAATTATTTGATGGGGAAATTAATTGGACACAATACGGGGATAGCCACTGCATTAGTTGAGCGATACGAGGACGCTGTTAATTATTCAAAAAAGATGATGGAGCTAGAGCAGCGAGTACATCAACTTGACGGGCAACACCAAATTAATGTTGGACGTTACAAGCTAGATCGGGCAGAGCAAAAAGCTTTAGTCAGTGGACACCAAAGACAATTACAGATCGCCGAAAACATTTTTTCTGCGAGGGACTAATGGATAAAGACTTCTTTTTTCATTTGAGTCTGGTTGGTATCGGGTTTATCATGTTCCAGATTTTAGGATTTGGGATGGCGGGGTATGGTCTTGGTTTTGTTCTATTAGGTGCTTTAGGTGGTGTTCTTATTTGGCTTGTTGGTTACATCAATAAATGTGGCATGGCAGCCAGAAATGGTGGGTACATCGAACCTAGTCAAATCACAATTGCCTACGCACCTTCCATTGTTTTCGGGTCACTAGCAGTTATAGCGATCGCCATTGGTGTTTATGTTTGGCAATAATTTCAAACACAGAGTTGAAAAATATAAACTCCAAATTATTCTAGAACGGGGACTAGTTTGGGGGTTCTTAATCTGCGCCCTTGGAGGATCGACAATCCCCGTTATTTTCCACAACCAGTCTAGGTTTAGCAAACTGGTTGAAATGGTTGGGGGACTGGGAAATGCGATCGCCCTATCGGCCAGTTTGTATTTCCGCCAATCAGATGAAGAGATGTTCCAGTCTTTGGAGAAAGCAAAGACACACCTTGATAGGGAATATCTCAAATCTGAGTTGGTCAACGATGCCAACAAAATTAAAGTTGACGGTGACAGGCAGTTTGCGGGGAGAATTATTGACCAAGTGCCTGAATATGAGTATCCCCGCTGGGTAGAAACATTTGGGCTACATGGATTAATCCCACTGTCATCGAGCAAACCTGATTTTGATGTACAGCTAGAAGATGGGACGGTAGTAAATGTACAAGATTTGCCAGAAACCGTCCAATACAATGATCCGCGCGATAATATCTCCGACGACTGGATTAAGTATCTTGTAGCTGGGATGGCTCACCCGGACCCTGAAAAGCGAACGGATCATCATTTTAAAGTTGACGGTCCGTCTCAAACAGGGAAATCAACTCTAATTAGCTACATTTTGTTTGGGTTAAATCAAGCATCTCAAAATCACGGTGGTAAACTTTACGTCAACTTGATTGACCCCAAATATCCTGAAACTAATTGGATAATTGAGCCTAGCTTTACTGGATACGAGCAAGTAAAAGCCGGAGTAGAAACGGCTTTTCAAGAATTAAAAAGACGGAAAAACGTGCGGGTTGCAGACAAGCGATCGCACAAACCGCGAACGGTATTCCCCGACTACGTCTGCATTGTAGATGAATGGGACAATATTTATAGTGAAGGTAACGGATATGATGGTAAGATATTAGACAAGAATGATGTAGCAGCTATTCGCTCTCAAATTTTAATTATCCTTAAGGAAGGTGCTGCCTACAATATTAGGCTAATCCTAATTGGGCAATCAGCTAATAGAGAATCACATGGTTTTAGCCATAGCCAGCTAAGGTCAACAACTCGGATTACTTTAGGTATTGAAGCTTTACAATGGACAAAAAACTCTGAGTTTCCTTGGAAAGACATTGCAGAGAACCTACGGAAAGAGTTAACCTACTGGATTAGCAAAAAACAAAGATGTGCTTTAGTCTGTCCAAATATGGGTGTTCCCTATGTAGCTCCCATACCCAAGATAAAAATCAATGCCCCGCAAGATGCCAATAGTAATATTCCAGAGTGGGAATTAATTGTTGGGCAATGGATTAAGGATTTGGGGCGACGACCGACAATTGATGAGTTAAAACCAATTGTCCAAGAACATACTAATGCATCATTCTCAGACGAAGAAATAAAGATTATCATCAATCATTTTTGCGGGGAGGAATAATTATGCGCTACAGAGATAGGCTAGTACCTTGGTCTGTATTTTCATTGAACAACACTGGTGAATGGGCGATCGCTAGTCAACAACGTAATCGAGAAGATGCGATCGCCTACGGAAACATTCTTCTAAGACAAGGCGTACGGAGGGTTAAATTAATTAACTCAGAAACCTTGGAAGAGAAACTACTTAATTCAGATTTAGACGCTGCTTAATTTAGGAGGAGAATAACATGGACGTAATATTTGCATCAGTTTTAATTTTAAGTGTCCCATTTGGAGGAGCCGGGATGCTGTTTTGGCTGGGTAGAGAATCCTACCTTCAAGAGAGGAAGGCGATTTTACAAAGACAACAGCTGTCAAGGGATTGGAACCTGACCGTAAATTCAACAGCTTCACCATCTACAAATCACCCAGAAATGCAGGAGCTAAATAAAAATTAATGGGATTTTTTAAATCAACATTGGCATTTATTAAATTCCTAGCCCTTGGATTTGGTATGGCGATGGTTTGGTACGATACTGGACTATCAAGGGGCTGGATAGCACACAACTTTCACCTTGATAAGTTGTTTTGGAATTTTTCATGGATATTTGCTTTTACTTCTGCGATCGTAGTTCTGTCATTTGGGGCGATCATTACATTTCCATATAGCTGGCATTTTGTTGTAACCGGTGGCAGAAGGCTAGCGGCAGTTGGTGATGATACAGAAAGAAAATTCTATATTGGGGGGATTTGTCTGTTGGTTGCCTTTCTGGCTGCTAATTTATGGTTCTTCTATGAAATTGACATTTTGTCAACTTACGAAAAAACCCATAATTGGTATATTACCACTGCGATTGTTTTCGCACCAGATTTACTTTTTCTACTTGCCAACGCACTTGAATTTATCATCAATTCTCAAGGCGGAGAATCTGGTGGGGCAAGAGGTGGTAAAGGCAGATCTTACGACAATTAACAATTGACAATTTAATTTGTCTGTTGTAAGATTTAAAACATCCAAGTTAGTTCAAAAGGAAAAACATGCTACAACTCAAAGTCACAGAAAAAGAAAATTACACTTTAGTAGAAACACAAAAAAATGATAAGCCAACGGGGCAAATTAACCCTGTTCAGCTATCTGATTATTCAGATATTGAATTCCCGCAAATACGTGGTGAAATTTTAGTAATATCTGGTATGCCAACAACAGCTACTGGTATTATTGCGCTTTACTACAAAGCGTATTTTAAAGTAATCACATTTTACAATCCTCGCGAGAAAAATGCTGAGGTAGCTTATTCAATTAATCCCAACATTCGATTAGGTCAGTCCGTTGAGATTGAACCTGTTGAATAAGTTAAATTTTGCATATAACTCTTTAAAACGATCGCCCTCAATGGTGGTCGTTTTTCTTTAGGAGAAAAGGTAAATGGATTTAAGAGTAGATTATGACTATTATATAGTTGCCTTCAGTGGGGGAAAGGATTCTCTAGCCTGTTTACTGCATCTGCTAGAGATTGGAGTACCCAAGTCCAAAATCGAGTTGTGGCATCATGAAGTAGACGGTAGAGAAGGGTCAGATTTATTTGACTGGCCATGTACCACAGGGTATGTAAGAGCGATCGCGGCTCACTTTGAAATTCCTCTTTACTTTAGTTGGAGACAAGGGGGGTTAGAAGGGGAAATGATGCGCGATAATACCCCAACCGCTGCCGTTAGCTTTGAAACCCCACACGGATTAGTAAATAGTGGAGGTAAAAGTAATCATTTAGGGACTAGATTACAATTTCCTCAAACTTCAGCTAATTTAGCTGTACGTTGGTGTTCTTCTTATGCGAAAATATCAGTAATGGATGTGGGAATAGCTCATCAATCTAGATTCAGAAATTCCCGAATTTTAGTAATCACTGGTGAGCGCAGGGAAGAATCTACCAATCGGTCAAAATATGCTGAATTTGAGCCTCACCGAAAACACTGTCAAATACGCCATGTAGACCACTGGCGACCAGTAATTGACTGGGAAGAACAAGAGGTATGGGGTATTATCAAAAGGTGGTCTGTGGTACCACACCCGGCATATAAATTAGGATGGGGAAGAACATCATGTTTCCTGTGTATTTTCTCCTCCAACGACCAATTAGCATCGGCTTGGAAAGTGGCACCACATAGGGTTCTCCGAATCGCTGCCTATGAAAAGTGTTTTGGGAAAACCATTAGCTTTAAAAAAGTAAAAGGTAAGGTTGTCCAAGTATCGGTACTAGACAGAGTCGCGGATGGTACACCTTTTGAAATGAATGAAGATGATATTGCTCAAGCCATGAGTAGTGATTGGTATTCACCTATTACAGTACCTCCAGAGGAATGGCAGTTACCTTTGGGGGCTTATGGTGATTCTGCTGGACCAAGTTAATTCAACCAAACAAGCAAGCAAGCAAGCAAGGACAAAACCATGACTAGTAGAATTGAGAAAATCCAATCAGACTTACAAGAGATGTGCGATCGCGGTTTAGATTTCTTAGAAGAATTAGGAGCACACACAATAGAAACCGGATTAGACCCCGACTCTCTACTCTTGTCAAACATCGAGTTGATGGTTCAAAAGTTCAGGAGAGCAATGGTTATTGAAGAAATGAAGTCTTTGGGAGGGATGGAGTTAAGATGGCGATACAATGGAGAGGAAATGTGGCGAAAAGAACGCCATATACCTATAAATATTCCAAGCGATACTACTTGGATTACCTACGTAGTTGTACATAGTAGTTCCCCAAAAGAAGTATCGGCAGTTCAAGGGTCCGCTATTTTAGCTTCATCTGATATCAACAGCAAAGATGCATGGATACAAGCTGCTAACAAATGGGAAAAGAAGCCCAACATTAGAGAACAATTCAAGCTAATTCAACAAAATTGGATGCAAATTGAGCGCTTGAGAAGTTACTTGGAATCAAAAAATGAACTGGGAAAGTATGGCAAAAATGGAGCCAAGGCTTTTGAAGAACTTGCTCAGGAGATAGAATCAGGAGAATCCTACATTAGTTGGGTTGAAGTTGAAGATTATTCGTACTACCCTCGCCGCCATGTAACGGTAGTAAACATAGAAGTTCATTGCACAGAGTTAGGTAAAATACTGTACGAGGACCGTCAAATATTTGCAGACGGTACTGTAAAACAACGTGGATTTAGTTGGGTTTCAGAAAAAATGAGTCCAGTAGATCACAATAACCCTTACTTTACAGCCAGTAGGGCGTTGAAAGAAGAACTAAACTTACCAAATGATGGGTTTAGTTTCTTTGATGATCAGCCGATAATAAAGGAAACTACTAGCGATGATTCTTCCAGTTATCCGGGAATTCTCTCGATCTATGAACTTCACACCATAAAGGTGGATTTGAAAGCAGAGTATTTCCAAGATGAATACAGGGAAGTTCAAGCGACTAAAACTACCGTTTTTAAATGGAGATGAGCATGGGATTGGAATCGTTAGCCAACAGTAAAATGTATTTGTTAGCACTAGAACACATTAAACATTGTTTGAATGAGGAGGAAAAAAGAGATTTAGCAGAGATCGAAAAAATATTCTCCTATTACGAAGAAGAAAAAGCCATTGAATTAGTTGAGACATGGATGTCAAATAAACCACATTTACTTGCTCCTTTCGCTGTAGAGCTAGAAAAGTTAGGTAATTTAAGTGGAAATGCCAAACTTCTTTTGGTTTCTTCTTTCATAAAGTCAACAGGATCGATAGTAACTGCTCATCATTTTACCCGCCATTTTGACATATCACCACCCACCTGACATATTTGGCTTGGTGATAATTCTTCGCCGAAAACAGGGAAGTTCAAGCGACAAAGACTACAGTTTTTAAGTGGAGAGAACAAGGTGGGGAACAATGATCAAATTTAAAGTTGAAATTGGTGATGAAAATACAGAATATACAACATCATCAATTACCAAAGATACCGCAATTGATCTGCTAGCAGTAGCAATAATTGTGCTTAATCTTACTCATGCCCCTAAATGGCATATAGAAGTATGGGACGGAGATGAAATTATTTGGAACGAAGGCAAATCAGATGATGATTCTTTAACTAACACACATTTTTCTTAAGTAACATAGAAGTGCGATCGCTATCATCACAAATTTACAAAAGATGAATAGCGATCGCCCTACCAATCCCCACAACTTACCAGTTCCCACTCAACATAATTCCTATGCCCCACACACAAACCCAATCCCCCACCCCAGTAAAAGAAACCCCTTCACAGATGGATGTGAATACAGAGGAAAAAGAGGAAGGTATCTTCCAAGCAATTGGGATAATTACGGGGGAGGTCACAATTGACCCAGATGGGAAAGAAAACACCATTAAGATAGGCAATAAGATTTACCCACTGCTCTATATCCCCCAGAAGATTAGAGCGTTTGAGGGGTTAAAAAAAGAAATCCAGAATACTGGTAAGAAGATTCAGCGATTGGTCGTCTACCCCAAGGTGATTCACTTCCCTGGTAGAGACAATCCACATAAGATTAGCTTTCAAGTCGTAGGATTCGATACGGGGAAAGTTGGGAACTCTGTTTCCGAAGAATTGCAAGATATGGAATTTAAGTTTGCTGGGTTTTGGCAATTTATACCTGTATGCCAAACACCTTGTGTATCAATTTTCCGTAATTTTTCCACATCTCGGATAAATTACATCAAGAAAATTGAGCCATTTAAAAAAGTTAAGTTTATGAAGGCTAGCCATCTGCCTTTGCTGTGGAGGGATTCAGTAGTCAGACCTTTTAGGTTTGATCCCAAGGCAGGGAAAGAACAGCAGGGACACCCAACATTCGTGACAGTAAAGGCTAAATTTTTGCCAGACCGCGATTTGTTTGGGTTTCTGTCATTGCTATCACCTCCCCAAGATACACCACCTCGCTTTTTAAAAGCCTCCAAGAAGGATAAAGCGACGGTTCTGCATCAATCGAATAAAAATAAACCACCAACTGCAACAGCGAAGAAGTCAAAGCCAGTGGCACCAGTGGTGGTAAAATCAAACTCATCTACTACACCAATACCTAAACCAGTTAAGAAGGTCAAATAAGAAATAAAAAAGTATTGAGTTAGATTAGTATCGTCCATTTATTTGTGGTTTTTACAGTGCCTACCCATCGAGTTAGGCACTTTTTTATTAGCTATAGGCTAAGATGGACTTGAATAGTTTTTGAAATGTTGTGTCATTTTCCTTACTTCCTGATCAGTAAGGATTTTTTTGAAGAGTGTTTAAACGCAAACCTAAATCTCCCACGCCCGATCGCTATAACCCTTAAAGAATCAGAGAAAAAGTGTTTAATTGCAAATCTAGCTAAATATAAAAATATGTTAGTCAGAGATATCAAGTCTGGAAGTACCGCTCAAGTTATGGGGTTAAGTCTCCAGTTATTTGATGCTTTAAATGAAATTGCGCCCAATACTTTAGTCAGTTTTGAAGACTTAATCGAACAAGGTCTGGTTATCAAGGGTGATGAGGGTCTGGTTCCTTTCTGCCAACCACCAGCTAAAGAAGCATTGGTTAAATTCCTCAAGGTTCATGGGAAACCAATCACTATCAACAACTGCTGGCGATCGCTATTCGCTCAATATCTCTTGAAGCAGCAGCAGAAAGAGGGGATTATCAAGAATTTTGTAGCTGAAGTAGGTCACTCCAATCATGGTAGTGGTACAGCGTTAGATGTTAACGAAGCCAAAGAAATAGTGACATTAATGCAATTACATGGGTGGACTTACCCATTTCCCGACGGTGATGGGATGCATTTTGAATTTAGACAAGCGGTGAAAGATTTACGAGAGCCAATGATTAAGGCGTTTCAGACACTCTGGAATATGGCTAACCCAGACAGGGTGATTGAAATTGATGGGTTGATGGGCGATCGTACCTTGGCTAGTATTGGTGATTCACCCGCTGCCGGGTTTTACAACATCAAATATCCCCGAATTCTTAGATATACTTATCCTCAACTAGAAGGCAAAGATGTGGGGGAGCTACAGTTAGCACTTAGAAAACTTGGTATCACTGTAAGGGCTAACTGTGTTTTTGACATAACTACTTACTCAGGTGTAAGAACTTTTCAATTAAGTCGCAAATTACCACCAACTGGGGTAGTGGACAGAAAACTACGAGAACTACTGGAACTGAAATGGGTAGGAACTGGTGAGAAAATAATTACACCACACCTGCCACCACTACCACCACCTGGCAGCTTTACTCCTACTCACATGCTCACAAGTTCATTGGTTTCAGAAAATCTAATACCACCTTGTGCGATCGCTCTAATCAAAAAATTCGAGGGATTATCCCTTAATGCGTATACAGACCCCAGGACAGGTGGAGAGCCAATTACCATCGGTTATGGATGCACTGTTAAACCAGACGGGAGTAAGTGGAAGCTAGGGGACAAGATCAATTTAGAGGAAGCAGAGCAATTATTATTAGTGCAATTGCAAACTGAGTACTTGCCATTCCTACAAAAAATTCCCGTGTGGGCAGAGTTAAACCTTAACCAACGGGGTGCGTTACTATCTTTTGCTTATAATTTAGGTGCTAACTTCTATGGGAAGATCCCAGATTTTGCAAGTATTACCGAGGTTCTGGAAAACAAAGAATGGGACAAAATCCCATCTACTTTTGCTAAATACTGTAACCCTGGAAGTAACGTAGAAGAAGGATTGAAGACAAGGCGATTAGCTGAAGCCCAATTGTTCTTAAGCCCGTGCTAGGATATGTTGTATAGCACTTTAAGTCGAGTTGATGAAATATCTCAGTCTTGTCCAACTCTGATACAAGACTGAGACTTTTTTGTATTTAAATGAGGAGTAATTGCGCAAATGGTAAAACTAACAAAATCTGAATCGGCTAGATACCAATTGATTGGGGAAATAATTGGAGCGATCGCTAGATATGTAGTTTTTGTGATTATTTGCCTATTGGCTTATCAGGTATACGTTAGCCATTTATGATGATTATTCACCATTCCAGTAGTTCTCGTAGTTTTCTGTCCACTACCCCAGTTGGTAGTAATTTGTGACATTCTTCTTCCTGTTCTTCCTCTTCTTCTTCATCAAATGACTCTAACTTCACCTTAAAATTTTCCTTTATTTGAACAACACAATAATCAAAAAAGCACTTGTCAGGGTCTTCGTTGTAGTGCTGTTCTTCGAGTACTGGTAGTTCAATAACGATACCTTTTGCTGGATTAGGCGTTTCTTCGGGTTGGTATGCTACGTGGGTATCTTTAAAGAATTTAACATACATCCCTCCACCAATTTCAGTGTTCTCTTTAATGTCTGAGTAGATATCCATCCAAACTCCAGATACATAAAGATCAAATTGTTTTTGGATTAATTCTTCTAATGTAGACATGATCATATTCTCCTAGTTTTTAAACTGTTTACGATGTGGTGCGATCGCCCTAACTCAACCTAACTCAAATTGTTACACGTTCTATTCCCCCTCAATTGGAGTCTGAGTTACTTTATCCAACCATTCTTGATAGATTTTTGTTGCTGTTATAAAAGCCAAATTTAACCCACCTTGAATAGCGATCGCTTCTCTTCTAGTGGAATAAAGTTTTTTGCCGGTATTGAATTCTTCAACCAATAAAACTCTCTCTTCTCGATTAATCCGAATTAAAATTCGTTGATGTGATTTACAATCGTCAAATATATCTTCCCACGCTGTTTTATCAAGAACGTTCTCGAATATTCTGCGGATCTGGGCTAATTCGTCGATTATTTCTATTTCTTCTGACATGGTTTTATTCTCCTCGTTTGCAAATTATTTGTGGTTTGTGCGATCGCTATTTCTAAATTTGGGGAATAGCGATCGCGTTAGATCATGGCTCGAAATATAATCCGCCATCAGATACTAAGTTAGACCAATACTTAGAAAACCTTGCCCCTTCAATTAAGGGATAAGCAGCACTTGAACTGGTCCATTTTAATTTTTCCGGGTCCACAGGGGCATTTGGGCGAAACCGTAAAGGAATTGCGGGGCTGAAACCCTCTTCCAAATTTAATGCATCGACTTCTAGCTGATTGGGTCCCCATCCGCCTTCCACACCGAGCCACATAAACCACTCGCGAGGGAAATACCCGTTTTGGTGCACCACAATGTCATAATAGTCACGCTGCGGGAGTGTGACTTCGTTCCGCTTTATTGTCCAATTACTAGGTAGGTTAGATGCTACCTGCTCTACAAAGTCTTTTTTGATAGTTAATTTCAAGGGTTTACGTTGGTTGCTTTGCATATTTCTGTCCTCTCGTTCGTTGGTTATTGTGGTGGCTGGCGATCTATTTAATTACCTTTACTCCAAAACTTTCAACCTTCGAGCTTTTTTGTTGAGCTTTCCGTTCCCGTCATCGCCGTTAGATTCACAGACTACGTGGGCATAACGGCAGTCTTGTCGAGGGCACCTAAAACCCCAATGGTTATACTGGCGTCTTTCTCTATGCTCAACAAGAACTATTTCATCTTTATATACTGGATTTTTACCGCTAATTAGATAGGCATCGCCTAGCATAAAAAATCCCAGTCTTGTGTAGTATCGGTTAGTCCCGCTCAAAAGAGTATTCCAGATTGTGTCAAGGTCGATTGTGGCAACGTCCATTTTATTCTCCTAATTTAATTACTACTAGGCAATAAACCCGCGATCGCCCCTTTCAGTTGCTTTCTTTGCTCAGTAAAGCGAATATCGCAAACTTGAGATTTGCCTCGCCCTATTCTGGCTAACTTTTTCATGAAGGCGATCGCATCACTATTATCTTCAGGTCCAATATACAGGGTATTGATAATACCCGGATAGTTAGCAGCCACAGACAAAGCTGCTGTTTCATCATCTGGGATGCCATCAGAGACAACCAAGGTGTGTGAAGGTGTATGAGTTTTGCCAACTATTAACCCTGCCTCTAAATCGGTTGAGCCACTTGGGTTAGGAATAGATTGGAAGTTGGGGATTCTAAGACAATTACTGGAAAAAGTTAGAATCACCTCATTTGGCATCACATCTCGGTCAACCGCTTTGCGAAGGACATCAATTTTTATTTCTCTCTGTGTACCTTTGATTGTCCTAGACGTGTACTCGTTCATCGACTCCGACACATCCAGTAAAATCACACTTTTACCCAATGGGCGGGGATTAATCCTTTCAGCGTAAAGTGTGATGTCTGCATCAGAAACAGGACTTTTAGCAGCTTTATTGATAAAAGCCTGTAGTGGGTCAATGATATTACTCACGGGTAGTTACCTCCCTGATAATTTCCATGTACTCTTCTAAGTGCTTTTGGGAAGGTTCCATGTCAGGTTTTATATCACCAGACTTGATTCTAATATCACTTTTCCAGTGAGTTGAGACAAGGACCAGCAATTTATGGAGTTTACTCCAAGTCTTATCGTCGTTCTCGTCAAACCAACAAGCCTTACCCTCACCTTCGATACCCTTGGGGTGACGCCTGTTCCCGACTAAGTACACCGTATAGCACCAGAGGGGTTTCATGCTGTCACTTTTTTTGAAATAGACACGGCGATCGCTCTGATCGCTGCCCCAGATATTCAGACAAAATTCCCCGTCATAGCCCCATGCACGAATAGCGGCAGCAAAAGCAGCTTTAATTGACCACTGGCGGGTAATAGTTTCAGCTTCTCTTTGGATTTTTTCTTGTTTTAGTTGGCGTTCGGTTTCTCTCCGAATCCTTTCCCGTTCTTCAGCTTCTTGTTCAGCTTGGAACTTTTGAGCCGCCTCCATCCGGATTTGAGCTTTCTCTTCAGCGGAAAGTAGCTCTTGGCTCATGGCGATGGCTATGTCACCACCACGCTTGAAACATTCAGCGATCGCACCTTGAGCTAGTGCAAACAACTGCTGATCTGATAAACTTGAAAAATCAAGCATGATACTATACATCCCTTGAACTTAACTTGGTTTTTACGCACGAGTTCCCTCTACGTGCGTTTATTTTTGGGGTTTTTGAGGGAGACGAAACCCTCTACCCGGTACGGACTCTAGTCCCCATCCGTGTTTACAGGCTTGGCAAATTGTTAAGACGTACTTAGGAGAAAGGTTTAACTCTTTACCAATTTTGGTAGAACTCCACCACCTCCCATCCTTTAAAAGGGAGAGAACATCGATCGCCCTCTGCTCCATAATTGAGCATGGACTAGAGTAAATACCTTTCAGCATTTGATTTGCAGCATTTCCTAATTTAGCCCGATACTTTTTGTCCATAAACCCTCAAGAACTAATTTTATATTAGATCAAAATTTGATCTAAATCAAGCTAGATTTCTCTAATTTCCTAAGAATTTCTTGGATTTCTGAAAACCTACAAGATAAGGACTGTTTGATTTTCTTGTGAACTATTCCTATCGACAATTCTCCATCAAAATGGCCGTAGTTATCCTCCGCTAATCGCATATGACGTTGATAGCCTATCATTACTTTCTCATAGAAAGTATAATTTTCTTGCTCAATACGATCCAACTTCTTACCTTTGCGAGAAAATGCAGTTTCATAGCTTACTTCTAGCCACACAACATAATCGCATTTAACACCACCAGTAGCTAAATCATTGATTTCCCTGATGGATTTTTGGCTAATTCCTCGTCCATATCCTTGATAGGCAATTGTGGACTGGGTAAAGCGATCGCACAACACCCATTCATCTTTTGCCAGTGCTGGTTTGATTACTTCAGTAACATGGTGATAGCGATCGGCTGAGTACATTAGTAATTCAGCCACGGGGGAAATAGAGTATTTTTCGTCTAGAATTAAACTGCGAATTTCTCTTCCCAACAGGGTAGCTCCGGGTTGTTGTGTGGTGAGAACTGGGAGTCCTAAACTTCTCAACCATTTAGCGCATAAATTAAGTTGAGTCGTTTTACCACAGCCGTCAATACCTTCAAAGACAATTAGCTTTCCTGACATTATTCTGGTGTGTTTGGTTTTTCTCTCAAATGTTGCATAAGTTTTTCAAGGGGTATTTCAAAGTGCTTGATTCCCCCAGAGAAACCATGATCAACTTTTTCGGGTTCAGGGAAGAATTTGATAGTAAACTTACATCCTAGCGATCCAAAACTCAAGAATGTTTCCACCAGTTCTTTGCCCAGAGCATTTAAATGTTCTGTTTCGCAAATACCCCATTCATAAGCAGGGATAAGAAACTTATTGCAGTTAGAATTAGTCTCTGGTTCTTTTTCGGCTACAGCTACCCTTCCACTACCAAAGAAATATTCAGGGTTGGTTGGCAGTTCGGTACAGAAGATAATCGGCAAACAAGCGTATTCTTGTAAGCCTCGTAAAATCACCTTGACTTGTTCATAACAATCTGAATTAGTCCGAATCAAAATATACGCCCTCGACGAAATTACAGCAATGGAAATGTCGGCAGGCTCTAGAAATCGTGGCATATTTTTACTCCCCGACGAACAGAAATTAGCATTTGTCTAGTCTTATTGAATACCACGGATTGATATACCGTGTCTAGCCAAAAACAGAAAATGTGTTATTTTTTGACTTACTTTCAAAAATGGTAGTTTTAACGCTACAATACCTTGATTAAGGGCATAAAGCAATACCAGATGGGGGGAGATGTGTCGTTAGAATCGAAAATACACGAGGTCTGTTATCTACTGAAAATTCGGTTTTTTGGTCGTTTTGACCAGATAAACCCTGCTGATATGGTTTACCTAGTCACTTATATTTTTGACAAACTTGGGTATCCAGCGATGGTGGTATTGGGAGAACTCCACGGGAAACCACATGCATGGAACCGGATTAATGGCCTTTTTGTAGATGCAATTTACCCAGAGGGGGAATACTCACAAATCTTTACAGGGAGGGAAGACCCAAGTGGCTACCAGTGGAAGGAATGCTTGGTGATGCGATCGCCCTTCATCGACACAGAAGAAATGAAGATCGCCATTGAGTGGGCAGATAGCTTAGTAGACTGGCTACCAATTGCATGGACAGAATATGCGCCTATGGACCCAAAAATACTAAGGGCATTTAAAAAATATCAAGACGTATCAGCCAAAGTCAATGAGTTTCGTGCAAAAGGGGTGAGTTTCTTTATTGATCACCCACCAGATAGAGCGATCGCCCTTGAATACTGGTGGAACATTAACTTTCCTAGTTTTCCGCTAGACACACAAATAACTACACCTAAAATTACAGCAGGAGCAACAGCATGAAAGTATCAGAAATTCTTGATTCTATATTTGCCCAGTATCCTTGGTATCGCCGCTTGACAGGTGGTAGATGGATTTTAGTGGACAGTGATTTTAAGGACATTAAAGCCCCACAAACTATCTACCCTAAATGGGCCCGATATATTGATATCCTCAAAAGAGAAAAATCCATTGGGTATGAAGAGTATAGGCAAGAACAATGGAGTAAGAGTTTGCAACAACTCGAAAAGTACCAAGGCGAGGTAAATCAACTTAGGCAGGAACTAAGGGAATCCAATGAGAGGGCTAATAATTTAGCCGAAGAGTGCGATCGCCAAATTGCTACCTATCGACAACCTTACATAGATTTACTTCGGGAGAAAGAGGAGATAAAAAATAAAGCTCTTTTGCTGGAGTGTAGGGCGATCGAGGCAGAGAGAAAAGTAGGTATTTCCGAAAATACCATTGCTGATCTTAGATCAGAAATCGCAAGACTTGAGGATGAGCAGGCTGTTTACAAAACTGCTTTTGAGCAAGAAAAAAATGAGGTAAGCAGACTAAGTTTTATTGCCGAACACAAAACCGCCCAGTTAGAAAGTGAACTTAGAAAAGCTCAAGATGAGCTTAATAAACAAAGTAGGATAGGAGTGGAGCTACAAAATGCTATTGAATATTTAGTAGAAACTGGAGAGAAGAGAATTAATCAACTGGAAAATGATTTAAAAAATGCTCAAGATGAACTTAAAAAGGCAAAACAATATAGTGCATTAATTTAAAATCAATTAAGCAAATTGTTTAATATCTATCTCCAATTCTTGCACAGTTGCAGCGGAAACCTTGACCAATATTCCTACACACTTTGGTTGGTTCCGCTGCTTTCTTATCTTATAAAATCTTCCACTACACCCTACCACATAGCCGGAAGAATCATTACTTAATATCTCTGCTTCTACCATCGCATCTAAAACACTGCCGATTAAATTATCAGAATCGGAAGATAGGAAATTAATAAAGTGACACTCCACAAAACAGGGATATGTAATCTTAGGAACCTTAGATGCAATTAAATGAATGACTGCTGCACTTTTCCATCTTGAATATCTTGGGTCTGTATAAGTGCGTCCGTTGGAGAATCTTGGTCGTCCTTTGCCAACACCTTTATCGGGAATCCAGATTGAAATCATAGAATTAATTAAAAAAACTTGCCTGAATACCACATCAGACAAGAATAAGATACCAGATATTTAGAATTATTTTAGCCTGCTGCTGCCGCTTCTTTTGCAAGTAAACCCTCAGCGATCGCCCAAGAGTTTTCAACCACATTAGTAGTGTCGTGGGGCAGGAGGATACTTGGCCCACCTCTTTGAATTTTTAGATTGATAACTGCCGATGCAATTGAACCAGCAATTTCAGTTGCAATGGGGAGTACCCCATGAGCTTTATTAGCAGGAACAGTTGCTGGGTGAGGTGTGGATGCTGGTGGATTTGTAGGTGCAGGTGCGGCAGTTGCTACTACAGGTGTAACGGCGTTGGGGGGGATAGCCGTGGGGTTTGTACCAGTAGTTGCAGGGGTAGTAGTTGGATTAGGGGCAGTGGCAACTACTGGTGTAGTTGTTTCAGATGGTGTAGTCGGATTAGATTCAACGGTTGCGGTAGCCATAAATTAATTTCTAGAAAAATTACAACTTATTTAATTATAATCGCCAAAATTTTAAACCACCACTATTAAAAAGTTCTATCAGCGATCGCTAGTGACCGCCAACAGAACTGATAAGCATTTACCATTACCCTATAATATCTTAACCACCAATAAAAAGTTCTGTTTACTGGTGTAAACAGAACGATTTTTAAATCCATCTTGCTTGTAATTTATTTTAACTCAGTTTTTACTAGTTTCTGCAATTATCTGTTTAGCCAGAGCGATCGCACTCTGGGAGATATTGCTAATATCAGCAGGACTCAGAACCAGAGGAATTCCTCTGGTTGCCTTGTTTCCTAGAACCTGCCCAGCCGCTATAGCGGCGATATTTAAAGCTGCCACTTGGAGCTTGTTTGGAGCGGGTTCTGGGCTTGTTGTCGTGGGTGTCGTCGGGGGTGTCGCTGGTTCAGGTACAGCAGCAGTAGTAGGAGGTGTTGATGGAGTTGTATTGCTATTTTCTGGTGGAGTATTAGTAGAGGGTTCTGGTGGAGTAGTTGGTTGGTTTGCTGTTGGAGTAGTAGCCATATTTTTAAGTAATAAACTATTTCCATGATAATATACTCAAAACTTTATTGGAGAATGGACATGATGTACCCTACTTTGTTTTTGATTCGTGGTATCACTGGCAATGGTAAAACCAGTTTAGCTAAAAGGATTGGAGGATGTGTAAATATCGCAGCTGATAACTATCCGGGGTTATATGTGGATGGAGAATATCAGCAGCATTTACAGAAGGAATCTCATGAATGGGTTTTACAAAAAGTAGAAGAATGGATGGGATCAAAACTTGATATCGCTGTTCACAATACTTTTGTTCGCACATTTTATCTGGATCAATACCTTAAATTAGCGAAGAAATATGGGTATGCGGTTCAGATAATCACGTCAGAAGCAGTTATCTTACCAAATGGTGAAAGAACAAAATCAACACACAATGTCCCTGAAAGTGTAATTGACCGAATGAAAGAGCAGTGGGAACCATTTAACCCACCTACACGCAAGGGGATGACTTTTAAAGATTTAGCTCGTCAATTTCATTGGGTCCCTCAAAAGTATGAGATTAGCTTTCCGCCAGATGTAATTATTTTTGACAAAGACGGTACAATTACCAAACCAAAAGATGATAATAGAATCTTCCAAAAAACACCTGATGATTTTATCCTCAACCTTGACTTTTTTAACCTTATAGACTTTCTGAGCATTAACTCTGTTGAATTCTCGGCTTACGTTATTAGTAATCAGAAGGGAGTATCCACAGGGCAGAAAACTCTAGATTTTCTGAAGCAAGAAGTTGAGTTAATGCATCAAAAGATCTACAATGCTTTTTCTGGAATTTATAAGTCTTGGCATTTTACAAAAAGCTTTTTTGCGATTAGCGATCGCGAGTATTTGACCTACGATCCTAACGAGAGGATTTGGGACAATAGAGCATCTAAGTTCGTGGTCTACAAGCCAGGGATTGAGTTGTATTGCCAAATTATTGAGAATACAGAAAACTACCAGTCCAAGAAGTTTTGGATTATTGGTGATGCACACACAGATGGATCGTCGGAAGATTGGCAAGCGGCTAGTAAGGTAATTAATCATTACGAAGATGTGGACATAGCTTACATCCCAATTGAAATTGCTTACCAACTAGCAGCCAGTGCACTGAAATAGAAGACAAAAAGAACCCCAAACTATTTACATTAAATGAGGTGAGCAAATAGCTTGGGGTTCAATTAAAAACAATCTAAAAGGACAATGAACTACGATAATTTAACCTGGATATATTATAGTTGTCAACTATTTAAACACTCATCTTTAATTTTTGTGCTTCAGACAAGTTCCCTTCTTGTAATTGCTTTAGTCTCTCCTCGCGGGAGACTTTCTTCGAGAATCCGTACAAGGAAGTAATTATTTCTTCCTTCGTACACTGTAATTCTTTTCCTCGCCTTTCAAGGAAAAGTTCATATTCTTCATAGTTGTAGTCTACGAATAGACCCAAACCTAAACATCCAATTTGATGTTTGTCAAACACTCCTCCACCTTCTTCTATGGCGCGCTTGTAAATCCTTTCCGGTACCTGTCCCCGGAAATTACATCGCCCCTCTGGAGGGAATTGGACAATTGCACTAGCTAAAAGGTTTTCGTGTTTTTTGAGAAATTCTAAGGCTAGGCGCATAGCTTCCATAGCTACATGAGATTTACTGTAGCCAAGTGCCCCGCGTACTTGAATCACAGAATTATAAAGATTCGGGGGAACCATGATATTTAGTTCGACGGTTACTAATTTAGTAACTAGTTCACCCTTTACTTTTCCTCGGTCGGGGTGTGACTGGATATCTTCTGCTAGTTCATGCTCAGTTTTTGGTTTTTTGCTCATTTTCCAGGAATCTCGGAACTCTACTAATTTAGATATACCATAATTAAGAGGTTCTTTCAAAAGAAGATCCGATATTCCCGTATTCTCAGCGTAAATACTGTTAAAATGGTAAAGTCACGTCAAATGACAACACAAAACACCATAACCCAACGACCCCAACTTTGGGGTCTTTATTTTTATTGAGCATCTACCTACGACATGCGCGACAATAACGCTTGTACTACGACAGACACGTCATCCTCGACATGGACAAAAAACAAGCTGCTGAATTTTTAGGTGTTAGTCAGCGCATGATTGAACGCTATACTCAGTCTGGCGAGATTGGGTGTACATATATTAAGCAAGGACGGGTAAATAAGGCTATATATGACGAAGAGGAATTAAGGAGATTTAAAGAACGGCGAGAAAAACCAATTCGTCCATCCATTACCACTGATACACCACGACAATCTCCGACATCCCACGACATTATACCGTACCCTGACACCTCCGACAGTATTGAAGATATCGTTGAAATAACCAGGATTTTCACCATAGGATTACAGCAAATTAGAACCAGTGAAAAGCTGGTATTAACACTGAAAGAATGTCAGTTACTAACTGGGCTTTCTCGTAAATATTTGTTGGATGCGATCGCGTCTAAGAAGCTAAAAGCCAAGTATATTGGCAGGGGGTGGAAAATTACCAGAATAGATTTAAAGGCTTTTACTAGATCCTTTTAGATCCGTCTTCTAAGAATAGGGGGTCAAACCCCCTATCTATTTTTCTTCCTGCTAAAGATAGATTTTAAGAAACAAGGCTATAATTTTTTTTAATTATTGTATTTTGCAAGCAATTTATTTGGTTTAAAAATGTTAACAATTCAGTTAAGTACAGGAAGCCTACGTACATCGCTAAGTAGGTTTTTGGATACACCCATATTGGTCGAAAAAGTTGGCGACAAATACCAAGGGCTTGTTTTTTTAGATGGGGAGAATTTATTTAAAACCCCACTTTACAATTCCCCCAAATATACTTTACAAAAACTTCAAAGGAAAGCAGTTGAAAATTATTGCTACTCATCAAGATACCCTACCGTTATGATGAGTATTCGTGGCCAAAAGCAAAAAGTGGTTGCATTGAACGAATTGGCAGAGAATTTTTTAGGGGACAAATTAAATGGGGAACCTTCGATTTTTAGTAAATGGGGACGGGAATATATGCGGAAACACTTACTTTCTTTAAAAATTGCAGACATTGATCATTTAAATACAAAAAATGCCTTGATAGAAATTAAAAGGGTATCAAAGGCACTTTTTGTTTATTCATTTGTAAATTGGGAGGATTCTATTTACTAATCTCTTCATACTCTAATATCAAGTCTTCAATTAACTTAATAATTTGTTCGTAGCAATTACCTAATTTAGCGTCCCAAGTACTTTGCAGGGTGGTTAACTTTCTTCTATCCAAATATTCTACCATGAACCAAGCTATGGTATAGAGTGTATTCTCTGATATCTCTATACCATCTACATTATTTCTAATATGGTGCAAAGTCTCAAGCGGGATATTGGTCATTCCCGCGCAATCAACCAAAGAAAAATTTCTCTTGGTCAGTACGTATATAAAAGCTTTTTGTAAGCGATTTAAAAGATCTCCGGAAATTGTACTCTGTCTTTTGTCAGATTGCCCTTTTAATCTTTCGGCTAATAATTGGCTTGATATTGCGACAATGTTAGCCAGTTCAGCCGTAGAGGCATTCTGAAGCCGAGACTCTAGGTCTTCAGCCTCAGAGACAGTACAGTTTAGTTTGTTTATCAAAAAGCTGGCCAGTGACATCCCGTAAAATTTAGCCAGCATTGCCAAGTCTGTGACTTTTGGCACATCAGTTTGAGCCGGGTCAGACCAACGCCGGATTTTGTTTCTTCCTATTTCCGGAATTTTACTTTCTATTTCTGCGGACAACTTATAGGGTGTTAGATCTTTTTCTCTGGCTTCCTGCCTGAAAAAGGTTACGAGCTTGGCTTTAATATCTTCCTCGGGTGGAAAGTAATTCGCCGATTTTACGTTTCCACTTACATCACGATCATCACGATAATTATTATCTTCCTTACCATTCACTGAAGTCTCACCGCTTAGTAACACCATAACCACATACTACCGCTTTGCAACTACACATATCTTATAATATTATCAAATAAATATTTTTGCAAAACAAGTATATTTTTGCAAATCGCATGAAATACTTGTGGTGGCAGTATTTCAGCGATTTCGTTTTTAGCTTAAGTTTTCACCACTATTGGTTTTATTCTCTTTGTTTTAGCCGTTTTTGGTTTAACAGCCTTTCTGGTTTTTTTGATAGTGCGTTTTTTGCTGTCTACACCCTCTAGCGATTCAGGTGGCACAGGCTTGTCAGTGCGGGTAATATGAGAAAACCATTCATAGTGCTTAATATCTTTTTCATCACAAAAAGCACCGTAATAATCATTTTGTGCAGCATTTGTATCAGCGTTTTGTTGAATTTGATAAAGCTTACAACGTTCGTTTAAGCAGTAAAACTCAAGAGCTTTTGGGTGTCTACCTAGTTCCCCACAACAGTGACATATCTGGCTGGAATAAGGAGATGGGGACAAAGTGAAGCTATCTGGTCCCCTAAATCGCCGACATTTCTCCTCCACCAGCGATCGGTATCGTCCCCATCTAGCATCTAAAATTTCGCGATTTAAATCAGATTGGTGTTCCGCACCATTTGGTTCATATCCTTTACCATCTGCACTTGGTATCGGATCCGGACGCTTCACCATCTCGTCTGTCGGCATTTCCTCAATAGTTATTTTCCCAAAGCGGCGTACCAGAATAGTTGAGGATTTATGCAAAAATGCATTGGCGGGTCGCCGGATCTTGGTTTCATTGATTTTACCTTTTCGGTGGAGCGTTTTTTTGTAATTATTACTATCTCCCCGCAAATGATCCACGGACAACCCTTGCTCTTGGCGCTCCTTGATTAATTTTTTCCTATCGCTGCGTTGTCTGGCTAGTTTACGCTCGATTCTTGCTAATTTTCGAGCTTGTTTGGCAGCAAACCGAGGATTTTTGACATGGCTACCAGGTTCGTCACTGGACATGAGGTTGATTAGCCCCGTATGGACAGCTATTCCCCGCTTCCGAGGTTTAATTTTGGCTTTTTTACGTACCTGTATTGATAATTCTGCCTTTAAATCACTGATTTGCTGCTTAAGCAACTCTTTTTCCACAAACTCCGGAGTCTTTTTCAACTGAGCTTCCAGTTTACGAATTTTAACTTCCAAAGGATGGGCACTGACAATACACACATACCACCCGGTGGGTTCTTCCTTAATAGTTACCGCCCTAATGGCTCCGGGGGTAGATCGCACCTCTTCGGGAATTCGCTCATGATTCTTATTTACAAATCTTAGTGATAAAGGATGCTGCTTACCTTCACCATCTACCCATTTACCAGGGAGCCTAAGTCTATCGCCATCAAACCAGATCTGCTCTGGACTAATGCAATGGAATGATGGCAACATCTCATTCTTTTTAAAATTAGGCATACAAGCTTTTTCTATCTTGGGGTTCAAATAAGCTTCCCAAGCAGCAACTAAGCGATTAAACACAGTCCCCTTCATCCAAGACGACGGTACAGTGAGTTCCCCCAGTAGTTTTAGTTTCGGCTGACCCTTTTCTACACGATCCTTATTTATTAGCCGCCGGCGGGAGTCTTCTTCTTCACGCATCAAATCACATCTTGTCTTAGTCAGGTACCCTGTAAGGGTCATAAAAAGGTCTGGATTTTTGGGTCTAGCCTTATTTTCAGGGTAATGGGACAACAGAGTTGGTTCCTCTGGTAGCATTTTTGGGGGTATGGGGGTGTAGACTCCATTTTTAATAATTGCAATTTCACAAGTTGGCGATGCCCATGCCCTCTTTTTATTTAAGCGGAGCCTACAGCGGAGAATCCCGTTCATGTTGATTTTTTCTTTTGCTGCGTTTTTTAACATGAACTCGTAATACCTAAACTGCTGATACTCAATCAGCAACTCTAGCGCCTTGTTCCAAATCCACCTTAAATTAGCTGCATTTCTGCCAGTAAAGAAATTTTTCTCCCAATCATTCATGTAGATTTTGCACTCAGTCGTTATCATCCCCGTTACCCCTAAACCGTGACATGAACTAATTTAATCCAAAAAAGAACATCTTGCCTTTTTTGAAATTATGGATCATAATGTGTTTACTTTGAATTTTTCAAAGTCTACGCGGCTTGGTCTGCGGAAGTTAAAGCTTGTTCTGAACTTAAGTTCAGTATTTGGGGGACAAAATACCAGTGGGAGTACCCCCAAGCGACCAGTAGGTGAAAGCCCTGGATTGAGACAAGTCCCTCAATGAGCGGGCCGGAATCCTGCTCCGATCCCGGGCAACCGGAATACCTACACTCTTAGAGCGATCTGCTACCTGAACCTTGACAATTGCGCGCGTGCCACCCTTGCGATCTTTGCTCTGCAACGATTTTGGGTATCTGCTGTATCTCACGCGGGAATAAACACAGCTTGTTTACCTGAACTTCGGAAACCCTTTCTGGAATTCTTTCTACGACTGGGTTCTGGAGGGGAGGGGTGGCGATAGGCTTTAGATGTCTGGGTAGTCGCAAGCTTGTAATGCCCAAACTTTTTGGTGTGCATCCCTAGCGGTGGCGATAGGCTTTAGATGTCTGGGTAGTCGCAAGTTTACAATAGGCAGATTCTTGATCAGCTAACGCTTAACGTGGCGATAGGCTTTAGATGTCTGGGTAGTCGCAAGCTCAACCAGCTAATTCCTAGCTATACTGGACAATCAGTGGCGATAGAACTTAGATGTCTGGGTAGTCGCAAGTGCCTATGATCCTCTGTTCCTTAGAGTGTTGGTGTGCTCTGTGGCGATAAGCCCTAGATATCTGGGTAGTTGCAAGAATACGAGTTATTGCCGCATCTTTATCTAGGTCAACTGTAGCGATAGGCTCTAGATGTCTGGATAGTCGCAAGAATCACGGTTGGCACGAGAGCGTTTTTCGCTCAATTTCGTGGCGATAGGCCCTAGATGTCTGGGTAGTCGCAAGCTGATCCATTCTTTCGTCACTTTCCACCCCCAATCCAGGTGGCGATAGGCCCTAGATGTCTGGGTAGTCGCAAGGTTGACATAAGTTACTGAATTTAAGTCTCGATTTAATTAGTGGCGATAGGCTCTAGATGTCTGGATAGTCGCAAGTGGAGTTATTGGATTTGGATAAACACCACGAAAAAGTGGTGATAGGCTTTAGATGTCTGGGTAGTCGCAAGTAAAATTTGAGTGTTTACTTAAATCAGGGGGTTAAAAGTGGCGATCGCACCTAGTAGATGTTAGACAGTCGCAAGACACAGAATACAGGTTTAAACTTGTTAATGACAGCATTAAAGTCGCGATCGCACTTAAATATTTAGGCAGTTGCAATTCTGACTAATTATTAAAAAAGGTTAAGATCCGGGAGTGGCGATCGCAAGTGATAGTTCTGAATGATCGCAAGTTATCTTCCTGGTTGCCACAATTTTGGGGATGCCTGGCGAAAATCGCAAGTATCCAGGTCAGGACAAGACAGGGAATAGGGATTGCAAGGGTAAGGAATTTTAGGTCTGAGCGATCGCAGGTCCGAGTATGTCGCAAGTTGAATCGTGAGCCATCGACTGTTAAAGGTCTAGCGCAGGTTTAGACAATTCCCCAAAAAGTTGTTTTCTCCTGAAAACCTTACCCCACAAAGGTTTTGGTTGCACAAGTATTTGTACTTTGATTACGAAACACATAAATTGGGCGTAGGTCGCAAGTCAGCAGGAATTTTATCACTTAGGTTCTCACAGGCAGTTTTAGGATTGGTGGCGATCGCTAAGTATTACAGTTTTCTAGTCAAGTAGGAAAGAAAGATCGCAAGCTGTGAACAATTACTTTAAATAGGTTTAGATCGCCAAGGATGAATAAAAAGATGAGATCGCAAGTCATGGGATTGGCAAGTCGCAAGACAAATTTCTCTCCCTATTCAGATCGCAAGCTGATCCAAAATGTCAGATAGACTATTTGCTTAATGTAGTGCGATCGCAAGAACGAAGGGAACATTCCGAGTTTTGATAGATCGCAAGCTGAAAAACTTATTTACTGCTTCGTAAAGAAGATAGCCCAAAAGCTTTGAGAATTTGATTTTCTACCTGAACCTCAACAAATGAGGGAATAGAGCCTTTGGGTGCGAGACTTGGTACGTGATTATTGATCACAGTTCCAGCTTTCCAACATTTATCAAGAACTGACCAAACTTCTACAGTATCGCCCAATGAGGGGTATTCTGCTAAAAATTTTTCTTGTTCAACTACTGCCGATTTTTTAACTTCTTGTGGTGCTATCAGAGTAACTTCACCTCCGTAGCATCCAGGTGAAAGCTTTTCCAAGAACTCTGCTACATCGTGACGGTGGCAGGGTTCATTTGGTTTTTCGTAGCATAAAAGCGTTACGGGTTTTCCTGCTGACAAGGTAGAATTGAGCCAATTAGTAATTTGCTCAGAATTCTTCCTCAGAATATTCAAAAAAGCTGGTTGGTAACTAACGGTATACAGATTTTTTAAATAAGTCGAATAGTTTTCAACCTCAGCAGTTTTTGCTTTTTTCTCTATGAGTTTCCACTTTTTTAGTAGCTCCTCAGACGGGGCAAGCATATTTAAGTGTGTCCCAGTGAAATTTTTTGGGGGACGACGGGAGATAGAAATACCTTCCCCGATAATTGGTCCGGAGTAGTAACTGGTGTGAATCATGCCAACAGCCCCAGTAGTGGATAGTTTTCTTTGCAGTTTGGACTAAGCCATAAACACTCAACACCAGTACGAGAGCCATTAGTTTTAGCGTCCCACTTAATACACCGCCAGTCAGACAGCGATCGCTCATAAACTTCAGACCCGTACCCAGAAAGAATAACCATTGCATCTACTGATTGAAGTGTGGAGAGTAATTCTTGATGCTGGTGAATACTCATCTCATGGTCATAAATATTTTTGCTGACCCGCGAATCTGCGATGTAGGGAGGGTCACAGTAAAGCAGAAGGTCTGGATTTTCCCCTACACGGCGAATTAGCTTTAGGGCATCCCCACATTCAATCTGAACCAGCTTTAGGCGATCGCGCACCTGCTCCAAATGGTTGGTTCTATTCCAAGTCTCAACGACGTTTCGGCTATTGGATTGATGAATGAGTGACCATCCCCCGTTTTTAGTAACCGATGTTCCGCCGCCGTGGGTCTGCCAGCTGCGAATATAGAAATTAACGGCACGTTGCAAGGGTTCGGTAGTTGGTTCAAAAGCTTTCTTCCAGACGGTTCGGGAGTAGGGAGTATTCTCTATCTGCCAGAGAAACTCCTGATAGCGATCGCGGAAAACCTGGAAGAAATTAACCACGTCGTCGCTGAGGTCGTTGATAATTTCAACTGGGACTGGAGGTTTCTGGAGGAGTACTGATGCTCCGCCACAGAAGGGTTCACAGTACGCAGAATGGGGAGGGAAGTGGGAGATAATCTTGGCAGCATCTCGGTACTTCCCCCCAAAGTATCTGAGCAATGGGGGTAAATCGGCGATCATTGATGCCTTGGTAGAATATCTCTAAAGGTGGTAAATTGTCTGTCAAACAGCATTTTTACTGTTCCGGTAGGACCATTACGGTGTTTGGCCACGTTTATCTCAACTATTCCCTGTTCCTCTGACTGAGGGTTGTAGTAGTCGTCACGGTATAATATCATGACCATGTCTGCGTGTTGCTCGATAGCACCAGACCCCTTTAAGTCGGATAAAAGTGGGCGCTTATCATTTCTGGATTCACACCCCCGATTGATTTGACAAAGCAGGATAACCGGTACTTTTAGCTCACCACTTAGCTGCCGGAAAGCCAAAGTAATCGCATCTAACTCTGATACTTCATTTGAAACTTGATTAGATTTACTCATTAACTGTAGATAGTCAACAACTACAGCCCCCAAAACACCATTGTTTCGTTTCTTGGCCCATCGGCATTGGGCAAGTATAGAGGACGGGGTAATATTCCGGCTATCGTTTACGTAAATCGATAATCCAGAAATTTTATTAGTAGCCTCAACTACCTTATCCCACTGAAAATCTTTTATATCCCTCATCTTGAATATGTTTGTGGGTAGTTGAGATTTTGAGCAAATCATTCTTTCTACTAATTGCTGACTGCTCATTTCTAGGCTGAATACAACTACTGGGGCAACTCTGGAAATATTCTCGGCTATCTCTAGCCCCAGGGCAGTTTTACCCATTGATGGCCGTCCAGCAATAATTGTCAAAGTTGATTCACTAAGCCCCCCAGTTAGTCCATCTAGTGCAAGATACCCAGTTTTGACACTGGGGGATATATCACCACTTTGGACTCCTTCTAATTTTGTAAATCCCGCGATCGCTATTTCACTAATTGGTTTTAACTCAGAGGTAATGCTTTCTTGGAAACCATCAATTATCCTTGAACCGTAAGCCAGTATTTCTTCATTGGTGTTTGCAGGGGTTTCTGCAAAATCCAAGAGTTCCCTAAATTGGGTAATTATTTGACGACGTATCCATTTTTGGATCAACAAATCGGACAGCTGGTCGATGTTAACATCTGAAACTGTCCGATCTAGTAGGTCTGCTAATTTCGACCTACCCCCAACGTTGTGTAATTCTTGGATTTCCTCTAGCTTATTTGCTACAAACATGGCATCCGTCGGTTTCCCTTCTAGACGCAGAGTAAGTATAGCTCTATAGATTTTTTGGTGAGTTACCAAGTAAAAAGCTTCTTCCCTCAAGGTTTCAATCACCCTTTCTATGGCACCTGGGGATAACATCAAACCACCCAGAACCGCCTCTTCTGCCTCAATGCTGTTTGGTGGGACTTTCAAAAATTGAGATTCCATAAAATTGCTCGGTTTTTTGTATTTAGTACAACAGGATACTACCTAAGCTCTAAGCTGTTTCTTGCATTAAGTGGCCATATCGTTGGAAAACTTTTGGCGATCGCGACATTTTTACTCTGAAAAGACGACCGAATCCAGACTTACAAATATGCTCACCCCAGCGATCGACCTGAGCCTGATCACGGAAGAGTCGCCCAATATTAGACTGGGTAAGAAATTCTTCAAACCCGTGGATTTCAATTTGGTCCATCACATTTTCATGATGAATTGAATCAAATTCCACAAAAAAGTCTACTTCGGGTTCCGCTTCTTTTTGGCGGAGTTTGCGAAGATAAGCTAAGTAGTCCTTGTAATATTCTTTCGCCCTGACGTAATTGCCGGAAATCTCACTCATGCAATTAACGCGCGTCGGTTGGTAATTGCTCTTACCGTTGATATTCGTGAGTTTACATTCCTCCTCACGTACCTTAATATACCATCCGAGAAAATTCCTGTCAACATTATCACCATTCATCCACGGGTCAGCGGACGAACTGCGATGAACACCCTTGATCGGGTTAAGGTGGCGTTTCAAAAGTGAACCGCAGTATTCGTCTAGCTCATCATCGGTTTTGTTAATCCATTCATCCGTATGATCAGCAACATTTGGTCTATGTAATATTGGCTTGGGGATATTAGTTCGATTGTTCGGCTTTGTCGAACGAGGCGCGGAACCTTCTTTTTTAAATCCGTTGGGAAATGAGTGATCTGTGTGCTGCTTAATTTCTTCACATGGCGAAGATGTTGTTTCTGGTTCTTCTTCAGTTGTGCTGCTAACGGTAGGTTCTTCTGAAATTAACGTCAGGTTAATAGCTGGTAGATCTTGGATTACCTCAAATCCAGGGATAAGGGGTAAATCTGGAAATTCCTCTTTGGCCATTTCTTCTTTCTCCTCCGATTTTGGAACAAAATCCTCCTCACTTGTCTTTGGGTGGGGGGTGGGATTTGTATTTGTAGTAGTTAATGAAGTAATAATTGAATTCCTTATATATAGGGTGTCTTCACTTCCTTCATTCACTTGGGGTGAACAGTCTTGGCTACATACGTCTGTAGATGGGCCCAAAAAAACAGCCCCTGAATCCTGTAAACTAAGATCCTTTATCTCTGTCTTGTCAGGTACGAGAGATAAGTGAGCTTTATCGGATCTAGAAAGCCCTCTCGATTTTTTTGATGATTGTTTGGATTTAAACTTCCCAGTAAGTATTGCAATTTTGCTGTGGTTCCTAAAATACCACGTCGTTCCCTCTAAGTGGTCGTGATAGCTGCAAAAGTATTTTTCTTCGCCATCCTCACTTAAAAATGGGTTTGGTGATGCAATAAACTGGGTGTAAGATTTATGCTTAACACCAATTTTGTCAAAAGCTGTTCTGAACTGAAATTCGCTAAAACCTAGTTCCTCGGTCCAACTGTCACCTAACCTGTAATGTCGGTTGTCGTTGGGGGATAAAAATTTGTAGAAACCTTCGCCTTTGGTTATGTCAAACCAGTATTCCAATCTGGTAAAGACAATAGCGGCGTTAATATCTTTTACAAGGTCAAGAATTGGGCGACTGTAGCCAATAAAGTCCATACGTTTTATACTGAGAAAGTTAGAAAAATTAGAAGAGTGCGATCTATCTAGATGTGTTTGGTGTGAACTTGAGTTTATATGCGACTGTTCACACGATTGGGCATCTATTTTTGTTGTTGGTGTATTTATGGTGGGCGACGAAAACATACTATCCCTGTCTCCGCCCCCATTCTTTTTTGCACCTCTGGGGCTAATACCTTTTTCCCTTACGGTAAGGAGATCTTGAGGCTTGTAATTTATAAAAATCTCAGAATTCTTGTTGACAGTATCGCTAGAAAATGATATATTCAGCATTGATTCTTTGTTTAACATTTCTTGCTCCTTCTTCTGCTGAGTTAGAGGTGTTGTAGATAAAGATCCTTCTTTAGCTAGCATTTCTTGCTCCTTCTTCTGCTGAGTTAGAGGTGTTGTGCTTAAATTGGTGAATTGATTTCAAAAAACAGTTCATCGTTTTACCTCACTTGACCGACTGTTACTTGACCGTTCATCGTTTTTCTTTGTTAATTGCCCTCTCCCCCGGTATCCCATACGCTCCCCGTGCCAATGAGGTAGTATGTGTGGTACATTAAGAGGAATTAAAACACCGATAAAATTTGAGTAAAATATTTTGCTTCTTGTCTCCTTCCCCCCCTGGGTAGGGGATATTTTTTTTGTTCCTTAGAGAACATACCATTTTACACTCCGTTTGACAATAAAATAAAAAAATCACAATTTTCAAAAAAGAACGAACAAATATGATATAAAAAATCTTATCAGAGTTTGGTCAAAAAAGTGCTGGCCGATAAAATTTCCACACAACCGACATCAGTTTCAAAAACGTCACCCGTAGACTGCTTTGTGGCAACCGTGCCTGAGCCAAAGTCTAAACTGCCATACGCCTCACAGATCGAGGCGTTCAGAAATGATATTCGAGTTCTATCCGATTCCCTTTCCCCCAATGGGGTAGCTTGGCTTTGGTGCAAGGATTTTATATGGAAGCCCATACCTAACTGGGATCTACCAGGTATAGGAGTTTCCTATCGAGATATAGCAAAAGATTACGTAGCTCGCCTATTGGGGGCAGAACCCCCTACTAATCCGCAGGATGAACCAAATAGGGAAGATTTTTGGTTTAAAGATGCAAGTCAAGGTAAATATATCTCTGTCCATGTAAAGTGGGTTCCCAATGGGAAAGATGCTTGCTTAGAAGTTGATTTAGGGAAGCTAGCCTCTGATGTTTATGTGCTTGTTCAAGGTGAAGAGATGAACATCTTAGGGTGGGCTGGTATCAATTATCTAAAATGTGTTGGCCCTACAAATCGTGGGGATGGATCTGGTGCTAAATATTATTTGCATCACACACGGCTTTTACCCTTTGATGCTATAGAAGCACATTCACAATATCTTCGTTGGGGAGAATGGGCCCATTTCCCATCCCGGATAGTTAACCTGCTGCGGTGTGCTGGTTTTTTTATCCAAGAATTTAGGAAGGAAGATGATCGCCACATCCTGCTCGCCTCAAAAAGCAGAAGGACGACACCCGATCGCACTCCCCGGACATATCAAGACTGCATCGAATTGGTCTGCGATCCATTTGACTCCCCAGTGGTTAGAACCCACTGGGGATTTTTGCGGGAAAAACGGAACTAACACAATTTAAAGGAAGCAAAATGGTACGTATCTTTAGAAACATCCTTGCTGTCAGCTATTTCCTCGATAGAGGAACAATAATCAGAAATGTAAAGTGTCAGGGTAATGTCCTAACTGGACAGTTCTGGGATAAAGATAACCCCGACCAGGTTTCTAGTGTGGAAATCGTTCTAGATATCCCCAACCTTAAATACTCCCTATTCGTATCCAACCCATCTGGGGCTGGTTCTGCCTCTAGAGGTATGAACCTAGCCTACGCCAAAGGGTGGGAATCTCTGCTGTCAACTGCAAAATTACCTATAGCCGCTTAACTTATGTTCCCCCAATCAGCAACTTGTGCGTTCCCCGTGTTTTATAAATCTTACTCTCGCTATATCAAAGGAGCTAGAGAAAGTTGGAAGATGACGTGCGATCGCACTACACAAGCTTTGTTTGAATTGGGGGATTTTGCGGACTGGGAGCGACAGCTAGTCCGAGAGAGCCTAGATAAATTACACGTTATTCCCTCCGGCCGCTGGTTATGGGTGGGGGGAACAGAATGGTTAAACAAACCAGAGAACTACTCTGGAGCCTTTAATTGTACTGGTACAGATATTATTGATTGGCATAGCTTTGGCTTGCTAATGGGGTTAGCTATGCAAGGCAGTGGTACTGGTGCTGTCTTAGAGCCTCGCTGTATTAATAATCTGCCCATGATTCGCGTTCACATTGATGTGGAAGTTGCAGATAACTTAGGGCAGAATTACCCCTATCCAGAGGGTGTAGGAGACACAACTGAAGTCCACCTAATTAAACCTGGCTTTTATAGCATGTCCGTGGGGGACTCCCGACAAGGGTGGGTAGATGCATATCAGTGGTTCTTGGAAAAGTCCAGCGATCCTGATGAGTTACCCAGTATTAAAGTCATCGTTGATCTATCCTTTGTTCGCCAATCAGGTTCTCCACTAAAAGGGTTTGGTGGAACTGCTAATCCAGTAAAGTTGCCGAACCTATTTAAAAAAATCACTAAAATTACCAACGCAGCTGTAGGCAGATATCTCACCTCACTTGAATGTTGCCTATTAATAGATGAAGCTGCTTTGTGTGTTGTAGCTGGAAATATCCGCCGTAGTGCCGGAATCCGCCAATTTTGTGCCGATGACCTGATCGCAGAAAACGCTAAAACTAGCCTTTGGCAGCAAGATAGTTTAGGTAATTGGAAGATTGACCCAGACCGTGATGCCCTGCGGATGGCAAACCATACCCGTGTCTTCCACCGTAAACCTACCCTTGATGAATGTATTGGCTCGGTTCGGAAGCAGTACTATAGCGGTGAAGGTGCAATTCAATGGGCTGGAGAGGCGATCGCCCGTGCCAACGCGGATATTCTTAACACCTCAGAATTAAAGCAGCAGTTTTTAGATAGCTACGAGGGAAATAGATTTTATGCCGCAAGCACTCTGAGGGCGATCAGTTATCGGGCGGGTGTTGAAATGGATGAGGATGAGCTAGATCATCGGATGTCTAGGTATTCTCTTAACCCATGTGGAGAAATTTGTGGTAAAGATTTTCACTGTAACCTCTCTGAGGTGCATTTATCACAAATTAACCCATTAGACTTTGAATCCCAACGTAAAGCTTTTAGGGCAGGAGCTTTAATCGTCTGTGCATTACTTAAGCGTGGATTCACCGAAGAACGGTACCAGCGATCGCGCGATTTAGATCCGATTGTGGCAGTGTCGTTTACGGGATGGTTTGACTTCTGCGTGAATCTGTTTGGTGTGAAGTATTTAGAATGGTATGCAGCGGGTCGGGGTTTAGATTGGGGGCAATACCCGGATGAGAAGTTTATCATCCTTAAACCCAACGCCACTTTTGATAAGTATCAATCTGTTCTGTATAAAGATCACCTGAAAATCTTTCTACCACCTGAGATTTATCGGATTTGTAGCGATCGCTTTTTAAGGCTTGGGGATGAGTTCCGGCAAACACTAGGTCAGGTATTCCAAATAATTGAGGAAATATATCTTTCGCAATGGAAAGGTATAGTTGCCCAGATGGTTGAGAGTTACTGTGACTACCATTTACTCAAACAACCAAACCGATTTACCACTGTTCAGCCCGCTGGCACCAAAAGTCTCCTAACTGGCTCAAGTCCAGGGTGGCATCCTCCCAAGGATACCTACTACCTTCGCCGGATTACGATGCCCAAAAATGATCCGGTGGCTCTAGCATGCATTGACTACGGTTACAGTGTGGTTCCCTCTCAGCTAGATAAGGATAAGCATGGTGTTCTGCTAGATGACCCCTTTGACCCCCGCTGTACTGAATGGTTAGTTGAAATTCCTACTTGCACTAATTGGGCACATCTGCCGGGTGTTGATCAAGTTGATATTTCCCAACTCCCATTTATTGCCCAATGGCGAGCCTATATGACTGTCCAGCAGCACTGGACAACCTTCAACACCAGCGCCACTTTGGAAATTACCGCAGATGAAATCGAGGAAGCTGGACGCTGTATCCACCAAGCCATTGAGCAGGACCAAGGATATGTGTCTGCTGCAATCCTAGCTCGGTTCCATGATAAACAAACCTTTCCCCGCCTCCCATTTGAGCCAATTACTAAAGATCAGTACGAAGTGTTGATGGCGATCGCTCTAAGTAGGCGAAAAAATGATGATTTTGACTATTTAGTTAATTTACACACACCTACAGACTTTTCTCAATCTAAAGAAGCTGGTGATGGTGTGGTGGGATGTGATTCAGGAGCCTGTTTATTGCCATGATCGAATTAACAACAGAGCAGGAGTTTAAAATTCATGCTTTTAAATTACAAGTTGAAAGCATGAATGATGAACAAATCAAGAGTATGTTGGTTAAAATACATGAGCGGATAATCGTAGCCGATACCTTGTATATGCGAGAAATTAAGAAACGGTGGGGATTAGATGCACCAGATGCAACTGTACTACCAGAAAGTTTAGGTTAAAAATATAGGAGTAAAATTGATTAAAGTATCTGATGAACAAATTGAGTTAGCTGCTAAGCGGGTTTTCTGTGCCTACTTCCCAGAAAAAAATTGGGATAATATCCCAGAACAAGAACGCCAAACTTGGATTCAAGATGCTAAAAAGGCCATAACTGGAGAAAAAATGACTGAACAATTTACAGTAAAAGAAGTAGTAATTAACGAACCTGCGGTAGCCGAACTTGATATGTCCGCGATCGCTGAATTATTGTATGAAGCCTACGGTGACGCAGCTTGTTGGAAAAATTATCAAGGTAAATCAATGCCAAGATGGGGAGACTTACCAGAGAATATTCGTACTTACTGGACTGCATCGGCAGATAAAGCTAGGACAATTTTTACATCTTAATCCCATGTCATCCCCTGTATTTTCCTTTGAGTATGATGACACCCAACTACAGCAAGCACTAAAAAGATTGTCTGTTGCTTGTAATGACCTTACACCTACAATGACAGAAATTGGTGAGGCAGCATTGCTTTCTATTGATCTGCGATTTCAGCAAGAAGTAGACCCAGATGGATTAGCGTGGAAACCATTATCTACCTATACGCTAGCTCTCAAAAAATCTGAAGGCAGAATCCTCAAAATTCTCCAGTGTACAGGAATGATGCGAAGCAGCTTCCGCTATCGTGTTACCTCCAATAGTTGTACCGTAGGGACTAATGATCCAAAGGCAGTTAAACACCAGTTAGGGATTGGGGTACCTCAGCGGAAAATACTGGGTTTCAACGAAGAAGATAAGCAGGAGTTCTTAGCAATAATTGAAGACAACATAGCATCAGCAATTAATAATACTAAATTAAACGGATAAACGGAGGGTAATAAAATGGCATGGAAAAATACTTTGTAGAATTTGCAGCTTACGAATGGACAAAATTAGTAGCAAACGGTAGTTACGAAGTTTATTGTTGTAATGACGGATGGTCTTTCTCAGCAATTACTAAACTTAAAAAAGAGATTATGGAAAAAGTAGAAGCTAAAGGGCATACACCTACTTATATTCAAATAATTAATTTATATCCAATAACATCTGAAACTTCATAAATTAAATCATGAAAACCTCCCCCTACTGCAAAAAACGGCATGGTACCCCCAATGGTGCCTGCAACTCATTCCCGGTTCCCGACTGTAAGATTTGCGGACAGAAAAACCTCGACAACCATAACTGGTACTGCCCTAATTGCTTCCGCTGCCTTGAGTGCGAAAAAGTAGTTGAAAAGTTTGTCAAAGATGGTGAATTACCGGAAATTCCTTCAACTATTTTGGTTGATCCGCATAGGGGAAAAGATAGAATTAGAATTCCTAAATTCACTCACTCTAAAGAGGTTTGCAGGGTTTATCGTTTTAGTCCTGTAAATAATGCTTATGTTAGCGATCGCCCCACAGGAATAGTATTGAAAGGTGAACAAATTGGTCAATTACTCAATGGCAATTTAAATTTGTTAAGATAAAATTCAAGTGTGCATATTCTTTTTTTGACCCCCAAGTAAGTTTGAGTATTTGGGGGTTCTGTTTTGGCTTTTTTATTGACTTTATACGTATACTACTATATTGTTTAAATAATCAATTATTTCCAACCAACCAATTAATCAATCAACCGAGGTGCGACATGGCTAATTTTCGGGCTTTTTTCCCTAGAACAGATAACTTGGTAAGAGTTGCAGGCTACAATTTATTGCACAACAAAATAGTCCAATTACCCGACGGCATGCACAAAACTATTGTGGATACAAATCATCTGACCAGCGTTGATTTTAGATTTAGTATTGAAATCATTATCGATCCACACAAACTTGAGAAAACAGGAAAACCTGAATTAGTTTCGCTATTTAACTCCACGGATACCTACAATTTAGGTATCATCCATGATGGAGAACTCATGGATGATGAAGATATCATAGCGTTATTTAATCTGGTCAAATCCAGGCTAAAGATTGTACACGCTATTAAAACGTCCCACGCTTCTTATAGCCTCCAGTGTGAGGCTGAAAATGATTGGGAACTGTTAGAATTTTGCCTTAAGTATCAAAATTTGATATCTGACAGAGCAAAACACGAATCTGCTATAAATTCACTCAAGTCACTCAAGCCTCTAAAGCCAAAAAAAGATGAGCAAGAAGATGAGGAATATTATGTATGTAGATAAAATAGTCTAAAATAATCTTGTTAACCCTGAATATAGGCTTGCATATTCTTTTTTTTGACCCCCAAGTAAGTTTGAGTATTTGGGGGTTTTGTTTTGGGTGTTAATGGCGATCGCTACTTTATTCAAGTAAAATAATTATGTAATCATTGTATAAAAATAATATGAACACAGTCACTCAAGAACAAATTACCGCTTTATTGGATGAAGCAGAAACGCAAGAACATACTTTTTGGGGAAAAGAATTAGTGGTTAGTTACAAACTAAAATCGGGTTTTACTATTTTGGGTAGAGGGGCATGCGTAGACCCAGCTAATTTTGTTTTAGAAGTTGGCAGAGAATGGGCACGTAAAGACGCTGAACGCCAGTTATGGCAACTTGAAGGATACATACTTCAAAATGTTTTAGCTGGTACAATTACAAAACAATAGGTGAAAGCCTATTTCTTAGCGATCGCCATTAACCCGCCTAAAATTACTCCGGAGTATTCCGGAGTAAAAATTGACCTTTTCTAATAATCAATTTTTTCAGTCTTTTTAAAACGGGAAGCCATGTATAGTAATGACTCTGAATTTTGCGGAATATTCCTGAAAATTCAAACACAAGTCAATTCTTTAAAGGAGATAATATTAGTAATTAGTTCACATTATGGGGTAATTCCCATTTTTGCAGGATTTCCTGCAAAAATCAATGTGTCGTAAATGATTTAGCTTTTACCAAAAAGTGGTATCACAGTTAAACCCTTGCAGGGCAGGTATTCTAGCCAAAAAATTTAAGAAGTGGTAAGTAAAACCTTCAAGTGAAGGCGATCGCCCTCACTTGAAGTCCGGTTATGATCCAAAGCATAATAATGGGTACTGCCTATTTGTTATGCTTTTTGGTACTCTATATAACCCAGAAATAGTCTGAGTATACTTAAAGATCTTAGATGCACCAACATCTAAGGCTTTTTCTTTCTGATATATCCATCATATCTTATCCGCCTTCACTTGTATTTGTCAGAAAATTGATTTTGTTACATATTCAAAACCGTTCCGGGAATTCCCGGAACGGGGAAGTACCCTATATCAAACAATCTTGAAAATTACCTGAAACCTTATCTTCGTAAGGATTGAAGGTTCATATTGAATGATCCTGAGGTCGTAAAGTTGTCATAGATGAACTTTGTCAAGCTATTGCTAAATATTATGCCTTTGATGCTCGATCAATGCTTTCAGCTTTTAATTATGGGGATGTTTTTAGGATTTTTGGTCACATATCAAACACGGGATTTCCCGTAATTGAGCAATATCAAGGGTTTCAGCTACTCAATACGGAGAAATATTGATTTAGCCCCAAAGGGTATCAGTTGCAGTGATACCCTTTTTGAAACTGTTACAAGTTCAATGATTTTTCCGGGTTCAAACCGGAAAAATAAAAACCCAAAAAAGTAAACACTCTCAAACATATACCAGAAGCAAGTTTCAAGTAATTTAAATATAAAAAAGTAAACACCTCCTATGATATCGTAACAAATTCAAAACAGTAGTAAGTTTAACTCACTGGGGAGCATGCCATCTTTGCAATGGAGTGTTTATACTCATGACTCAAAACGCTCTACTTATAGGCTTTCAACTACCTCATTGCCCAGGCACTCAATTTATGTATCTTCAAAAGTGACATGGTCCCACTCGTTGCCCTGTAAAGATTTAAGGGACGTGAGAGGTAATATACCTTTCAGCGATTTAATCACTATTTGATTTATTTCGGTCAACCTGAAAATATTGCCAAATGGTAGTTTTGGGAAATAAAGTACATTATTTCGGTCAACCTTAAAGGGTACAAACGATCTTCGTACCTTTTATTGATTCCGTTACAAGCTTAAAAAGGGTATAGCCATAACCTATACCCTTTTACTTTAGTGGTTTAGTACGGAGGGTTTGGCGATCGCCAAACCCATCCGAACGAATTTAATTATTTTTCTACTTTAATCCTTGCAAATGCTGTCTTATAAGGATTTTAGTAATGTGGGCGATCGTAAAAGATGAAAGTTCATTCCGGGAATTTATAGGGTCAAATAGCCCAGAAGCTTTGCCCTATAAGGATTTCAAATCCGGGAAAATTAAAACCGATGATACAATTTTGATTAACCTCAAAGGGTAAGAAGATAATTCTTACCCTTTATTGATCCTGTTACAGGTTTTAGAAAATTATCTGCTATCCTTAATTGAAAGTGTTACAGAATCAAAGGTAATTAGTTTATGCCGCGTGGTGGGACTAGGTTAAATGCGGGGGCTAAATTTAAGTGGAAGCGTGGTAAAACTAAGGTAATAAGAGTTCCAATCTTGCTATCCGATAAAATACTTGATTATGCTAAATCTCTCGATTCTGCACAGGTTATAGAAATCGAAACAGAATCAAAAACTTTAGATTTATCAGGAATAAGTATTCGAGTTTGCAATGGTAAATCCGCTGTTTACTTAGAAGATTTAGCTAGGGCAGGATTTGAAATCCTACCTGAGCGACTAGGAAGAATTTTCAAATCTATTTCAGGCTAAAGCGAAAAGGGTCTGGCTTCAAGTATTTCTCCGTTTTGAAAACGGAGTGAACTAAATCTATCCTGCCCAAGAAAGAAATTGGCCCGCACCCTCAAGCCTTGATATATCAATGGTTTCAGCATAAAATATGAAGAATTGGCCCGCACCCCCTTTTGAACTTGTAACAGATTCAAGCTAATGTTAGTTTCAGGTAAGTTTGGTGATTCGCCATAAATGCTGTCCTTGTGGCAGGGACTTCCCATTTTTGTACAGATTTTTGCCACACCTCACCCCATTTTGTGGAGTAAGCTAGAGCGTGGAATTTTGTGAGTAATTTACTATCGGTTAATATCTCTTGTCCTTGCGGGCAGTTTTTATGCACCATTACCCACAAGAAAGTGTCATCTACTATTTTTGGGCGTGGGTACATTCCCCCTAATATCCTTATCTCGCTACCAAGAATCCCTTGTAAAAATTTATCAACTTTAGTAAATGCAAATGCACCGATTTTCTCGATGTTTTCTTTTGTATAGTCTAAAATGGCTCGGATTGTCTCAATCCTGGTACTTGCATTTGTTATCGTTATATTTTTGACTCCTATTGATTGTTGGAGTCTCAAAATATCCATCATCATATATCCCGTGACAGTATTAATATCCTCCTGAGTTAAAAACTTTTTGGTTTCCCATTCCTCTAATTCGTCTAAAAACCTATAAGCTTGATCCATCGCTTTCTCCTTTTGGCTTTTTGTAACTGCAATATTTAACTCCTGAATTCCCTGTGAACTCTTACGCCTTGCTTTCAATTGCGGACAGAAGTTATTGATACCTCCGAGGTTAATGCAACTTCCTCCGCCTTCACTTGACCCTCAGAAGCGCGATCGCTATTTACCTCTATCTGCGTTTCTAGCGATGGTGACAATAATTGCCGATGTCGCTTACCACAATTCCCGCAGAAATAGTACTGATACATCTTACTACCACCAAAATGAAACCTTCTGTATGACTTGATGAAGAAATAGCAGGAACAGTTGGTGCATTTTGGTGGTAGCTTGTCTTTGAATCTGATGGTTTCATCGTTTTCTATAATTTCACAAGCAAAATCTTTGCGGCAGTGAATATTGGTGCAATGGTAAAAGGTAAATTGCTTATCAAATATTGTTTTATAGGTCTGTATTAGTGATAATTTTTTGCAGCTAGGGCATTCTATTGGGGATAAGTATTTAAACTCTCCCTCGGTGACTTTAACTAGCTTGTTATATTTATGTCTAATATCCTTAATTTTGTCTTGATTTAATAGAGATAGGTTATTTTTAACCGAAATCTCGTCCGTGCTACTAACTCCAAAAAAAGCGCAAATCTGTTTTAAAGCTACATAGCAGAGTTGTTTTATGTGCCCTGCCTCTAAACAGGAGATGTTTCTCCCTGAATAGTGAATAATTCCACCAAACTCTATTTGGCTCAAGGGTACCATCTCTCTTAGATACCTGATGTTATCTCCAATAATCAGGTATATTTTATTGCGTTCTTCGATGGGAACTATGGATCGCATTGCCCAAATTTGCAAACAAGGAATGTTGATATTCCTAGTGTAGTTCTAAATCTAGAATTATTGGAATCAATTACTCACTGCACATAAATAACTAACATCAGTGATATAAGTCAATTTTTAGGCACACATACGAAAATGGCAGTTAGGGTTGATGCTTGTAGGACTACACGCAGTCCCGTTTTTAGGGAAGATGGTACCGCCATACTAGAGGGATGGTTTGCCAAATCTGGTGTGTTGGAATACAAGACACCCGATGGCAAAATTATTAGGGAATTTCGCCCTCCAGAAGAAAATGCTAAAGCTGCCCACAAGTGGGGGTTAATTCCAGTTACTTTGGAGCATCCTCCGGGGTTGCTGGATTCTTCAAGTAATCCCAGTTATTTAAAAGGGCTAACCGGCTCAGAGATCAACACTACCAAGGATGGTTTTATTGGTGGGTTTATCACTGTTACCCACAAAGATGCAGTTGATTCCATTGTTCGCAAAGAAACTGTAGAACTTTCTACTGGTTACAAATGCCGTATTGACCATACCCCAGGAGTATGGAAAGGGCAAAAATACGATCGCATTCAACGTGATATTGAACCTAACCATGTAGCACTTACAGCTAAAGGCAGAGCCGGTCCTGAAGTAGCTCTGCACTTGGACAGTGCTGATGACGATTTTGCATATCAATTAGAAGAAGAAACTATGGGCACAAATCCTACAATTACTACCAGATTAGATATGGGCAATGGGGTCATCATCGACAACCTTGACCCTAGTATTCATGCCGCGATCGCTCCTCGGTTTGATGATTTGAATCAGACTATTGCTAAATTGACCGAAGAGAAAAATAATCTGGAACAAGAAAATGAAGAGTGGCAATCAGCGTATCAAGAGATAGCTTCCTTAGTTATTAAGGAAGGCTACGAATGGGACGACCAACTAGGTACTTATGTTCGTGGCGATAGCAAAAAATCTAAGGCAGAAGATGATGACGACGACGATGAACCACCCAAAAAGAAATCATCTTCTAAAGGTAAGAGTAAAGCCAAAGACGAAAGTAGTGACGATGGCGATGAAGATGATGACGATGACGAAGAAGGGTATGACGGTGACTATGCCGACGATGATGATGAGGATGGTGGTAATGACGATGATGATGATGACGATGAAGATGATGACGACGACGACGATGAGGAAGAACCACCCACAAAAAAACCAGCTAAGAAAATGTCAGCAAAAAAATCCACTAAGAAAGATTCTAGTTCCAGCGACCTAAAACATTTTGCTGCTCGGTTAGCAGGTGCTGCTGTATTGGCTCAACAATTAAATGTTCAAGTGAACATGGATTCTGTTGAATCACCAGAAGATATCTACGATGCAATTATTAAGGAGCATCTTCCCGAGATTAACCCTGAAATGTACTCTGCTGCATACAAGGAAGGGGTTATCGAATCTTTGCTGGACCAAGCTTTAAAGACAGACAGTGAGGATGAAAGCAAACATACCAAAAATCTAACTACTGCTGTTTGGTATACCCAAAATCACGATCCTGAAAAAACTCGCAAAGACTCAGCAGAAACTCCTGAAGTTGAAGCTTGGAAACAACCTCTTGCTTTGAATAAAAAATAAGCCGTTTATCTAAATAAAATCCCCTAAAACTTATGGTTTTTACCCCTCCCGGCACGATGCCGTTTAATATGTTCACTGGTTACGACGTACAAGGTGATAGCTTGTACAAGCGTTATATGGATGAAGCTGTACCTGGGCTATTGGCTGGGTACGGACAAGTCCTGATTGGACCAGGGATGAATACTCTGGCAAACCCAGATACTTTCACCTTGACCCCACCTACGTCACCTGATAACTCTACGGTTTACACAATTAACGCATCTTTTGACGTTAGTTCTGAGTCTGTTAGCTACACTACCGTCTCAAGCAGTAGCCCGGCCGACCTGATGACTGGTCTATATAATGCCATGTTGGTAGACCCACTGTTCTACTCAATATGCAGCATTAGTTTAAATACCAGCACTAATGTCATTACTCTGCAAGGGCGATCGGCTGGTATTTCTTTAGCTGTGACAGTTACCAGTGTTAATACTAACTTAATTACCGTCGCTCATACCGTAACAGCTAGTACTAACCCCATTATTCCCTTTGGGCGGTTTGTTGGTTATCAATCCACCTACCCCATTGACGGTAATGGTGTCCCAGCACTGACTCTGATAAATACTACTAGTGGGTGGACCATCTACGGTGTAACCAAGATCTACGGTCTGACGGAACAAGTTGGGCTATTTCAAAACGCACAACAAGGTTATCCCTTTGGATACATCATGGAGGTGGTACGTAATATCGGTACTTATAATGGCATTTGGGTAGATACTGTAGAGTCCAATATTGCCCCTGGTACTACTCCTTTGTATATTGCGACTTCCGGTGCTAATGCTGGGATGCTTACAGCCACTAGTACTGGGAACTTGGTAATTCCATCTGGCACCGTGAGCATAGCCCAAGGTACCCGTCCCGCACTGGGTCGAAACGCAACTTTAATCCGCTGTGCTTTTGCAACGCCCTAATTAGCTTGGTTGGGAAGGTGTGTTTAAGGTCTGAATCACCAGCAAACTACACCTGAAATACTATGGGCCTTTCTACGCAAACTAGGGCAGATGCTCTAAATATAGGTTTTTTTGAGCGGGAGCTTGAGTATCGCGAAACCGAAATTAAAAAGCGACTACTCCCCGACTACCCGGCCGCAGAGGGAAAGATTGTCCCCTTCGATACTGAAGAAATGCGTTGGGCACAACGAACTTCCTACAAAGTCATTGACGGTATAGGTAAATTTGAGCGTGGTACAGCCATGACCTCTAACCTGCCAATGGTGCAAATGGTAGGGAAAGAATTTGCTCAACCTGTGCAGGAATACCGTTCTGGATACATGATTAGTGAAGATGAAATTATCGCTTCACAAGAAAGAAATATCCCCATCGAAGAACAGAAGATCGCTCTTGTACAACAGGCATACGTTGAGCAGTTGAATCTGTTAGTTTTACAAGGTGATTATTATGATCGGATGCCAGGATTAATTAATAATCCCTCTTGGCTTTACACCAAATCATCTATTAAATTAGATGGCTCTACCACAGACCCTCGCACCATTCTCGCTCAGCTTAATGCTGGTGTGCAGGCAGGTTTGACAGTTACCAACAAAATCATGAAGTATGATACGTTGCTGCTGCCAAAAAACCGCTACGACTTGTTACTGTCTGAACTGTACATGAGTGACCTTAACCTCATGTCAGTGTTGACTTACTTCCTGCAAAATAACCCCAGTATTACCAGTGTTCAACCCCTAGCTGAATTAGAAAATGCTGGAATTGATGGAGGGGCGATCGCTATTTTCTATAAGCGCGATCCCCTGTACTTCAAGTTCAGGATCACTGGTAGTTTACGCCCTCGTCCTCTGTTCCAAAAAGATGCTTGGAATTGGTATCGAGGTTATGATTTTAAATCAAATGGCATCATCGTTTACCGTCGTTATGCTGCCAATGTCCTTTATGATGTTTAGGTTATATGACCGCTAAATCCGAATCTTCAACTGTTGCTAGTGTTGCTAGTCTTGCTAGTCCTGAAATTACTGCCAAATTGCCAAAATATTATGCAATAATTTACACCCCTCGGCTAGAGGCAACTAGTGACCAATCTCCTTATATGGACCAAATTTCCTGCCGTAGTTACTGTTATGCCGTGACTAAGGGGACTAAGGAGAAACCGCTGGTTTCTGTGGAAACAGTTCCAATTAGAGAGGGTGTGAATTTCATCGACCCTAAAGAATGGCAAGCTGTAATTGCTGACAATTCACATAGGGAAGAAATTGAACAACTGTCCTCTGATTACAGTCGGGTTTTTAAAATCCTCATCCCAGATTCAGAACTAGCTCGTAAAAGCACCATTGATTTTTCCAATATCCGTGATGCTGAACTCTTGGTTGAGAATGCTACTGATATTGATTGGCTAGAAAGATGCCAATTACTTGAATCTCAAAATTTACGGAAACCTCTTGCTGGTCAAACCGAAGAAAAAGCACTTTTAGCCCACCAATCTTTCCTTCAGAAACTATCTAAACGCATTGAAACCCGTAAGCGTGAGCTAGAAGCGGCTCAACAAAAAGCCACCTCTGCCGGTATTAATGCCTATGTCTAGGTAACTTACCAATGGGTACTATTTACTACTACAGCAGTTCAGATCGGTTCTGTTACCGTATACCTGAGAAAACTTTCATCTATGAACCTGGCTCAGTTCTTGGTTTCGTAGAAGCTTTCCCTCGGTTTAGCGATCGCTCCCATGAGCAAATTAAGTTTTGGCTGAACGTCGCTGACATCTACTGCCCCAGTAGTATGTGGGGTGAACTCAGACCGCAAGGACTATATCTGGTAACTGCACATTTCTTGGAGATGTTGGATATCCAAGACATTGAAACTGGTGGTAAATCGATCCCCTTGGCAGCGGGAACCGGCGGGGGTTCTGCTACTCCTCAACAAGATGACTTTAGTTTGACAACGTGGGGGCGACAATATCTGTTTTTAAGATCTGGACTGCAAACTGATACTGTGTCACCCAGAATTGATCAATCTGTATTTACTGAACGTAAATGGGGGATTGGTTTCGCCTTATGACCCTATATGATCGCCTAATTAAGATCCGGGACCGGGGGGCTAAAGTTGCCCAACGGTTAGGAATGTCCAAAATTAGAAAAGTTTGGATCATTACACGGTTTAGCGATCGCTCTTGGGAAAAGGTTGAGGTTAATCCCGATCCGTTTGTTGATGAAACCAGACTTGATTTTGAGTCAATTGCTAATAACATCAATCTCAAAGGTATAGGACGAACTTTGTTGGTTAAAGGCATTAGTAAAGCCTATGATCGCACCGTACTAGAGGCAGATAATGTTGAGTATGAAGTAGAAAGTTTTGACCAAAATGCTAAAAACTTCCACTGCCGGCTACTGGAAATCAAGGACATGGGAATAACTTGGCAGCTAACAATTTACGAGCCTATTGCTGAAGAACAAATCTATGAGCAACTCTACGACTTTACCTCTCCCTGAGCAAGGAATTCTCTTGGATGACGGGCATTTAGGTAACGATTACTTTACCCAATTATTTAAAGATCGTGATCTTACTCCCCCCAAAGGCAAAAAGAAAAAACTCCCCTCCCAGAGCCAGGCAGGACGCAAAACCTCTTAAATGCTCAATTAAGAGTAAACAGTGTGGTCAACGGTGTATCCCTAAAGCTTACAAGTGCCACATTAGCGAACAGGAGTTGCAACGAATCGTCCACGACGTTGAGGATAAAATCAAGGATTTACCTACCGAACGGGCAGTGGTAATTGATCAAAAAACTGGGAGAATTTTGGTTAGCAAGGGGGGCGATCGCACTTCGGTTTTTCTGACTGTGGAGGATTTACAAAAAATGCGAGGAAATGTTATTACCCATAACCACCCTAATCTAGGATGGAGTCCCAGCGATCCTCGTAGTAAAGGGTTAAGCTTTTCCCCCGCTGATATCCAAGCTGCTTGCATAGCACAATCCAGTGAAATGAGAGCCGTAAGCAGTGGCTACAGGCACTCAATTAAACCCCCGCCATCGGGGTGGAATGAGCAATACTGGAACCAAAAGGTTGCACCATCCTACCGGAGGAATGAGAGCCAAGTTATGAATGAATTTACAGGTAAAATCTTAACCTTCAAAATGAGTCCTCGCCAAGCAGATGCCGATTTTCATCATGAAGTTATCAAGCGAACTGCTGCGGAACTGGGAATGATATATAAGCGGGAGGAAATTAGGTAATGTCAATTGAAAATGCACCACCAGGATATCATTACGTCCATAGTAAACGAGTTAAGGGTGGCAGATACCTTGCTAAAAACCCCCGTGGTTCTGGGGCTAAAAAGACTTCTTTGAAAAGTCCTGGTAAGGCTTTGGCTATTACTGCCGGTGCTGCTGGTATTACTGCTGCTACTCTGGCAGCAGGGACTGGATTAACTATTGGGGCTTTAAAACTTAAGCATCGCCAAGCTATTGAAAAATCAGCCAGAGAAATTGAAAAAAGTTCCCCTGATACTGTTAAGCAAATTAATAATGAAAAACCCATTGTATATACGGCTTCTGGACTAAGAGGGACCGATAGTCCAGGAGATTACTATGGTGAAAGTGTTAAAGATGCTGTTGGTGGAAGATACAATCATGTCTCTTTACCTCTAAAACATAATGTTGTAAAAGATACTTCTGTTACTGGCGCTATCAAGCATCATATAAAAGATATTTTGGGTAAAGGGCATGATCCCGACGCTACTATTTTAGCTAAACACGTTTACCATCAACACAATGCCAATCCCGATAACCCTATATTTTTGAGTGGGCATAGTGCTGGTAGTATTACCGTAAATCATGCCCAAGAAATCTTAAATAAACTAAAAGTCCCTACACAAGTTGTTAATACTAGTGGATACAAAACAGGGTTAGAGGATTTAAGTCATAAAAATAACACTACAATTTTAGGGAAGAAAGATGATGTAGTAAAACCAATTTATTCCCATAATCCAATTATGGTGAATGGTGATCATTATATTCATCATCCAGATAACCCAAATCATGCAGAATGGAAGCGTACATTAAGGAGAGAAATGTACAAACATGAAATTCTTGGTTCTAGTAATCAAACTAAAAGAGACTCCGTTATTTCTGATATAGAAAACCAAAGGGGGAAAACTCGTATGTCAAAACAAATTAATGACCAAGAAGTTAGTGATCTAATCGCTCTAACCTATGCCCAAGAATTTGATGCCCCAGTAGATAAAATTCTCACTATCTATCATGGTGATACTGATGGTGTACTTTACGGAAGCCTGATCTCTGGTGGTGATTTTTATCATTATGCGATTAACGGGGACAGTATTGGATTACAGGATGATCCATCTGTAACTGACTACTTAAATCAGTATGCTTCAGGCTATATGTCTACTCATGGGGTAAATGCCGATAGCTATGGATTTGCTTTGGGATATCTAAAATTCGACTCCCAAGTAAAATGCAAACCTGGTAATGCTCCTTGTGGTGGACGTTGTTTGCCGAAAGGGCACCATTGTCGTGGGCATCAATCGGGTGGACATCTAAAATCCCCTGGGCTAGGTAAAGCCCTTGGTATTGGTGCGGCTGCTGTGGGTGGTGCAGCTGTATTAGGAGCAGGTGCGGGTGTGGGAGCGATCGCTCACGAAGAAATCGGCAGAGGGGCTAAAGCTGTAGGAGAGCGATTAAAAAGGGCCCATGAGGGGGCAACCAATGAACTCAAAGTAGGTATAAATGCTTCAAAAGAAGCGATCAAAGCTACTGATGATTCAACAAAAAACGCTCTTAAGGGGTTTAAGGATCAGCTAAATGCTACTTCAGATCCTGGTGAAAAAAGAACCATTAATCGAGCTTACCGAACCGCTCAACACTCATCAGAAGGAATAAAAGCCGGAATAGCTGCGGGGGGTATTCATAGCTCCCTTGAAAATGCTGCTGGCATTGTCAAGAAAAACTTGAAAGAAGCAGGTAAGGATGTAAAAAGAACTGCTGGTGCAGTGGGGCGAAAAATTAAATCAACTTGGGCGGGGATTGATGCCAATAGTCCTAGCTCCGTAGATGAAGAACCTCAAAATAATCCAGAGAATGGCGATCGCAGTAGAAAAGCATCTAGTACTGCTACAAAATCCCAAAAAAAAAGAACAACTTAGAGAGTGAAAATAAAGAGAATAAAATGGAAGACAAAACCGAAGATAATCCAGAGGATAAAGATATTGAAAATATAGCTCGTGCTGTATACGGAACTGTACAAGTTGCTAGGAGATCCAATAGAAATAAAACCAAAAATATGAAATGGGGATATCAATCAAAACCCAATAAAGGGGAATAGTAATGCCTAAAACAGAGAATGATCTTTTTAAGGTAATTAGGGCAGATAAGGGTAAACCCTGTGGTAAAGGATATATCCCTGCTGGTAGAAAATGTTTAAAAAGCTCATCCCAGCGATCTATTAATCAAGAGCCAAAGCGTATTAACCCGATTGTCCCAACTGCGATCGCCGTTGGGGGTGTGGCTGGAATAGCTGGCATAGCTGGGGCCTCTGTTTTAGGTGGTAAAATTGCCGCAGATAAAGGTAAAGATTTCCTTGAGAAAGCTAAACGAGAGTACACTGAGAATTTTACGACAAGTGGTAAAGTTGCCCAACAACTAGCCACAAAGATGAAAGCACCTAAAGTAAAATCTAAGCAGATAGTATTTACCGTAGGTGGATTTGGAACTAAAGATGCTTTCTCCGAGTCTCAAAAACTCCAAGATCATATTAAATCTTTAGGAATTAAAGATACCCATGTAGAGCCAATTCCTTACCAAGATTTTAATGTAGTTAGTAATCCTCAAAGTGACGGAAAATTAAAAGCAGTAGCAGAGACAACCTCTAAATTTATCCAAACTATTTTCATCAAAAAACATAACCCAGTTGCCGTTAGGTTGGCAGCTAAGGTATTAGCCTATCAAAAAGCCAATCCCCATGCCCAGATTCAGTTAGTGGGGCACTCTGGTGGTGGGCTAACTGTACAAGAAACCCATGAAATCTTGCATACACTCGGAGTAAAAGTAAAAAGCACTGCCATTGGTAGTCCAGATGTCGGGGTAATTCCCGGCAATGGAGACGTGGTAACAGCTACTTCAAAACATGACAATATTCTAGAGCAAGTAAGTAAAGGCAAAGGTGTAAATGGTGTACCTTTTGATAACGTGACTGATCACGCACAAGATGAATATTTTAAAGATCCTCATTTCCGTAAATTTATTAAAAATCGCTTAGATACCAGAAAATATAAAAAAGATAGTGCTACTACACTAAGTAAACCCTGTGGTAAAGGGTATATCCCTAGATCCAAAAAATGCCGTATTGGTGTGAACCGTCTCACCCCCCGAAAAATTAGGGGTGTAGATCCGGTCCTCTCCCCACTTTTAGGTGTAGGTGCGATCGCGCTAGGGGGGATAGCTGCTACTTCTGTAGGGTCTGCTGCTATTCAACATACCAAGCAAGAATATGTTGCGGGGTTTACAAAAAGTGGGATTCAAGCTCAAAAAGCAGCTGATATTGCTTACCAAAAGTTAGATAAGGAAGGGAAACTACCGATAGTTGGTCCCAGTGTGAAACAGGTGATTTTTACCGTGGGGGGTTTTGGGACTAAAGATGCTTTCTCGGAGTCGGTGAAACTGAAAAAAAACATCCATTCATTAGATGTAAAGGATACTCAGGTTATTCCCATCCCCTACCATGATTTTAATGTTGCTACCAATGTAGAAAAAGACCCACTTGGCTCAGCTGGAGAGGCTTTAGCTAAATTCGTTGACACCACAACAGTTAAGAAGCGAAACGTTACTGCTGTTAAGTTGGCTGCAACCGTCTTAATCTACAAAAAAGCCAATCCCCATGTCCAGATTCAACTAGTGGGGCACTCTGGTGGTGGGTTAACTGTGCAGGAAACCCATGAAATTTTGCATACTTTAAATGTGAAACCGAAAACAACTGCGATTGGCAGCCCAGATGTGGGAATACTCCCCGGTACTGGAAACGTGGTGACGGCAACCTCAAAACACGACAAAATTCTTAAACTAAGTGGTGGGAAGGGGATAAATAGTGTCCCCTTTGATAATGTAGATGCCCACGGGCAAGATGAATATTTTAAAGATCCACATTTCCGAGAATTTGCTAAAAAACGCCTTACCCCCGGATCTAGGCTAGATAGTATTACCTCTGGGAAAAGCAAACCTTGTGGTAAGGGGTATATCCCCAGATTTAAAAAATGCCGAATTGGGATTAATTCGCCTGCTGCTGGTGTAATTGGTGGTGGGTCAGTGGTAGTTGCCGCAACAGCAGCAGGTGCAGGATTATTGGGTGTTCCGTTGTCGGTATACACTGCTCAAAAACTCCGGTTTCAAGCTAATTTCCCTAAATCTGCTGAATTAGCTAAACAGCAATCTAAAACTTATTCTGTCCCTGACCAGTTAAAATCCGGATTTAGAGCGGTGAGCGATCAAAATCCAGACGCTAAATCACAGGTAACTAATAAGTACAGTTCCAATAAACCAGAGCAAATTACCTTTTTTGTGGGTGGGGTAGGTGGGAAAGACGGGCTGGAAGCTGATTACATGGGGCAGCAAGTTTCAAAACTACTACCCAATCACCATGTTGTTGGGATTGAGGCACCAGAGCAAGATGTGGTCCCCGAAGAAGGAGATAGTGTTGCTAACCCTCGGTTCTTGAAAAAAGTATTTAAATCACTGCTAGGGCAAAACCTCGAGAAAGGACGCAGTGACGTTGCTGTAAGAATAGCTGCTAGAGCTTACTCCTACCACCAAAAACACCCCGATTTACCCATTAATTTAGTTGGGCAATCAGGTGGTGGGATGCCAGTTAGGGAAGCTTATGAAATCTTAGATCGCATGGGTGTCAAGGGTGTTAAGGTCGCCACCACTGGCTCACCTTACTTTGGGCTAACTCGCCCTGTGGGGATTAGTCTGGTAAGCCCTGAAACTGACCCAGTGGACAAAATCTATGGGTTCACGATGCCCAACAAAGTAAAAGTCGATGCCCAAGGACACTCTCGCTATTACTCCAAAACCCTCTACAACTCCAGCAACCAATTAGAAGCGGGGAAACACGCTGTAGTTAACCAGTCGGTGAAAAAGGTTTTAGATGAATACTTTGATCGCTCTCATAAATTAGATAGTGCAGGAGTCGATGTTACTAAATCCATCTCCCCCACCTCCCTTCGACTCCAACAACAAATTAAAACTCTACTTTCGCGATCGCTCCGTAAATCGGTCTTACAGCTTTCCAATGTCAAGATTACCAATGGGGTAGTTACTGGCACCTTTAATCAATCAGGTGTGATTTATACCTTTACCCTGAAAAACGACAATATTACCTACCAAAGAGCTAGGGGAATCAGGAAAGATGCCGCACCTAGGAAAATTAAGCGTTGTCAAAAAGGGATTGGGTGTGGCGATACCTGTATCAGCCCTACTGATGTATGCAAAATTAAGGCTGGACAAATTGCCTCACCTAGTGAAATTGTCAACTTAAACCAGACTATGGCCAGGTTTGAGGTTGAGCAGCATATCAAGAATCCGACACCCCCGACACCCCCGTCACCCCCGACAACACCCCCCGCCAACGATTACGTCACCAATCCAGAAACAGGTGATAAGTACACCATTCGGGATTTAAAGAAAATCGCCCGTGAGAAAAGTATTGTCAACTATGGGGTAATGCCCATAGACGAACTGCGTGAATCTCTGAAATTAGCTGATAAAAATCCTGAATCACGCGATCGCATTACCAAGGGTGTTGCCAAACGCCAAAGTTTTACTGCTGGAGTGAAAAAAGCAGCAGGATTAAGTGGTCGCAATCCCAACGAGCGAGGTACAAAAAAATCTCTAGGGGATACCGTAGATACTTGGAAGAAAATTGAAGCCCTATCTAAGTTTGCGGGAAATTCCCCTCTGGGATGGGGAGCGGCTGCTGTGGGAGCTTTCCTATTAGGAACTACAATCCGCACCTATGAACGCGCTAAGAATAAATACCAAGAAGGATATAACGCATCAGCTAGATTTGCTGAGGAACGGGCCGTCAAAATCAACCTTCAACACCCAGTAGAAAGGGATGGGGAGGTAGTAATGCGAAAAGGTGAGCCATTGATGACCTCTAGCTTCTCTCAAAACAACATTACCTTTGCTGTTGGCTCAGGCAGGGGATACGGGGCAGAGGAAATCAAGAAAGCTTTGCAGTCTGAGAAAGATCCCAGTAATCGCCCCGACTACTGGTTCACTCATAGCAACTACGTTATCCCGTTTAACCTCCAAGAAACCGGAGCACCATATATTGAGGGTGCAACCAAAAATCCCCAAGCCCAAGTTGCCAATGAAGTTGTCAATGGTTTTGGTAACTATCTAGAAAACTTTAAGCGTGGACGTAGCCAAGATGCTGTGGATTTGGCAGCTAATATCTACGCTCATGCGATCGCGGTTGACCAAGTAGAAGGTAAGCCAGTTAATAAGTATAAAAATATTAATATCTTGGCCCACGGGACTGGGGGGCAAGTAACTAAAGAAGCATTGGAAATCTTAGCCAGAATGGATTTGAAAGGCTATCCCTCTGGGAAACAGGTACTTAAACAGGTAAATGCCGTGTATCTGGGTACTCCCCACTTTGGCTTTGCTGAAAATGTTTCCCGTAGGCAGAGAACCATTATCAGTGCCAATGACCCTATATCTAATATTCCGGCATTTGGCGATCAAGCTAGACAGCAATGGATTAGTTCAGTTCGAGGGCACTCCGCCGAAGATTACATCAAAGACCCCAGAGTCCGTGACTCTATTCGTGAAGCCTTCGGCTATCATCAAAGTTCCCCAGAGGAAATTCGGCGCAATATTGGGCTGAGAAATCACCGAATCTCAACCCGTGCTGCTGCTGTAGAGGAAAGAGGTGATAGTAAATGCCATCCCGGTAGTGTCCCCTGTGGCGATCGCTGTCTCCCCCCAGGGTTTAAATGCCATAAAACTGACCCCAAGTTTAAAAGAAAACGGTTCATGGCCAGTATTGGGCGAGGTGTAGTCGGCTCCACCGTGGGGGGAATTGGGCAGGATTTAGAAAGAGCATACCTGAGAACTCGTAAATTATCCGAGGATGTGAACAACGCCAGAACCAAAAAGAAAATTACTCGTAAACAGAAATTTAAGAAAGATATTTTGCATGAAGCTAAATTAGTTGGTGTTCAACTGGGGCAAGGTACTATTTCCAAAAAAATCAAGGAAATAGATACTCACCTAATTAATGCTCATGAAAAATTAGAAGCAGCCCCTACTGAAATCCATAATTTAATCCATTCAGCTAAAGGAAACATTCAGCAGGCTAATGTCCCAGATAAGGCTAAGGCAATCACGCAAAAAATGAAAGACCGAATCAAATCTATTACCCACCGCCCTAAACAAGATGCCTACTAATCAACCCACGGATTTAGATGTACTAGGTTTAATCAGTACCACTGGATTTAGAGATGAATTCTCTGGGACTTCCCTATCAAATAGCTGGTCTGCTACCTATGGTTCAGGGCAAAGTGGAACTGTAGGCAATGGTCAATTTGTCTTGGCTCTAGGGACTAATCCTGGTGTGCAGTCAACTATTCTCAGGACTTCCACCCCCTACACACCCCCGTTTGTCGCTGGTTTTTGTATTTCAACTGATAGTTATCTATCTAATCAACAAATTCAGCTAGGAGTAATAAGTACTACCAGTACTGATGGTGCGGCAATTATTATTAATACTGCTTCTAATAACGATTCAACTGCCCAATTCCAGTCTACTAGAGATGGTATTGGGTCGTCCTTTGCACCCATTAATATCCCTCAATTTCTTTACCCATCTAGTTACCTACTATTCAAAATAGATGTTCTCAATGCTGAAACTAAGCTACGGGTATTCAGTATTGGCACAACTAACAGTGGTACGTTATCTGTCCCTAACTCCCTATATACCTGTGTCCCCAATATCTCCCAAAGCTACCAAGTCTACATTAAAGCCATTAACTTAGCTAACGCTCCGGCATTTGCTAATAATCTCAGGGTTAAAGCCGCCTACTTGTTCCAGTACTAATTATGCCCCCCCCTAACTCTTCCAGCTTCGGCAACTCTACCCCTAATTCCTCCGTCTCGACCAACCAAATCGAGACGGTAATTAGGGCTAGGGATGATACTCAAGCAGGTATTAGCTCTGCTTCTGCCTCATTCAAGCAACTCCAAGCTCAAGCAGGGGATACCGCTGAGGCGATTGACACCGCTGGTTCATCCATGCAGGTGTTGTCGAACCAGATAGCGATCGCTAAAGCTCAGGCTACTGCTTTTGCTAATACTTTGTCTAGTACCGTCATCTCTTCGGCTAAATTACTCGGATCGGCCTTAAATACAACTGCGTTAACTGTAACTAGCCTATTTTCCACCTTATCTAGTGGTACAGTTGCTTCCGTTGGTGGTATAACCCTTGCTTTTCAAACAATGAACGCCGTGGCTCAACAGCCAATAGTTCAAAACTTGTTTCAACAAATGTATGAGGATGCAATTGAGTCCACCAAAGAGGTGCAGAAGCTTAGTGATGTTGTATCTGCCTTTAGTAAATTAGCCGTTGATAGTGCTCAGGGTGGGTTTATCGCTGGCTTTTTGGGTATAGAGCCAAAGAAGATTCAATCTACTGAAGATATAGCCAGAGAAAGGGTTACAAATCTTGTCGATAATATTAAGAAGGTGATCACCAAGAAAATTGGTGAGAATGTTTCATCTGATAGCGATCGTAATTTATTATTAAAATTTTTACCACAAGCTTTAATAAATGGCTCTTTAGGGCAATTCTTATCAGATAAAATCAAGGACCAATTTAATAATTATCTTGTCGGGCAAATCAAAAGTAGAATCCAAGGCGCTCTTTCTGCTGGGTTCAGTAATTTTTCTGTAGGATCGTTTTTTAATTTAGCTCAATTAACTCTGCAAATTCGTAATAGTACGAATTTATTCCGAGACTTTGAGGATATTCTAATTGATCGTTTAACCCAAAGTTATACTGGAATTTTAAATAAAGCAAGTGAGCTAGGGAACCAGTTTTCAGGTAGTTTTGCCCGTATTTTATTGGTCTTAGCTGTTAGGTTTAACTCTCAAATCAGGTCTGTTTTAGATGTAATTATTAGAGATATCGGTGGGGCGATCTTAAGAATAATATCTTTTGTTGAGTTAGCTAATCAAAGGTTAATTCTTGCTATTGTCTCTAGTTTTAATAAAATTGGATTACTGGGTAATATTGTATCCAAAGTATTTATTGATTTAGGAAATAGGTTTAGTGGATTAGGACAAACAATTGTCACTAAAATAACTAGTTTTTATACAAGTATTATTCAAAGTTTTAATGGTATAGGACAAAGGATAAATAGCGTTCGCCAAGTTATTGGTAACTCAATTACGTCTTTATCCACCACATTATTATCTATTTTAACTCAGTCCTTTGGAAATATAGGAAGGCAGTTAGGTAACTTAGCACAAACGATTATTACTCCTATTGGATTATTCTATGCAACTATTATTCAATCTCTTGGTGGTATAGGACAAAGATTGAATGGTATTCGGCAGTTTATTAGTAATTCAATAGCATCTTTTTATACTAATTTGTTTTCTGTGTTAACTCGAGCTTTTGGAAACATAGGAAGGCAGTTAAGTAATGTATCCCAGATAGTTGCTATCTCTATTAAATCATTTTATACCACTATTATTCAAGCTTTTAGTAGTATAGGTCAAAGGTTAAGTGGCATTACCCAGTCGGTGTTTAGAGCGTTTTCGTCTTTTTACTCTACACTTACCCAAGTTTTTGGAAATTTTGGTAGTTCACTGGGGGCGATCGCTCAGTCAGTATTTGGCTCAGTAACACAAATATATTCTGTTGTATCTCAAGCATTTTTAGGATTTGGGCAAAAACTAATTCAAGCATCAAATCCGGTAACTAATTCCGTTAGAACTGTTTTTAACAGTATTGGTAGTGCATTTGTTACCGCCGGAAGTAAATTAAGTACTAGTTTAAACTCGGTCTTCCAATTCTTTGGTGATCAAATAGGTGGAGCGATTTCTGAGTTACTTACCCCTAAAATCTTTAAAGGTAAATCAGTTGGCGAGCAAATTTTAAATAACTTACTATCTCCTACTGTAAATAGCACTGGGAAAATCTTATCTACCGATCTGGTTAAAAATATTGGTCAAAAGTTAACTAGTTTATTCGTTGACGAAAAAGCATTAAATTCCGGTGCCTTAAATGGATTTGAAAAAGTACAATTAAATTTAATTCAAAAAATAATTACTCTTTTTACAGATATTTCTTTACGGGTAGTTACTCAATCGGCTCTAGTTAGGGGTGTAATAGTTTCCTCTTTAAGAGGGATATTCGCTCAAATTAATCTCCCTGATTTTGGGAAAGAACTATTAGAACATTTATTGGCTGATAATGCGATCGCGGGTTGGGCACTAACCCGTAGTAAGGAAATTGGTAAAAGCCTGTCTGAATTTCTAGAGAAACCTACTAGAAATAGCTTTGGTCTATTAACAAAGCAATTAAATAATTCTTTAATCGATGGTCTAGAAGTAATAGGGAATAAATTACCCGCCAGTATTAAAACTAACGTCACAGAGAAAATTGTAGCAGGGCTAAGGGAAACTAACAGACAAGTAGGAGCTTCACTAGTTGGATCTGGTGTAGGTGCTTTGGTTGCTGGACTTCCTGGGAGTAATCCTGGATTTGGGATGCTAGCTAATAGAATAGCTACCCAACGGATGCTTGGAAAACAGTTTAGTGAAATTCCTGAAGTAGGTGCGGGTGCTGAGGTACTGCTTGGGCAATTTACTAGTGGGAAGCTAGGAATTAATAATGGGATAGGTCGCTCAATTGTGCAATCAGTTATCAGTTCAATTAGACAAGCTTTTTCAGGTGCTAATCTACTAGATGTTTCCAAGAATTTATTAACTAATATTGCTAGTGGGACTGCTTTCAATATAGTTGCCCAATTTTCTAAAAACCCAGGTTTAGCAATTCAAGCATCTACAAAAGTTCGTGAATTTGTCCAAAGGATCTTTCAACCTCTTCAGGAAAGTGATAAACAGCTACCAATGGTTCAGCAACGACTCCTAGCCTTTTTTAGGGGGATAGTTGCAGTTATCCAGCAGGCATTTAAGTTAATTGGTAAAATTTCAGGATTTAGAGATTTTGTTCTTAAATTAGACAAAGATCTTAACGGCGCTTTAAGTGAAATTGCTACTACAGCAATTGATACTTTTTACGAGAGAATCACGGCTAGATTAAAAGCTAATGCCTCTCGTGGTGTGGGAAATCTATTTCAACCACTCACTAGTGGGTTAATCAGAAACTTAACAGTCGCTTTTGATTATGTTGATAAGAAGGTAATTCAGTTATTTTCTACCCTCCGGGCACTCCCAGGGAAGGTGGAAGGTGTAGTTAATGCACTAACTGGTCCTACTCTATTTCTAGCTGGTTTAGATATTCCCGCCCAAGTATTCGGGGAAATCCAAGGGGGATTAGGAAACTTTGCGGCAGGTGTCAACAATGTTGCTCAACAGATATTTTTCTTCCAGTCAGCCTTCCTCTCCATTCAGCAGCTTGTAGCTAATGGTCCCTTTGATCTCTTAATTAAGCAAAATGTTGAGTTACAAAAACAACTACTTGAAACCCAAGCTAGCTTAGTCGCCACAAACAAAATATTCCAGAACGGTGTTCAGATAACCGATCCGACGGCAGCGATCGTTAAACTCAACGCCCCCGTACAGGCAGCGATTAGTGATTTACGTAAAGGGGCATTAGAAATTAGTGGCTTAACTAGCCGGGAACTGGTAGGAATTTTTGAAACAGTTTCCCGTCAGTCATCAGCAATTGGAATCAACCTGAGACAGGCAGCCCGACTATCCCTTGATTTTGCAGCAGCTATGGGTACATCCCATATCCCTTTAGAACAAGCTCAAGTAGAAATCAACGATATTTTACAAGGAACAATTAGTGGTACAAACGCCCTAGCTAAAAACCTGACTATTTCCGGTGCTCAAAGCCGTGAGCTAATTACCCAAGGTAAACTCTATGAAATCTTGGAGCAAAAACTAAAAGCCTTCCGAGCGGGTAATGCTCTGCAATCGCAGACCCTAGATGGTGTAACTAGTAATATCCGAGAAGTTATCCAGTTAACTACCCAATCCGCTGGTAAACCACTTTTGGATTTAATAGTTGACCAGTTAAATCGCCTGTACCAGTTTTTAAGTGCCAATCAATCTAATCTTCAAGAATACCTCAGTGGTATAGTTGGGAGCTTAATTAGTACAGGTAACTCCTTAGTTAGGATTGTCGATGCCGTTACCGACAGTATGGGTTCATTCCTTGCCGCTATTCCTAGCTACCTATTCCGTGAGTTAGCCGCCGGTGCAGATTTATTCGCTAATTCTATAACCCAGATTGTTACATTTCTCAAGCCATTTTTTGAACTTTTAACCCAGCTATCTCAGCTTATTATCCTTAGCTTCCTTGGACCTGTATCCCAAGCGGCAATTACATTAATCACGGTTAATGTAGCTATTAAGGTCCTCGCTACTTCTTTTAGGCTACTTTTGACTATGATGCCCATACTGGGGCACTTCTTACTTTATGACATTGCTAGAACAGCAGCATTAGGTAATCAATTCGCATTTTTGTTGGGTGCCACTGGTAAACTTAATATTGCCCTTGGATTACTCGCGGGTCAAAATCTTCGCCAAATACCTTTACTATTTAATGCCGTAGCTAGTTCTATCCCTATTTTTGGTAATCTAATTGCTGGCTTTGTTCCTCAACTATCAGGATTAGCGATCGCTTTAATTAAATGGAATAAAACTGCACCAGTTGGAGCAATTGTTCAAGAACTAGCCGGAAGTTTTGGTGTTTTAACTGGTTCTATAGCTACTGTCGCTAGTGGTAGAGGAATGGGAGTATTGGGTGGGGAGTTAGAAAAATTAAGCGGGAAATTAATTAAAGCAAGTACAGGTACTAATCTATTGTCTCAAGCAGAAGATAAAATTCGGGAAATATCTAAAACTGCTGGTGCGGCTTTTGCTGCTCAAGCCGTATCACTGGGGTTAGTAATAGGAGCAGTAGTAATTGCTGGTATTGCTTTTAACGAATTCATGCAAAGAAACAAGGATGCAGCAGAACCACTGCGTAAGGTATCTGATCAATTAGAAGAATCCGCTAAAAAAATTCACGACTCATGGACACAAGTAAAGAAAGACGCAGGTAGTGGTTTATCAGAAATTAGTAAGGCACCCCCCACCGACTGGATTGATACCTATATTCTAAAAACCCGTGAACTAGAAAATGGAACTTTTAGGATTAAAAATTGGGGTGATGCATTTCTCGTGATAGCGATCGGTATAGGTAAAGCTATTCAGGATTTTATAATTGCTCCTATTGTATTAGGATCAAAAACTTTAGTAAATGTTTTTGGTTATATTGCACAAGTAATAAAAGATATAGTAACTTTTAACTGGAAAAAACTTGCAGACGATACCGCAGAGTATCAAAGACGAATAGCAAAAGATACCCAAGAATTTGGTCAGACGGTATCTCAAGGATTTAATGACACTTCCACTAAGACAGAGAAATATATTAACGATATTACCAAGCTTTTGAATTCTGGTAAATTGCAGCAGTCGATTAAAGACCAATCTGATAGTATTGATCAATTAATTAAAAATGCTTCAAAAACAGGGGAAATCTATAATAAACAATTACAACCAGTCAAAGATGCTTTTAAAAGCTTCCAAGAAGGTAAAAGTAATGTGGATGATGTTATTAAGTCTCTACAAGAACTACCAGATGCTATTCCCCAAGATCAGCAGCAAAATTTAATAGATTTCTTTAGGACTAATTTTCATGATGGTGTAGAAAAATCAAAAGATGCCATTGACCAATTTAATAGTAAATTGGATTTGACTAATGTCGAAGCTAGTAACGTGGCTGTTGAAGCTTATCGCAAACAGCTTGAAGATACTGAATCTCAAATCAAGGAAAATATTGATACTTTAGAGAAATATGGGCAAGGAAATAGTAGGGCAGCCTTAACCCTGCGATCGCTTGAACATAGACTAGAATCTACTGAGGATCGGCTAAATAAATGGACTCAAAATGTGGATCTATCACCAGATCCCGTAAACCGATTAAATCAAGCACTTACTAATCTTGATCTAACTTATAAACAACTGACCGCATCTTTAGAGGCTGATGAGTCCGAAAGAATTGCTAAAGCATCTGCACGGGAGGCTCAAGGGCTAGAGTCATTAAGGCAGGTAGAAGCTGAGAAATATGCAGCTACTAAAGCAACACAAGAAAAACAACTAGCAGATATTACTAGAAACTTAAAACTAGTTGAGGATCAATATAACAAACTTAGCCCAGATGATAAAGGTAGAGCGGTTGACCAATACCAGAAAATTAATGAACTACGTAAACAAGCAGCAGAAACCCAGACCAAATTAGCTGATAGTCAAATTCAAGAGGAAGAACGTCTGCGTCAGAATCATGTTGATGATTTAGAGCGGGCCCAGAAGAAAGCCACTGATGCAGCTAATATATCTGAGCAGGAACGGACTAACGCTCTTGAAGCCTTGTACAGCAAGGATTTAATTAACAAAGAACAACTAGATAAAGCCAAAGAAGTAGGAACGATCTCTCGCCTTAAAGTAGAAGAACAAGCTCAAATCACTCAATATCAAGCACTTTCCAAAGTAAAACCCTACGACGACCCTGAGAAAGAAGCTAAACGCCAAGAAGAACTCCGGGGTATTCGCCTAACTGCCCTGAAAAGTACTGAGCAGAGGTTGCAGGAAGAAAGGAAGCTCCGAGATACCCAAGTCGCCCAAGTCCTCAAGTCAATTCAAGATGAGGCAGATCAGGAAAATACTATTCTCCAGCGCAAATTAAACCGAGGAGAGATCTTAGAATCTCAAGCTAATACAGCTAAAGCGGCTCAGAATGTACGGAAGCTAGAAGCAGAATATAACCTAGAGAAAAACGACTCCGATAAAAAATATGAAATCTCAAGGGAGCTAGAAGAAGCGCGTACCGCTTTAATTGCCGCCCAAGTAGCTGAACGTAAAGAAAAAATCGATACTCAAAACCAAGAATATCTTAACCAAATTGAGGAGCAAAACGAGTCGATTAAAAAGCAGCAGGCTTTGTACGATGTACTGACTAAAGCCTTAGAAATGAGAAACAAACTGCAAGAAGCTAGTAAAAACCTATCTGAGGCCACTTCTAACTACCTGACCACAGAGCTAGATGTTTTATCCCAAACTGAAAAAAGCGAATATCGCAAACGACAACTAGCTGAAATTACTGCGGCTATTAAGCTGGAGGCTTTAAAGCAGGAACAGAAATTTGAGCGAGAATCCTTAGAGATCCAAATTAAACAGAATCAAATTGCTCTCGAACGTGAAGCAATTGAAAACCGTATTAGTCAAGGGCAAAAAGCAGCAGATATTGCTCAAACTCAGGGAGACATTGAGGTACTAGAAGCTGATCCGAAAAATCAAAATGCCGCAGGCAGGGCTAAACTCCGAGCTTTACAGCTAAAACAAATAGATTCAGCCTTTGGTTTAACAGAACTTCAGCAAGAAGCAGTTTTAATCCAAACTCAACAACAAAACCAAAGTGCCCTTGACGATGCCCAAAGGCGATCGCTGGAACTAAAACAAAAAGGGCAGTACTTCCAAGCTTTAGGGGTACTAGCTAACTCTCTCCCCCCCGGCAGACAACAACGCGCTCAACGGGCATTACAACAAGAAATATCAGAGGATTTTGGATCTACCGACTACCGCAGTTTCAGGGAATCAGGTGTCGCCTTGTCTCGTAAACTAGCATCTGAAGAACTGGGGACACCTAACTCTCCAGATATTTTGGGAGCAGTTAACCCAGAATTGGGTGGATTAGGTGATGTACTCACCCCTAGCCAATTCTCCTCCGCCGTTGCTGATACCCTGAAGCAATACTACAAGCAGTACAACGGTAGTGCTGGCTTTAGTGGATTGACACCTAATCCCAACGCTCCGCCATTGCAACTACCAACTGAACTCCAAGGGAACCTTAAACTTCCAGTTCCTCAAGATAAAATCACACCTAACATTGGTGTTTCACTGGCTCAACTGGTGCCAGAACTTCAAGACAAGATAAACGCTCTCGTACCACAAAATCCTAAAGAGCGATCGCCCAAACCTTATAGATCTGGTAATACATCCCCGACCCAATTACTACCAGAATATCAAAATAGATTAAACCTCCCTGGACCCCAAGATCGGAGCTTAGGATTCTTAGATCAATCAGGGAAAGTTTTCTTGTCTGGGGTAGATAAATTTAATGCCGGTGTAGAGCGCTTTATCAAATCACTAGATCAACAATCAAATAACTCTAACGGGTATAGTTCAGGCACATTTAACATCAACGTTACTACCCCCCTTGGCAACTCATCCACGACATCCTCGACATCTACCCCCGTCACCCTTGAAGGGGTAGTAAAAAAGATGCAGCAATTAACAGGGAATTAGCTAATTTGTCTGTCAATTAAATTCTCTTCCTCTTTCAAGGGAATTTATACATTCTTGTTTGTCTTCTTGCTTGCAGGCGATCGCCATAATCTTCTTTAATTCCTCTGCCCAAATTGCTTTTAACACCCTATTTTCATCTAGGTCGATACTTTTAACGCCTCGGCTCAAATTTATATCAATTGCTATGTAACGTTTTCGGATGAATGGTAGTTCTTGGTCACGGCAGTAATCGGGGTGATCATCTAAATTACATCGCCACCAATCAAGTGCCATAATATGTCCTTGCATAATATCTTCTAGTTTGGAATCACCAGATTTATCTACTACAGCTTTAGTTTCCTGTAAAACTTGTGAATACTGCATGATATTCATCCCTACATTGATTTTGGAATAAAGCTCGTTAATAGCTGCGATCGCGTCCTTCTCTTCTTGGGTATCAGGGAGGGATGTATCCCCATGCCCAATATTGGTGATTAAGTAGGCAAACAGACCAAGGGCGATCGCGGTAGTCGATATAAGGACGGTTTTGATTGGGAATGCCATAGCACTGAAAGTAAATTAGCTAAATTGTATCAAATCCCCGGTGTTTACTTAAATCTAGAGTTACGTAAATCATTAATTCACTCCATATTTGCAATCTAGACTGAAGCAAAATCTAGATTTATTTGCGTATGACTATCCCCATGACGGGTAACGGCCAATATTTCCAACTCGTCACTTCATGGAATACTTTCGGGATTAAGCCTGACGGTGTGGCATTTAGTGATGGGGAAAATGTGCCTTTTAAGATCAACACTAGTGGAGTGCTAGTAACGATCGCTGTAATCAAAAAAGAAGTAAACCTGACCATCGAGGGTGTTTCCGACGCTGATGTGGCTCAGTTTTACAACCTCAAAATCAATACTGCTCAAGGATTGGCGGCGGGTTCTTTTGTGCCTCCGGATCTAGTTTTCCCTGGGTACACTATCCCCCAAGCAGCCCTGACTGATATTGAACCCTCTGGGCCTTTCACTGCGTATAACTTACAGCGTTGGGACAAGATGGTAGCCAAGTACATGAGCTTACAATTTATCTAAGTGTTTTTACTTGTTAACTCCAATCTCCCTGCTAGTCCCATTCCCCTTGAGTCCCCCGGACCGCTGTGTACCGTATTTATGCCTAATGCGGGGATGGGACCACTTTTAAAGGTGGACACCCAGTCCTCTATTTCATCTGGTTGGACAACACAGCAACTCCCTATTGAGGTACCTGCCTACACGGGGAATTATTACCAAATATCTCTCCCCGTCACCCCCGACACGGTAACTATTGCTGGCTATAACGAGTCCGATAGTGCAGTTGATGCAGTTCCCAATAATTACTGGTTAGATGATGATCTGCTCAATCTGTACGCTGGAACTACTTTTAGTGAGTTTCAACTGTCCTATACTGCCAGTGCTCCCTACCCCATTAGCAATAACTATACTTTTACCCTCCCCGCTGGGCTGACGGTGACAGGTGTGGTGAGTGAGGGTCTAACTTTTACCCCCGGTAGTTCTGTTGGCAATTTTTCCCAGTCGGGGACAACCCTTACTGTCTTTGGATCTAGTTTGTATAACTTACCCTATGGACAAGATGTAAGTGTCACTGGCAGTTTATCTATTACTTTACCTACTGCTAATTGTGCGATCGCTTCTTTCTATTTCCCTACGGCTCAATTCGTAGATGCGATGGACTGGGCGGGGGTAGCTTTTAATCCTATGCAAGATGACCAAAATCCTCAATTATCGGAGTTTAGCTGGAATCAACCTACTCAGACAGTCAATGTGTTTTTGCCCATAAGTTCAATGCCAAATTATCCTGCTTCTACTACTCAAAACACCTATTTTACTGGATTTGACTTCTATTAATCATGCCGGCAACTATTCGGACTGCTTTCTCGGAAAGTAATTTAATCGCCAACCCCTTGAATTTGCCCATTCCAATGACGAATGGCAGTGTCAGTGTCACTGACACTTTTCAAGGTTTCCCCACGGGAACTTTGACTTATGAGGGTGTGCCCACTTGGGAGATTAGTGCTTTTGAGTCTGCCTATGACCACAAAAGTCCGACAATGCGCTTAATTAGGTTAACGGTTAATGGCATCCTATTTATAGTTGATTATTATGAAGTTTCTGCACAGAGGATATTAGTTAGTGATTTAGGGTGGCTCACTGTTTACACCGTTACTATCACCTTAAAATCCTATGTGGAATATATGCTGTCTGTGTATGGACAGGTGCAGGTATTTAATGGGCTTATCACCTACGGCACGACCTCAATCGGGCTTAATCAATTGGTGGGGGCGACTAAATTAACTTACTCTGGACCAAATGCTAGTGTCACTATTCCTACTAATGCTGCCAACAATTACACCGTAGATGTTCAGGGGTCCATAGAATCATATGCTAAAATACTCGGTTGCTATGTTACTTACCTCAAGGGTGTATTTCTCACTCCCCTGGATTCCTCCCCATCTTGGAATTTAGGTAGAGAAGAGATTACTACCGACGTAACTACCTTCCGCGAGTATCATGCCTACAACAATATTCAGTTGCAATGGACTCAAACTCCCTCCACTTCCTCCACCGTCACTGGACCCAATCAGCCTCCCTACACTATGCAGGAGCCGGTGATCCAAACAACAGTAGAGACTGATGCAAATTTAACCTCACCACCTGATGGGAGTGATGTCTTAAAATCAATGGATTCTTGCACAGATAACTCTGGTGGACCGAAGAAAGTTAGCAAAACCACCACCACGGTTAATGGTGCAACTCAAAAAGAAGTCACTGAAATCTATGATTTTGTTTACTTAGCCTCTGATATCTATGCAGGGGATGGACTGCTATTTAGTGATGACCCAGCCGCATACTGGAAGCAGGTTGAGCATCAAGAAACCCAATATATTTACGAAACTATCCCCGATTTAGCTTTAAATATTACCGCTCAAGATCCGAGTAATCCAAACAATTATATTAGCTTAATTATTGACCCCAATTCTTCCCAGTTTGTTAATTACACATCATCTGGTGGTTCTGGGTCTGCTTATTTTTTATCTAATGTGCAATATCTAACTAAAATTATCACAAATGGGTGGCGATTATTTAGATTTGTCAAGGAAAGTAATGACAATTTAATTAGTACTGATCCTGATGATCCTCAATATCCCTATTGCCAATTTCAAACCCTCAATTTTCAATCAGAAACTGCCTATAAATTAGAAACCTCTAATACTCTGTACGGTACCAGTTCATCATCAGTACCCTTTACTGTCCAGTGGATGCAGTATAGCCAATTGAGTACTGAATTGCAGGAAGAAGTTGATGTTTATTCTCAAGTTACGCAAAACGGTTTAGTCGGCATACTCTACCCAGACCCCAACTACGTTACCCCCATGTCAGTTTTGGTAGAAACCAAAATGGAATCGTCATTCGCGTGGACTCCTCAACCCGACACTAGTGCTGATAATATTCAACCCCCATACATGACCGGGCGAGAAGCATTTTACTCCACGGTTCGCACTTTTATTGATACCAATACCTACTCAGAAAAAATTACTGAATTTTCCACCGACAACTCAGGATTTAGTGATGTTGGTGAAAAAATATCTTTCCGCACAGTATCAGGGAAAATGCCAGAAGCCCAAACCATGAAACAGGATTGGCAGAAGGTAAATTATGCAAATAACGCTCAAACCTATGGGAATACCCCTGCCAATACCTTATATTACCTAACCTCAGACGGATCTAAACTAGTTGCGTCTGGGGGCACCTTACAATACACCCAAGCCACCAGCCAAGCTCAAGCACAGGAAGCAGCTTTAACCGATTTAATTATTAATGGTATGCAAGATGATCAAAGACAATGTACCGTATTTTCTTTTTATCCCACCATGAAATCTGGCGATGTATTGACTACAGCAGTAGATCGCTACGACAATATAGGGAAATGGCACTGTATGACCATAAACTGGACACTTAAATACAGTGGGACAAATAATCTGATCGCCTCCCCATTTTGTACCCTTGAGTCTTTTAATGTGACCACTGGATTGGCAAGAAATCGCCAACTTTCCACCAGTACCGCCCAATCCAACGGCTCAACAACTGTGCAAAATTCCAGTACAGACCCCCAGTTGACAGTTACCGGGGGACAAGCATCTGTTATTGGCACAGTTCTAATTAATGCCCCCAACCGGAGACAGTTCTAATGGCTAAAACCGAACTACAACTCGCTCAAGATCTTCTGGCTCTAATTACTAGCCAGCGTCCGACTTATCAATTTGTAAATGGTGTCTTGACCGATTCCAGTAATCCCAATTTTGGATTACCTCAATACACCAACACCGTCATCTCCAGCACAACTCTTTCACTCAGGTAACTAATGGGTAAATCGCTAGACCAAATCTCCCAAGATTTATTGACGTTGATTCAACAACAAGCCGTCAGCAGCTATGTCTATGGTGTAGCTGCAAGTTCACCCATGTCTGACGGTACCGTAAATATCAACAATCCGCAAACTGGGGGAAGTGTTAATGCGATCGCCCACAATAACGTACATTACAACGATTACTGCTTTGCCTTTCTAGTTAATGGTGTATGGCACACTTGGTCAGCTACACCAAATGAAATAATTAGCGAGAAAACTTTAATTACTCGGAAGGTGCGATCGCAACCCGCAATCTCACAATTGACAGCTACTTTACTGTGGGAATTAAACCACGGCATAAGTTTTGGCTTTCCATCGTTCAGATTTGCTACTGTTGCGCTTGATTCAGACTTCAGTGGTTATTTTGAATATATGCCACTGTTGCAGGATCAAACCGCCGGTAACAGTTCATATAAAGAGAATTCAAGTAACAGTCTTGTCTATGGCTCGGATGGGAAATCATTCACTTGTTCAAGCAGTTTCTCTCTTGACGGTGCTGGAATTTTCGATGGTTTTGGACCTGAATATTCATCAAGCATGAATTCTAGTTATCAAAGAAGTTGGACAACGACTGAAAATTCATTCCAAATATCTGATACAGGTACAATATCATTTACCACAGTTCAAGAAACAGAGGACCCATCATTGGATGCTGGATATACTTTATATTGTGCTCCAGGTAGTATCAGTTTCTATACATCTCCCGGCGATACGATATCGGTTAGCTTTTCTTTCGATCCAAGTGCATATTTTCCCATATCCTCTGAACAAATACATTTTGATTTACAAGCAGGTACACAACTTCAAACATTAATCGCGCCAACAAATGTCTTATCCGCAAGTGCTACAGTTGACTCGCCGGGATATTCTGGAGTCTCGAATATTTCTTGCTTGTTTTCTTGTCTTCCACCTGGGCTAATATTTGGCGAAGGATATAGTACTATAACAGGCACACTTTCGATAAACTTAACAATCACAGTCACATTCAACAATCAAAACCAATTTCAGACACAATATTTCATCCAACAAGGAAGCAAACTAAATCAAGCTTTGAATTTTGATTCATTCAACTTTTTTCAATATGTATACGAATCAGGACTTTTGACTTCAATCAAATCATGTGCAAGTTATTCCCTCACTGGTTTTGTCGTCTCGAATGATGATTGTTTCTTGGGTGTTCAAAGAACAAATCCAACAGATTATTCTGTTACAAATCAAGTTTTTGCTTGCACAGGAAACTCGTTGACAACATACACTCAACCTCAAACAATTCCCCCTACTGGAACTATTTGGGATAGCTGGATTAGTTCCTATTTCCAAAACACAAATGCTTTAAACTACTGTGCAAACGAATACAAAGAATCAGATTACAATTTTACTGCAAACAATAAAGTCTACTGGATTGATCGCAACCAGAATATCACTATCGGTGGTGTAACCCAAACTCTACTTAAGTGGCTCCAAGGCAATACTACCTCGCCTATAAACGCGATCGCTAACATTCAATCTTATACATCTACGTCTAATAGTTGTACTTTAACGGGAACTAGTACTCGAAAAGTTCAAATTACCCCTGCCAATTTAGCTAATGCGACTCTTTTAGGAATATGCATATCACCCTAAATTAATGACAATATCCCAGTACGCCTCTACTTTTACTCCACCACCGCCCACTGTCACTACCACATCTGGGGCAACAACAACTAGTGCAAGTGCAGGGACGTACTCACTATGGATTTATTGTCGTAATCGCTCTGGGGTAACTAACTTTTCCACTGCGGTTAATTTCACTATTACCAGTGGGCAGGGAATTCAGATTACTTTACCATCAGCAATTCGGGGAACTGCAAGTAGTTTCCTGTGGATTGGGGTAGCGATCGCCCTTGGATCTAGTGCCACACCTAATAGTGGGTGTGTGGTGGCCACTTTCCCCAACTACAACACTGATGGCTCCCTCGCCACACTCCCAGGAACGATCGCTCTCACCGATGATGTGAATTTTGTTTTGCGGGGGACAGTTGCCGCAACTAGTAATTTACCTACCAGTCATTTGGTCAATGGGATGCTCAGGTTGGTGGAAGCTACTAATCAGATTGTGGCTTGGCTTGCCAGTAGTAGTTCTTGGGTGCCCGTCGCTCCTCAAACCTTCAACCCTTACACAGGCAATAGCTTAGTTGAGGGAGGATCTGATGTTGATATATCGCTTATCACTAATATCAACAACATTATTTTCCCTAGTTACAACCTCTCCGGCAGTTATTCTACCCCTGTTACTTACTGGATTACCAACAACACTGGTGCAAGTATCCCCCAAGGAAAACAAGTTACTCTCAGTGCCACCATTAATGGCAACAACATCAAACCAGGGCTACTCCAAGTAACTTTTGTGGGGTACGTTAATACGACAACGGCCGCTCTAGATACTAGCGGGATGACTACCGGGGCAACCGTAACTTACCAAGGGGATGATGTTAGCAGTTTATTTCTGCAAAAAGATTTACCGGCGGGTTCGGCTTACATTCTGCAAGTACAAGCCGCTTTTGACAACGCTGATATTGGGAATATTGCTTACCAAGGTGCAGTAATTCTGATTTACCCCGACTTCGCTCTCAACTACTCTGAATATGATCCGAGTTGGGATGATTTTGGCGATCGCATCTTTAATAGTGGGGGATTATTCCGCCTTCTCCCCAGTGGTACCGGACTCAACTTAATGGCGGCGACGGGTAGTTGCTCTGTGCAATACTACAAATCCCGTAATGTCGGCGCTCAGGCAGTGTATGGGTTACAGGCAAATACCCCAAACCAAAATGTCATTATTACCAACAATGGGACGGTATTTGTTGCCCCCAGTGTTCCCACAGGGACGGGAGCATTACGGGGTGTGGTGGGAACTGTAAACGGACCCGGTACGCCTACGAGTTGGAGTAGTTCTACCATTGCTCTATCTAGCTCTACACTCCTTACCCTCACCCTCACCCACCCCACTACCGTAAGTAGTAGCTATCCTGATGAAATTCAGGGGAGTACCGCAACACTCAACGCCAACCAGGTACAAATTTACGTTAAGTCCAGTAGTGGCACTATCTACGTATTCGATACACCTATTATTGGCACCACTGGGGAAACCGTCACCGTCGGCTCTACCGCACCCTCCCAGACCCTCAATAGTTTACCAACCGTAGCCAATAATTTTGGACTGTTTGTCCCCGTCAGCTTCACCTCATCCACCACCGCTGGCAGCGCAGTATTTTCCTCTGGCAACTATGAAGTGGCGATCGCCTATCTCTACAACAACACCGTCACCACCATTAGCCACAGTACAAATTTAGGGTGTATTCCCGAAGTCGGGGGTTCTATTGAGCAAATTGTTGAATTGGCTGCAAGTCTACCAGCTTTTTACAACAGCACAAACTATGCCTTAGTTAGCGGGCAACCACCAACAGGGTTAGGTAAAACAGGTGATTACTATTTTGATAGTGTTAATACCTCTCCCACCTTTGGTAACTTCTGGCAAAAAACCGGGGTGAATGTCTGGACACTCTTAGGTAGCTTCCTTGCTCAAGGAAGTTTTAGTATCACCACTGCCAGTTTTACCCAACCCGCTATTAATGCAACTGTTACCGTCTCCATCGCTAATGTGCAATGGATGGTTACAGGTGAGAATGTTTTCATTGAATCAGCAGGGTACTATCAAGTAAATAGTGTATCTATTTCAGCAAATACAGCTACCTTACTCAATTTAGGGTCAAGTTCTAATGCATCTCCTGGGAGTGCGATCGCGTCTGGTGCTCAAATCGGATCTTCTGGAGCTACCGGGGCTACCGGACCAACTGGATCTATATCGGCGGCGGTGGGAGCGATCGCGCTTACCGAAGCTTCTCCCAGTAGTATTACTGCTGTTGCTGGGGAACTACAAATATTTGCCAATAGCAGTACTGGCAGATTGGAGATTATGGACCCCACTGGCACCACAGAACAAGTGGCCACTTTGGTGGAAGCCCAGCAGTGGAGTGGGTATCAGGGTAATGTAGTGCAAACTATCAATGCCAACACTACTACCACAACTATTAATGTGGCGCTGGGCAATCTATTTTTAATCAATTTATCAAGTAATACAACCATCACCGCCACTAATGTCACCACTGGCAGTTTCAGTATTAAAATTACTCAAGCTTCCCCCGGTGGCTTCGTTGTCACCTGGAATACAGCCATATTTAAATTTGGTAGTGGTAATTCTGTGGTAGGTACAGCTAATGGGGCTAGTACTTTAATTAGTTGTGCGAGTTTTGATGGCACAACGCTCGAAGCAATTTTGGCGGGAGGATTTTAGATGTTCGTCCCGTTTGTTTTTTTTGATGAGCAAAACCAAGATTTAGGACAGTTTGGCTATGGCTCTGGGAGTAGGGTCACTTATAACGCTAGTATCTCCGTACATAGTGGTTATGGCTCTGGCTCCAAGGTAATAACTAGAATCATTGCCCAAGGTGGGTATGGCTCTGGCTCTAATGTTACTGCTACTGCTAAATCTACCCTTAAGTGTGGTGGTGTCTCTAGTAGCAAAATTATTGCCAAAGCCATTACTACTCTCCAACTTGGTTATGGATCTGGCTCTCAGGTTCGTACTCAGCCTGTAATTTTTGCTAAAGGAGGGTATGGATCTGCAAGCAAAGTTCTAGCTAGTGCATCTACTACTCTTAAATTTGGCTATGGCTCTGGTAGTAGAGCTTTCCCCTCTCTATCTACGGCTCAGGTACAAGGAGGGTATGGTTCCTCGTCTCAGGTGGTGGGGAGGGCGATCGCTATTACTAAATCTGGCTATGGCTCCGGTAGCACCGTAAGTACCCTGTCATTGGGCAAGAATCTTACCGTAAATACCACCACACTTAGCTTTTTAGCTCAAACAGGGCAATACTTCACCCTGACTTTAGGGACTATCGTCGATTTCCTTGAGGTTTCCGTATCACCTGCACCTACTGGTAGTCAGACTTGCCGAGTGCGGATTTATATCCCTGGCAGTTACCAGGCGGCAGATCTAACTAGAGCATTTACCACTTGGGTCGGATTTAACAATGGGATATTGGTTGATGCCGAATTTACCAACACATCCCCTCCACCTATCCCTATCCCCCCTATATCTGCGGGGTGGGCTACTAGTAAGCAATTCCCAGTTACCATTGACTGCCCTGGCTATGCGGGTGTAGTTACTATTACTTATTCCGTGAGGGTACCTTAATGGTCGCAACTTACACTACACAAACAATTACGAATTTATCACAGTCGGTAATATTAAATGGGTTGGTTTCTGCCTTGGAGGCAGCAGGACTTAGCCTGGTTCAGACTTATACTGCTTCTAACAATTATATGAATGCAGTACTAAAATACCAATTTAGTAGTGCAACTAAAGATACTGCCTATTTGTTCATACAAATAAATAGTACTGCAACTTACATTGCTTGGACGATGTACGATTCTTGGAGTACTACCAGTGAGTCAGGGACTAATCCTAGTCCGACAATGTCTACGAGCTTTAGCTCGTTTCTCCAACCATTAACTTTTTTCATTATCAACGACACCGAATTTAGAGGAGTTTTTCTCCAACAATACGGATGGAATAGCAACAATACCTGCATAGGTATTGCCCGCCCCTCTGTTCAACCCCCGTGGTGGTCCACTAATAATTACAGTAATACTTATTTATATTGTTTTGTTACCGCAGGAACAGCTTATTACAGCCTTGCTAACGGCTTTGGCTATTGTAATTACAGTGGTAGCCCCACACCCCCTTGGGGTATAGCATCTGCCACTAACACACTTTGCAGTCTACTGATCTACAACAGTTCCGGGGTCTGTCCTTATCAGTTTGTAAACTTCAATACTGGTATACCAGATACATTAGGAGGACTACCACTAGCACCTCCCAGCGGCGGCAGCGTACCTTTTGGCATAGTGGGAAGCTTTGCAGATTTCTTAGTAATCCCTGGTGATAACTTAGTGATGGGGTCTACCGTCAATTACACAGTCGGCAGTACTACCTACGGCTTTTTAGTAATTTCCGTCCCCTCCGCCGACAACACAATTCCTTTTGGTATAGGAATTAGGGTGTCATAATGGCAGCAACTTTATCTATTTCAACTATCATTAGTGGGTGGAATAATGCTGCTTTAACTGCGGGAATTTGGAATGCGTTAACAGCTTTACTTGGACCCCCGCCATATAGTTTTACTTCTGGCAATGTTGTTTCCAAGGTATACGAAGTTGTCTACACCTCCAGCTATTCCAAGGGGACCGCTTGGTTAGTAGTAGGGGTTAATGCTGCAAATAATTACATTTACTGGCAATTATTTGATGGTTGGAATTCCAGTACTAATCAAGGAACTAACGGAAGTGCCCAACTTTCGATCACCACTTTGCCATCTACAAGTTCAGCTATAACTGTAGTTTCAATCAGTGATGCCGAGTTTTTAGGAATCATTCTTCAGCAATCAGGGTGGAGCATAAATGATAGTTGTATCGGGCTATTTCGCCCTACTTATATTGTCTCAGATTGGAATCAGAATAATTATTTATTCGCTTTTGTTAGTTCCGCAAATGCGCCATTTAATTTCAATCAATGGCTATTTCCTTCCAGTAATCCTTTTAATAATTTATCCAGTGTAGCTGGCTCCGTATATTGCGATTTTTTGATTCGTAACAGTTCTGGGGTATGTCCTTATCAATATGGATGTTTTATGAATAGTAACGAACCTGATTTATTACCTAATTTAGTTTTGGGACAACCCGTGAGTATGGGTAATCCTTTCTCAGGTGTGGGTGTTTCTGCCAGCTTTGGTATCGCTGGAGGTACTTTTAATTTTCAAGACACAATCACGCTCACTAATGTTAGCCCCAATCAAATATACACAGGAGTTTATGTAGGCACAACTAAACCGAATTTCTTTATCAGGACACAGTAATGGCTAACTACACAGGTGTACTTTTCCCCGCTTCCCCTTCCCTGCAAACAGCAACAATTACTGCCCCATCTGGCTCCAGTGGCACAACTATCACCAGTAACTCGAGCCTAGTAACTTTTGTATTTGCCGAAGGAACAATTACACTACCCGCTACCGGCTCCAACTCAACGGTAATTACCGCCAACCTTGACGCTAATGCTATACCCCCCGGCGTTACTACTGGTACCAGTTTCAATCCACCCAGCACAGGTGGTCTAGGCTTCCCCGCTTACGCATAAAAGAGGTAACAAATGTCTGTATTTTTTGATTCGTTCATTACTTATAAAGCAAATCTTCAGTTTGGTGTTTACACCGTACTCCCCGTAACAAATGAACATTATGTACTCCTAACTACGGCATCCAGTGTAGATAGGTTAAATGACACGATGGCAACAATTATTACAAAGGAATTAGTGCCATCAGCTAACCCTGGATATTCTCGGTTTAACGTAGGTAGCCAGCTATCGACTGGATTTGTCTACAACACCTCCACCCAAAATGCAACACTTGCTGTAACTGTAGGACTTACACCCACTAGTACAGCGATCGCCTTTCAAACCGCTGTACTAATTGGCAATGGTGATGCTACTTCCTCTCAAACCGTAGGGAGTGTGAATACTGGTACCGGAGTAGTTACACTTAACGCTCACGGGTACAGTAACGGGCAAAACCTAGTATTTTTTGCCAATAGTGGGGGTAGTCTACCAGGGGGTATATCAGCCAATACCCTTTATGTAGTGGCGAATGTCACCACAAATACTTTTACTTTGACAACTACTAGCGGATCTGCGGTCAGTTTCACTAGCGCTGGTAGCAATTTCCAAGCAGGGAGTGCCAATGGTTATTTAATCAATTACAACGTCTTTTCCTCGATCCAGACGGTACAACCAAACGTTACCTTTGATATAACCTTTGACTTTGCTGATTACAATGGCGCTTATGGATCTGGAATTTAGCGATCGCTCCTCGTTCTCAAATAAATTACGAAATGGTGAGTTTTACATTTCCTCGCTATATCAGTTGGTGATATACAAATGTTGCTGCGGGTGTGGGTATACATCACTTACACCTTTAAAGCAATGGCAACCAAAAAATTGCGATGGCAGTTATACCTTGACACCCACAATTAGAACAAATAATGGAGTTTTATATGGGCATCAATAGCGATCGCCTCTCAATTGAGTCTCAACTAACCATCAATACTAAGGAGCTAGACGATTGAAATTTACTGATGTTTTTGGATTGAATTTAATCTTAGGAAATTGTATTGCTAAACTTAAACAGCAAGGATTTGAAGCAAGGACGGGGCATCATTCTTGTTATTGTGCTAATGTTTACGATGACTTTTTTGATGCAGATTACGAAAATGCAAAATGGGTAATTACAAAAAATGATTACCCTAAAATTAGAGAAGTTATAATATGTGACGATCGCACCGCATCAATTGTTTGGGATGATGAATATAGCCAGATGGCGGTACATAATATGACAGGTGTTACCGTGACGGGAGGAGTATTTGAAAAAGTATTTCCATCTCAAAGAATAATAGTTGCTTTTGGTAGATCTGATTTTGACGCATGGGAGCAATTTGCGTTTAAGACTGAAGCTGCTTCCTTACCTGTGCTGCAATCTCCGGAGACAACTGATCGCACGTATTCTGAATAATTTCTTGCTTCTCCTCATCTGGGACAGAACCCGCCGCCCTCTGGAATCCTTTCTCGGCAATAGTCGTAGGATCTGGGGGGTTTAATAATTTCTCTGCCCCAATTCTCTCTAAGGTGCGATCGCTAGCAGTAAAAAATCCACACCGACAACCATA